GCTTCAGCAACAGCTTGTTCTAAATCACGGTGTTCGATATTCTCTCTCACCTTAGATGGTTTAAACAAGTCGTTATATTTGCCTTCGAATACGTTCGCACCTTTAGACGCTAGATTGTCTAAATCCTTAATCGTTCCGCCATACGCTAATGTATCCATAGGAGACGCTGTTGCTTGACGAAGACTAGTTTCAATGTTCATCATATATCCTTGGTCATCAACCATCACTTTACTGATACTATCAATCAGTTCAGGGTTGATTCCCACATTCATACCATCTTTATGATGATAAATGCGAGTTGTTTGTTCGACCCATTCTTCACGAGACAACTCTACAGGCTTCCCTTTCTCACGAACAGGTTCCCAGAATGTTGCCCCATCAGCGTCAACATGTTCTTCAAGTTTTACACCAGTCCATACATGACGCATCGTACCCATTAGAAGCTCATACTTACGTCTCGCTTCAATCGGGTCATGTTTAGCTTGAAGAACTGATTGTGTTGCTACATACGTTAATTCTAACACTTCTGTTGGAGCTAAATTACGTAACACACTCATACCACGTTGTGAGAACATACCAGCAACACCAGTACCGAACGCTTTAACAGCGGTAGCATATTGAGTATTGATTTGATCTTCACGAGTGATAAGTGGTTTACCATGATCCACGATATTATCGAAATCAATGTCACCCTCAGTACGTCCATCACTCAGACCAAAGTAACGCATATACTCACGTAACTTACCAACGCTACCTTTAGCCCCTGTTTCAATACACGCATCATATACACTCTTCAAATGACTCGCAGGGTCTTTGTAACTAATAGCGATCGCACATGAACTTTCATTGAAAGCTTCTCTGTATAGTCTGTTTAATTCTTGTACAAATCGGTCACGACCTTCGTGTAATGATTTGACACCTTCAGGAAGTTTACCAGTTGCTTCGTAAACTTGTTCATAATCATTAATACGTTGTTTAATGTCCACAAACTTCGCATCTAGTTCTGGGTTCTTCCAACGAGCGACTTGCACATCTAACCCTTGGTGAAGGTTCAATTCATATAACCCTGTTTCTGGATCCTTAACTGCTTTATCAAGCAAGTTTCCAGCAACAGACAACTTCTCAAGAGCTTCACGTTTTGCACTCTTAGATTTCGGTGCCACAAGACCTACAGAGTCCCCATCGAAGTCTCCACTCATCGCTTCAACAATTGCTGGGTTAACCGCAACCCCTGTTAGTTCATCATCGATAACTACTTTAAGACCACGAATACCACCTGCACGTAACACAGGGTCACGCCACAAGACAACAGGTTCTCCTGGCTTCACACCTAAGTGTGCCGCCATTGCACTACTCATAGCAACCTCATCAACACCTAGACTCGTATATGCGGTCCACACTGCTGTTGCAGAAGATTGTTGCTTATTCATCATCAAGCCTTCACGGAACAAGTTATGTTTACCTTCGAACTTACGCTCTACAATATCGCTACGCATAGTTGCGTACGCACTTTCAGCTTTAGCAAGTGCTTTTTTCATTGAAGCTTCTAGTTTCACTTTATCAGCTTCACTAGCACCTTCCATCTTACGAAGAGCATCACGATACTCAATAGACGCTTCAAACACTGTTACATATGCACTTGTGTACGCATGTGTGTTCACTTGTCCATCTTGCAACTCATGACCACTACGTAAGTTTGCACTTAACACTGGTAACAGATAATTTCCGTTCTCGTCTTGAGGTGTCATGACAGCATCTTTACCTTCACCACGAAGTGGTAGCGCAAATGGAATCGTCATAAAGCCACCTTGGTCCTGAATCAACTCTTTAAACTCGTTCACCATCGCTTTTTTACTCAAGTTTCCTTTTTCAGTCAACACAAGCTCTGGTTCAGGAAATACGGTACGAACTTCCCCTTCTTGAGGTGTATATTCTGGTTTAAAGTTACCATACTCATCGATATCGAAACCAAGAACGATTAAATGCTCACGTAAATCAATCATAGCGTTATTATTTGAACCATAAAGTTCTCTCATAATCGCATCCGCACCGTGACTGTTTAGACCCCAAGCAAGTTGAGCAGACGCTTTACGTCCACGTCCTTCGGCTACTGCCTCAGCGTCGTAAATCTTAGTCTTATTATCTACAGTCATGTGTGTGATAATCATACGTAACGTACTTGCACCATCTTCAACTACTGTACCATCGTTCATTACAACGTCGATTTTCTCTCCGTCCATCATTTCACGAGCTGTACCTGCGTTGAAACGACTTACTGCTGGATAAGGAGCTGATACAATATCTACACCAGGGTTATTTCTGAAGAATAAAACAGCTTCTTTAATACCAAGAGCTTCAGCTTCTAGTAGATCCATATCTGGATCAATAATCTTCGAAATAACACCTTTGTTTCCATGGAACTCACATAATTTATCCCCAACAACAAGGCTACGCATATTACCGTTCACATCACGTACTTGGTGAGCCTCAGCCCAAGCTTTACTTACAACGTTCCCATCTTCAAACGTTAAACCGTTAATAGGAACTTGAGCAACACGTACGTTTTCTACAATCGAACTAGCTTGCATAATATTACTTTGCACCATTTGTACACGGTCTGCTGGGTCATACTTAGAGTATTCCATACCTAAACCATCCGCCATTAATGGTGCACGACTTTCTTTATCACCTTGTGTTAAACTACCGTCTTCATTAATCTTCACATCTTCTGTTAAGTAACGAACGGTACCTTGGTTTGTTGAACCCCCTGTTGCCAGTGGATCAAAATAACCATCAACGTTCTCATCAAGTACTGCCATGTTACGTCCATCTACTAACGCAAATGTACTGTAGAAGTTATCGTTACGAGGATTTACGTTCGCACGGTGTGTTGCTTGATACTCCGCATTAATCGTGGCTTCTTTAACGAATGATTTCGGATACTTCACACGAGACGCTTCCATACGAATAATTCTATTCGCCCACTCAGTACTTAGTCCTTCTTCAGCACTACGGTCAAAGAAATCTAAGTCATGACGTGTATCATATAAACGAGCATAAACGCTGTTTAATGACGCAGGTTCCATCGATACCTCTTGACCTGTCGCTACTTGTTTTGCTAACTCGTAGCGTAACGTCATTTCCATTAAATCAGCATAACCACGTAAACGGGTACGTTCCTCTACGGTCTTTTTCTCGCCCGCTTTTTGAGGTAACACGTAGGCTTCATAACCTGGAGCTGATAAATAGTTTGGTGTCGCACCAAACGCAGTCTTAATATAGCCTAGTTCACCTTCTGGCTCGAAAATTTGTCCAATAGTACCTTCGATAATGTGATGATCCCCATTACCAGCTGAACGTTTCGAATATTGTTTCGCACGATAAGATACTAACCCTTGACCATCAATAAGAATATCTTCAGGATTCACTTCGCAACCACGAGTCTCTAATGTTGATTGAATCGCATTAAACATACGTCTCATAAACGGACTCTCTAAATCAACCATCTTGCGAGCTGTATCTACATCGAAGTACACTAATTTGTTTCCTAGAAGATTATGAGAGAAACTTTGTCCACGCATATCTTCAGCACGGATTCCAAGTTCCTGACAGGCTGAAACCAGATTATTTTGGTTTCCGAATACATCGTCCACGCCTTCCATGTAACGAGCTACGTTCACAATGTCGAAACGTTTACCGTCCACGTCAGGCTGGAATGTACCAATGATAGCATCCACTACGTCGCTTGCATGTTCTTGCATCACGACTTCGGGATCCCCATAATACACTAAATCATCGAAGTTTTCGGCAACCCCACCAAGAATCTCAGCTTTACGTTCGTTATAGTCTTCAATAGTCACACCTGGACGAAGTAATAAATCACTACGACCAGTTAATACATCCCAATAAGACTTACGAATCTCAGCAATCAACGAGTCACCTGTAAGTAATTCTTCAGGCATCGTCATTTCTGATTTCTCTACCCCAGCATATAACTGATCACGATAAGCTTGGTACACTAAATCTTCACCAAGTTCCGCTTTAAAACGGTCTCTAGCAGTAGCTACAGCTTCTTGTAAGAAGTTAATAGCAGGAACTTTAGAATTAGCCCAAGACTGACTCGCACTTGCTGGTGCCTTACGATAAATATTGACATGGTTCCCATTAAAGGCTCTACCATTAATGACCAATGGCTTATAAACGAAAGAACCGTTCCCACTGTTCGTTACATAAGTAATGTTATTACTTACAGTAGTCGGAGTTGTATAGCCTTTTTTACGGAACTGATAAGACGATACACCTGTACGTCCAACAAGTTCTCCGTCCACTTCTAATGGAACCCCTAAAGCGAACTGAAGTAATGCTACAGTATCTTCCACATTCACTTCATCATAAGTCACATTCTTACCGTCTTTTTGCATCGACGTATTGAAATAAATTTGAGCTCCATTATCGTACACACGACCAACGAAACGTTCGTTTTCTTTAGGCTCAGTCAAACGCACCGCAATACGAGTCCCTTTGATACGAGCCTGGATTTGTCCTGGTAACGTATCTGGCGTCACTTCATATTCGTAGCCATTCTCTTGTAAATACTGCAAGATAGCTACAGAACGATCGAACGCTTCTTTACTCATGAAGTTACCAGAGTCTACGACACTTGATAAATGACGAGACGCTACTTCAAACTCACGTTCAGTCATATACTTCGCTAAGTAAGTAAGTCCTGAAACGTCGTCAGACGTCATTACAGGCACCTCACGAAGCTTTCCGTATTGTGTAAGTAAACTTACACTAGTGTCACGCAAACGAGCGTCACGAGCCCCTAACGCTCTCATAAAGCCTGCTAGACTTAAATTCACTCGTTGTAGTTGGTCTTGACTCATAAACATTAACTCTGTACCAGCTACATTCCCTGCTGAATTACCATCAAACAGGTTCCAATAAGGAGAAAGAGGAACTACTTTTTGTTTCTCAATCATTTCTCCATTCAGATATGCAAAAAATTCAGCTCTATCCGCTTGAATATTTGCTTCTGTATATTCCACACGACCGTCAGTCACTCGTTTGATTACATCGTTCATCGCTTCAAGAAGCACTGGTACTGTAATCGTATGATACGACACTTCGATCCCACGGTCTTTCAACCCACGAATGATGTTTGACATAATTTCGTTACGCATCGCACGAGACTCTGATACAGACCATCGACCATCAACTTGACTATTAGCAAACTCAATCGTGTTCCAAATAGTAAACTCATAAAACGGAATCCGAATCTCAGCATGAGCGAACTCGCCTGTATATTCGTTTACTAATTCAACATTTGTACTCATTTGTTCACATCCTTTGTATTTGATTACAATAAAAAAGGAGTGACCAAAAAGCCACACCTTTTCTTAATGCCATCGCATACCTAAAACAAGCACTAGTCGTGCTAAAACAAACTAATGCAGTTAAGTTTTATTAAGAAACACCGACGTGCCTTTTTAGGTCCGCTGACCTTTATCTTGTACTTATAGTATAACATATCTATTCCCCACATGCAATAAAAACACGGTAACCGACTGGCTACCGTGCTGGGAAATACACACTCTTAGGTTTTTATATTCAATTAGATTACTAATTCATCAGCTGAAACTTCTGTTGTTTCTGCTTTCTTAGCTTTTTTAGCTGGAGCTTTTTTAGCTTTAGCTTTAGGTTTTTCTTCTTTCACTTCTTCAACTACTTCTGGTTTAGCACCTTTCATAGCTTCGATTTGAGCAGATTTAACGTTATCTGCTAATGGTTGAGAAGCTTCACCTAATGTTTTAGTGTTGATATATGCTTGTTTAGCACCTTTGTTGTTAGGTTTAATCATGATATCAGCACTTACACCGTAAGCTGTACCAATAACATTACCATCTTTATCTAAGATGGCTTGTTTGTTGTCGCCAGCAATTTTAGCGATTTGTTCTAATTGACCTGGAGAATATGGTAAACCGTTAGATACTTTACCATCTTTGTCTGTACGTGTTTCTAAGTGTAAGTTTTGAGCTGTTTCACCTTCACGTAAGTCACGAGCATCCACTTGGATGTCTAAGTAGTGGCGAGTATAAGTTTTTCCATCTTTCCCTTCAGATTGATGAACCTGTTTGTCGTGTGCTAATACTACTAAATCACGACCTTTGTATTGTCCGTTTGCAAATCTCATTTGTTTTACCCCCTAGCCTTTCGGCTCATATATTTTAGTTTGGTTTGGGCTAAATCATTTTCAGTTAAGTAAATGACTTGCGTCCTGTCGTGCTTGTTAGTCTGAAATATAGTACCAATCCCGTGACTAGTATTAAGGACCAGAACATAATCTCTCCCACAAACAAGGACATTGTAACATACAAGTTAATGTTTGTCAAATGATTTGAGTTTAACGGTTAAAGTATCTTGTTCGACCAATGTTTTCCATAAATGGAACAAGTATCGAAACTGAGATCGTTCCTCTCCCTCTAGTGTTCTCCACTCTCCAGACACATATAACCGTTTCATAAGGTGTGCGAGACCTGACGTATCACCACTCAGCACGTTATTATAGATTTCACTAATCATGATGTGTATTTCCTATTCTGAGTTTCTTTTATGTATAAAAATAGGGCTGAACTCCTGTTCAACCCAAACCAAAAATTGGACCTCTACTCAAACATATACATACGTTAAGGTAATGATTCGAGTAAATGGATACCATTCATAGAACTACTATACCCTAACGTACGTAAAAAGTCAAGCTTAATCGTCACTACGACGAAGTTGAATCACTTCGGCATCGAAGATACCTTTAGCGATCCATCCCCAGTGTTTCTGGTTCGCTAACCATTGGGCTCCCTCATATGTGAGACTGAAGTTGATTGTTGATTCTAACGAATCTAAATCTTCTTGGCTAATTTGAGTGTGACTACTTGCATCCGCTACGCCTAAAGCTTCCGCTTGAGCTTGAGATTCTTCAATATGGTCACGTAAATGTTTCGTATTTACACGAGCGAACACTTCAAATGGAGCTTTTCCATTTCTTGGAATTACCCATAATGAACCGTCGTCTTCGACTTTCAGAGAACCTCTAGCTTCAGCTTGAGCCCAGTCACCGATTTTTTGGAAACAATTACGGTACGCTTTTTCTAGAATCATAGCTGTATTCTTAACTAAGTCTCCATCTAAACGAGCCGTACCTCCTGAACCACGAATACTAATGATATCGTTTGGAGCAATACCATCTGGTCCATCCATCGCAAACTTAGGTGACGCAAATTCAGAGAATTGTTCTGTCGCTTTACGAGTTTCTTGTAATTGTTCAGAGTTATCTTCGTTAGCATATTGGCGAACCGAGATTTCTTCAATCTTTTGAGAGTTTAGAATCTCGTTCACGATACCCATAATAGCATCACTTGAAATATCTTGGTCTACACGCATGAATGACTCATCCGTATATTCATAAGCATCCATATATTTTTCTTTTGCTGTACGTACCCAGTACGCTTGTTGGATACGTTTATCCACCATCGCAAAGAAGTTAGGAATATTTTGTAACAAGTCGAAATCTTTCGTTGTAGACATTGTTGGTAAAGTACTTAATGAGTAATCTTTACCTGGAGACGGAATCTTGTGTCCATCACCTTGTAACTTATAAGCCATCGGTAGGGCTGTTTCGTTACGGTTCCAGATTGGACTATCCCCTGCACGAAGCACTACTGAATTCGATGGACTGATGAACGCTAAGTCATTGTAAGAAAGTACAGGTACTTCAGACGCACTCATTGTTTCAGATACTGAACCACTATCGATTTCGACCCCAGCAACAACACGGATATTATTCGTTCTCGAACTGTTAAATACCTTATGTGTTGTACCAGACATCTTACTAATAGCGTCAATAGATGTATCGTCCGTTGATTTAAGGAACACAATGTTGGCTGTATTACCTTGAGCAACTTTATCTTTAGAATCACCATACACATCTTTTAATTGTTGCAATACTTGCAGAATCAATGTGAACTGTTGATCTTGACCTAGCCCGATAGATAGGTACGTCATAAAGTTCTTAATACCGTTACCATCTGACTCTAAGTTCCCTAACTCATCAAGCATCCAACGTGTTTTATACAACGGTTTTTGGTTCGCTTTAGTAAGATACGCTTTTTCGAAGTTTAATTCTGTTTGTTGACTGATGAAAATAAGAAGTAACTTCGCATATCCTTTTAAGTGAGGTGGCGTAATCATAAAGATTGCTTTAGGACGCTCTGTATAACGAACCTTAGACATTGAAATCACTGGTACGTCCACATCTTCTACGAAATCCATGATATTTCCTTCTTCATCAATATCTAATATTAACTCTGATTTCGTCATCATAGAATATCCTGGTAAATACAAATCGTTTGTTTCATCATATTGTAATTCTTCTAATGTACCATTACGAACAATTTTCTCTTGTAAAATCGGAGATTTCACATACATACGTCCATTTGGTGTCGTACGATAACCCTTAGTAAATTTAAAGTAGAATCGTTTAACAACCATATCAACGTCAGCCATCTTGAGCTCTAGTTTCACATAAGCAGTATCGTTCGGGAATTTACCATCAAACATATATTCAGCCCATCCGTCCATACTTACGAGTCCGAAATGGTCAAATTCTTTCCCATATCGTTTCGTAAATCCTGGATCTTCATACGCACTCCATGTACCTAAAAGACCTTTCAGAGACAACTTACGTACGTAATCAACGTCAAACTTAACGGACATACGACGTGGGAACGACAGGGCTCCCATATCAACGTTTTGGCTTGGTGCACCACTTGTAATCGCCGAAATCGTAGGGTCTGTAAAGAATACCATCTGTGTGATTGCAATCCCGTAAACGGACGCAATAGTCTTCTCACTACCACCCATCGCTTTCAGCGTGGCATCGGTATTCAGTACCTCATTACGGATACGGTTACGTGGCAACTGAGCACTTGCGTTAAAGTATAACGAAAGTAAGTCTAGTTCCTTGTTACCTTCCCAAATGAACTCATCATAAAACAATAATTGTTCCTCGTACAATTCACGTTCTTCTTCACTCATTTCAGCAAACTCTGGTGACTCTGGGTCATACGATAATTTAGGGTTCTTACGTTTCTTACTTGATAACTGAGTGAATAACTGGTAACAGTTATAAAGTGTTACTCTACCCCAAAGTTCATCAATTTTCTGGTCAATTACTGACTGACGCAAACCTTTACGTTTACAATCCGCTACTAATACTTTTTCTTCTTCTAAGAAATAGTCAATTAAACCAAACGCTGCACGTTTGAAGGCGTTGTTCGCCGCTTGAGGCCAGAACGGGTCTTGACCTCCTTCCGTTGGGAAGAATGTCTCTGCAATATTATTAACATACGAAGCTGTCGCTCCCATATTACCCTCTCTGGCGGCGTCGCCCGCTAAACCTAAAGGATTGTAAATCGCAGTACCCATCGTGTTAATCAAGTTTAACTGTAACACTTCATATCCACGATTCTCAAATGGAACCATCATTTTAACCGATAACTCACCTTTTGGATCGTTAGCAATAATATTGTGCTTACGTTTTTCACGAGACCAAATATCTAATAATGGTTCGATATAGGTTTGCCCTTTCCCCGCACGAGTAATCGCAAGAACCATCGTGTTTACAGGAGCTGTATCTACGAAGTAACCACCAGATGGTGCTTGTACTTCATACGGTGGCAATTCCCAGTCACCATTAATCAGATCTGCTAATGTTCTATATTTACCGACTTTATCACGGTTCTTTCCACCTGGATTGTATAAAATATCAAATGGATTGAAGCGACGTCTGAACACAGTTGGTGTATTACTTGCTTCAAATAAAGCTGTACCAAACGATTCGTCAATAATTGGGACTGACTCTAAAATACGGTTCCCGTCTTTGTCAAGTACAAAGTCCCCCTTATGAATCAATTCTCCGTCCACAGTCGTGTCTTCCCTGTAACGTTTATAACGTTTCACATGTTTTAGCTTCGGTAAACTCGCCCATGAACGAATCGATTCTTCTTTAATTCGTAATACAGAAAACACTTTAGACCCAAAACCTGTTCGCCCAAACTTAATCAAAGTTTGTCCCACGCTATAACGTAACCACATGAACACGTTCACTTTGGTTGTAAATGAATAATGAGCGTGACCTAGTAATGAATTGGCTTCGCCAGAGAAATGAGCCCCGCTGTTTGGCACTACATGGTAGTTTTCAAACATTTCTAGTGGTTGTTGAATATGCTGGTCATCAGCATATTGCATCAAGCTTTTAGTATCGTTTCGTTTGTTACGACGTTGAATCTTACTTGCACGAAACGAGAAAATCAACCCAAATGAAATCAAACCAGCTATAAAACTAACCCAAATTTTCCAACTAGGCGAATCTTTAAACCAGTAACTAACGGCTTGTTGTTTCTTGCGAGTTTCACGTTTCTCTTGGACTACTCCACTAGCTTCGTCCTCTTGAGCTTTTGCTTGTTTCTTTGTGAACCATTCTGGTACAGGTACTTCACTTTGAGACGCATATTGTTGTCTCGTTGCATCTGGGAATCCATCTTCCTTCTTCTGAACGAAGACTTCTACTCGCTTACCATCTACGGTTGCTTTTTGTTTCTCAATATACGTCACGAACTGACCGTCACTTGTATACATCCCTTGAATATGTTTCTCGTTTTCTACAATTTGACCTGCTTGAACACCATCAGGTACTACTTTATGGAATTTCCCCATCACTTGTGATCCAGCAAATGTCCCTACACTTAGTAGAAACCACGCAACTGCGACCATCACAAGTCCAAATAAGAAACTAGATACAGCAACTGTACCGTACGATTTCTGTTCCTCGATACGACTACGTTCTAAATCTTGCGTACCGTGAACATCCCTCTGTTTCCCTTGATATAAGTTCACATTGTCTTTTCTTTTGAACACTCAGTGTCACTCCTTTCTAAGAAAAAAGAGGTTGGGTTCTACACCCAACCCCTCAAGTTGTTTCTAAATTTGTAATGTTGATGACACCACAGTAGCTACATGTTCTACGTTTTCTACCACAGTTTGAGCAACTTTAGTAGCATTATTTGCTTGGAATTGCATACCAAGTAAGAATCCAATGAACGCTACTGCCACCACAATAAAACATGCGATAGCGATGATCCAGAATACACCACGTTTATTCATCGCATATTGATGTTGAGCATCTGCTTTCCATGCGTCCGCTTGAGCTGATACACGTTCTAATTCTCGTTCGTGACGTTCGTCTTTTGCGTCAAGTTCTTCTTTATGACGACGAAGTACATCTTCTAGTTCAGATTTAGCTGATTCTGCTAATGACTCTTTATCTTTCACTAAGCGAGCGATATTGTCGTCTTTTTCAGCTAATTTACGTAAGAAGCTTGCTTCTTCCGCTTTACGGTTTGTTTCAGCATTTGCTACCGCTAATTGCATTTCAGCTTTCAATGACTCAATCTTTTGAGCATGTTCTTGTTCAAGTTTAGCAATATCATTTTGAAGAGCTAACTCTTGGCGTAATGCTTCAGCACGAGCGATGTCATCCTTACGGTTTTCATCGATAAACGCTTGGATACGTTCTAATTCTTCAGCATATACTTTACGTTCTTCTTCTAAACATTCAGCATATTTTTCTTGTACTAGTGACTCTACTTTCAACTCATACTGACGAGCTGTTGCGTACACATCACTTGTACGTTTTTCGTCTAACGCACGGTGAGCGTCTTCTTTTGAAGCTTGTAATTCTAAACGACGGTTTGTTTCATAAGCGTCTTTACGAGCTTGATGAGCACCTTTGTTTAAGTTATCGTAATTTTGTTTCCAAGTGTGGACTAAATTATCGATTTCAATTTCTTTCGCTTCTTCATATTCTGCATCCATTTCACGGTGACGGTTATTGATATCTGATTCCACAAGAGCTTCTTTTTCTGCACTTGAATCAGCTAATTCAGATAAAGCTTTGTTATATAACCCACCTTCTGTGTGGTAGTCAGCATTATCTAAGATTTTAGCCATTCCTTCGTTCATTACTGAACTGTAGAATGAAGATAATTTCGTTTCATTTGCTGAACGTAACGCACGTAATTTATCATTCGCATTTGCCACCATTAAGTTTACTTGACCTACTAACCAGTCAGTGTTCTCACCAGGCTTACGGTCATTCATTAATTGTAAAGTTTTAACGTTATAGTTTCCAAACGCTTGTTTGAAACCAGCCATATCTACACTTAAATCAATGTCAGTATAAACACGTTTACGGAGTTCTTCTTCCTTATGACTTGGAGCAACTTCTACAACATAATCGTCATAATCTTCTTCTTCTAGTTGTACGTCATCAGTTGCGTCATAATCTTCTTCGTCTTCTTCGTATTCGTCAGACTCTACTTCCTCGTTATCCACATAGTGGTCCACATCGTCATATTCTTCTTCGTCTTCATGTTCTGCTTCATAAATCGTTTCATCAATCGAACGAGGTTCCTCTGAAGGTAATTCACGAACTTCTTCAGCATCACTTTCTAGTACTTGAATTAACGGTTCTTCGTTTGCGAAACGTTCATCCACTTCGTTTAATGTGATTTCGTGACCTGTATGTTCAATCGAACCGTCTTCGTTTAAGTAAACAACTTCGAACAATACGTCTTCTCCGTCTTGTTCTAATAAGAACTCATACTCTAATAACATTTCAAGTTCTTCTTGATTCGGAACTAACACTAATTCGTTGTTTTGCAATAACTCTTGTGTCCCAAACACTGTAATTTGAGACGACTTCACTGCGTTAATAAAACGACCACGAGCTTCGTCACCACCTTGTTTCTTAGAAAGACCACCGATACTATCCGTATTAACGAACAACCCTACTACACGTTCACGTCCTCCGTCGTTCACAAGTAGTAACCCGTCTTCACGAGCCTTTTGCAGTACGTTATCGATAACTGATTCTGCAATAATTTCTTCTAATGTATTTTTCTTTGCCATTTGCGTGTTTTCCCCTTTCGATTAATAAACTTCTACATAGGCTTCCGATTTTAATTGTTGCTTGTTGTCAGCAATAGAACCTTCCATGTTCATTACTTCAACGTATAATGTTCTACGAATAGAACGTTTGTTTAACGCACGAGCGACTTTCGTCTGTACGGCTGTTGATACTGCACGAATAATGTCACGACCACCACCATCATCTGTCGCACTACCTGCGATATCATTAACAATGTATCGAATCAATGCTTCGCCATTGTTAAACTTGAGTGTCACACCATGTTTATCAAACACAGTATCCCGCATTTGTCTCAAAGCTTTTTGAGCAATCATCATTTTCGTTTCTTTCGATAACGGAGCGAACGGAATTATCGCATCAACACGTCCTAGTAATTCTGGTGGGAATCTTACTTTTCCGCCATCTTTTGTATCAGTTAATGATTGTTTCAATACTGGTAAAATAACATCCATGTGCTGGCTTAAATCACCATTACTATCACTCATGTAACTATCAATTGTTTGATACAACTCAGAACCAGCGTTCGTTGTCATAATCACATAGACGTTACGGAATGAAATTTGACGATTAAACTTGTTACGAAGTTGCCCTTCGTCAAGCAATTGTAACAACAGTTTAATTACTTCAGCACACGCTTTTTCAATCTCGTCCACAAGTAACACTGAGAAAGGACGTTCCCATACTTTACGTGTTACTTCAGAACGGAACAATTCTAAGCTTTCTGGTTGGGCAAAGTCGGACATATCCATACGGATAAAGTTCTTGTCCCCTTTTACGAGTAGTTCAGCTACCGCTTTTGCTAACTCTGTTTTCCCTACCCCAGTTGAACCTGTAAATAACCAAATTCCTTTTGGTTTATTCGGACGTTCAAATCCAGCGAATTGTCCTTGTAAGTTTTCTTCAATAATCTTTGTTGCACCTGGTTGTGAGTACACCTTCGTGTTTAAAAACTCTGCTACCGTGAATGGATCTACATCAATATCTAACTCAACATCATATCCATCACGTAATACTTCATGAACCAGTGCTTGGTCTACTTTTCGTTTCAAAAAGTTATGTTTCCCGATCATCGCATCCACAACGTCTTTCGACTTACGTGGTTGACTACGCTCTGGGAAATATTTATCGGTAATACGTACGATGTATTCTGCTAAATCAGTTGGTAATATAATTTTATCTTTAGCAAAATCTTGAATAATACGTACGACTGTATCTCTATCTAATTGTTCTAATTTAATAGTTTGGAAACGTTCTGTTAACGCTTGGTTTTCCGCTAGATACTTGTCAAATTCTTCGTATGTAGTGGCACAGATAATTCGTAACCCACGAGAACCTGATTTCTCAAGAATCGGCTTCAAACCATCAAGAGCTAATTCAGAAATTTTAGCTAGTTGGTGATACTCGTCCATGAATAGCACTAATTCACACTTAACGTTACTCATAGCCGTTTCTACTTCATCCGCTAATTGTTTTAGCTTCCCACTTAGCTCGCTGACATCTTTGATATCAGCCGCTAACCTCGCTAAATCAACTTCGAGATAGACACGATTCGTATCGATACGTGCTAACTCGTTGGCAAGAGCGGTCTTACCAGAACCTGCTTCGGAGAGGAACAATGCGTTACACTTTTCAGCTCGTTCGAACGTGGTAAGAGTCATTTCAATACTCTTATCACGTCCACGAATAGGCGTTGTACCTCCTACAAGAATGTTTGTATATTGCTGTAGAAGTGGACCTTCGCCTGTCTGAACATACGCTTGTACCACTTTTTGATTCTCATTCAGGTTGCTCACATCCTTTACTTCAGATTTTACGTGGAACATACTCCACATCCATGAACCTATGTTACCACATATATGGACTAACATCAAGTATTAACTATTCAATTTCTAAATTTTCTTCAGCTTCTTGTACGGTTTCACGAATTTCCTGCAATAATTCCATTTCATAGTCTTCGTCTAAGCTTACCGTATGAACTCTACGAATTTCTTTTGCGTCACTAGAAGAACGTTTCATAATCGTGTCACTTGTAAATCTGTCCGCAAAAGCTTTCATTTCTTCAACGTCTCGCTCAGGAAGTTCTTTTAAATATTCAGCTTGACCAGTCTTTTCTAAATACTGTTTCGCCATCTGGAACGCATCATATCGCTCATAAGCAAGCTCTCTGAAGCGGTCAATGTATTTGGCTGAGATTGGTGTATCTTTATTCCAGTCGTCGCCTAAGCGGTGTAAATCAGCCATTTTCGACTCCTCAAATGAATGAATCGGACGACGCTTAATTCCTTGCCCATCAAAAGTGTACCCGTCATATTCTAACCTACGTTGGAACGCTTCTAAACGTTCTCCGTATGCTTCACTACGCTTACGAATCCGACTCTGGATACGTGGACTATCTTTTTGTAAGTACCGTCCACCATCTACCCCATACACTTCTTGTCCAAGTTTTTCGGCTAAATGTGGCTTCACACTATACAATGCTTTGTCGTTTATCATTTGTTCCAAACCTTCGATGTATTTACGTTCTGCAATTAGTTCTTTCATTTCTTCTTCAACTTCTTTGTCGATTTCTAGAAACGGCATCAGTTTCTGATACTTTCCTAGACACAACTCTTGATACAATCTTTCGATTGCTAAATAATCTAGGACACTTTGTCCAGATTCAGAAGCGTTGTTCGTATGAAGTGCCTTATAATCAGCGTCTATCTTTTTAGCAAGCTCTTTGTGTTGATGAAGTCTAGCTGAATAACTACGGAGACGAAAACTAAAATCTAATAATGGATCTTCTGTTGAAGTCTGAATTTCGTCAAGCGGAACTGCCATCGCTTCTAACATCGGTGTCGTAACTACACGTTTCTCCTCTGGTATCTTTTTCAAGACACTATAAACGGCGTTCACACATTCGTCCAATACCTGGTTTCGCCCTTTAGAGACTAATTCGTCTCGCTCTTTGAGGGACAATTCCTCTTTTTCCATCCGAGTATCTGCATACTCATATAAACGTCTCATCAAGTTAGCGTACCCAGACTTATCGGCTCTAAGCATTTCTGTAACCAACATACGAGCCACCGCATTAGCTTTCTTCATTTCTCTACGGTTCGTCCCTGCTCGCCACACCTTGTCGTCCTGAGGAAGACATGCTAATAAAAACTGTAGATTTCCACGATTCTTTACTAATTGTGACGTAAAAGACTTCACGTATGATTTCACATTCTGTTTATCAACGTTCACATTACTGTTCATATACTGAAGCATTTTGTCACGGTCCAAACTCAGTTCAATCCCGTGTCTGAGTGCTCTTTTTGCAGTTTCATTAATCTTCCCTCTTTGGTAACCGTCACTAGCTTCAGTACCTTCACCACGATCCACCATCGCCAAATGGCAGTGGACGTGTTCAGTATCCACTTGAATGACACCTATGTACTGTAAATCATCATAATAACGTCCCATATGCTTGAGACCGTTCATCACGGCTCTACGCAACTTCAACTGATCTACGTTCCCACGTAAGTCTCCACGGTTACGTACCTTAAAGTCTGCGGGGAGAATACCATGTTTCTTTAAGTAATCAGTATCAAAAGATAGAACTGTTTTCATGACCGTTTTACCGTTCTCAAACTGTGACTGAATGTCGTCACTTGCTCCTTGCAACTTCTCATGGCTCAGTGACACGTCACCATACCCAAAGGCAACGCCTCCTTGACCGTCGGCTTTACGGATATTCGGTTTCACCTCATATCGGTCATGTGCTTTCTCGGTCGCACTTTGACGTGCCATATATCGCATAACAAACGTATCACCGTCATAGTACGTTGCTGGAGCCAGTGGTTCTGTTGCTCTAGGACGTGACATGTATCTCGTCACATACTCTCCAGGAGTTCCTCCTCTAGAACCACCACCCATAGGGAGTTTACGTGTAAACTCGTTCACGATAACGATATCTTGCTTTAAACCCACATGTTTCACCTCATTTCATCAAAAAAGAGGTTGGGTTTTACCCCAACCCCCTTTCGGTTTCTTAAAAGTCTAAATCGTCTTTACCATCAGTTTCTGATGATTCCATAAATTCTGGTTTACGTAATTTTTCAAAACGACTTTGGAATTTTTGGTAACGTTCATCGTCTTCGTTAAACACTTCAACGTCTTCTTTTGTCTCTGGTTTTGCGACGATTTCTGGTTTAATTTCTTCTAATAATTGTGTAGCTGTTTCTACTGCTTCGGATGGTTCTACCACTTCTTCAGTCACTTCTACTGCTACTTCTTGTGGTTCTGCTTCAACTTCCGTATGTTTAGGTTCAGCAAACACTTCTTCATGTTCAGATTCTTCTACAAACTCAGGAGTTGAATCAAGTGTGATGTTTTCACGAGCAACACGCTCTTTGAAACGTCCAGCTGTTTCAAGAACTGCATTTTCAAGAACATCCATCGTATCTGCGATACTTTCTAATAGACCACGATCACGTTCTTCAAATACTTCATCAAAGTATAGATCTTCGTATAATTCCATAAAACCAAGTTCTGGTTCACTCTTATAGCGACTCACTCCTTCGAAGCCATCTAAACCTTCGAAGATTGGAGCTACATTCACTGTTGGAATGAAATATGGTTCTAAACCACGTTCACCTTGAACACCAGTTAACGCAATAGTATAGCTACCTTGGTCTTCTGGTTCAACATAAGAAAGGACTCCACTTTCTGTTACGTAAGAATAGATATTCATAGGAAGATACAACTCTACTCCGTTGTACCCTTGTACTAACCCAACATGCGATAAACGTTGTTGGAAATTAGCATCATATAACCCAAGCACACCTAGACGAGCTAAGTCTGCTTCAGATGGTTCTAGTAACACGCTTGTGCGAGACACACGTTCAGGCAATACAATGAAACCATGTGTTTCTACATCCTCGTTTGCTGGTAAGATATTATGTGCAGATACTGTACGAATATATCCTGAAAGCTCGAAAATCGGTTTTAAGAATGGATTTGTACCTTGCTGTGCATCTGGTAACACTCGAAGTGTTACATCATCCATATAGACACGAGCCACATCGTTCAACGCATGTACACGTCCGTCGCTTACTGCGTTATCGATATTTCCAACTAAACTAGTTAGTTGTGCTTTATTTAATGCGGGTGTCGTCACCCAAATACGTTTATTTGACATCTGGTTTCCTCCTAATTGTTAACGACTGTTGCAGTGATGTCAGAAATGTTTCCGTCTGCACCAATCGAGATTTCCATAAATGCGTGAGCGGTACCTTGTCCGCCTGTTTGAGACGTAGATGTCATATCTACTTCTGCTATATACTTATAACTTGCTCCGACCGATACTGGATAAAGTACAAGTTTGTCATAAGTGATTTGTAACTTGTTCGTATCAATCTCGTTATAATGTTTTCCGTTCCCATCCACACGGTCTGGGAATGTTGGTAAGAATGACGTTAATAACGTGCTATCTTCTTTGATGTTATATTCTGATTTCAAGCTTTCTCTCATTTTCATGTATTCATCATATGATGACCATGTAAAGATTTTCTTTAAGAACCCTTCGATTTTCGCTTTGTCGTTTGCGACACGCTCTAAATCGATACCTGTTCCTACACTAACAGCGTCATACGTTGTTTTCTCTCTAATAGTACCTAAAGTAGCTAGTTCGTTCTTAACACCGCTTAATTCGACCGAGACGCTGTTATAATCGTTTTGGAACAGTTGATGAATCCCTAAACTACCTAGAGCTGATACTACAAAGATAGAACTTGTTGCAATAAGCATTTTTGTTGATTTACTGATTCCCATTTGTAGTTGTCACCCCTTCTTTTTGGTAGTTGTCGATAAGTTGGTTCTTATTCGTTCCTGTTGCTTTGGCACCATGTGTTGTCACATGACGTTTCACGTCTTTAAAGACACCATTTGCGGTATCGTATTTGGCTAACGTATATGCCATCACTTGACCTGTTTTGTTACGTGCGATCCACGCAACTTCACTTTCGCCCTTATCGTAAGCGAATTTTGTTTCAAATGTCCATGTCCATGTATCTTTGTTATCAGAACTGTTCGTTAACCATGGTACACGAGCATTTTTATCGTTTTCCCCGAAGTACGGGTCTAACTTTTCAGCGATTTTCTTTAGATTTGAACCTTTCGAATATTCGTTTTGTAACGTAGCTACGTCTGCACCTTTTAGGTTTGTAGACGCTTGTGTTTCTTTCACAGTCTCAGCTGTAATCACATCTTCACTACGTAACTTCTTTAGTTCGTCTTTACGTTGAGCTAGTTCTACTTTTAAGGCATCTGTCTTTTCAATAGTTGAATTGACTTGTAACCCCGTAAAACCAATCACTGCGACCGAACCTACAACGAGACCGATATTCGTCACTATTTTCCAATTGATTTTTCCCATGAGCGGTATTTTCACCCTTTCTTTAATGTGTGATATTTCTCATACACATATTATAACAAGACTTACTATCAAAGGCAAGTCTTGTTACTTCATATATGGACTAACTCTAACGATTTTGGTCTGCGATATTACTTGAAGCAGTTCCTCGTTGACCTCCGATTGCATTACGTTCTTTTGAAATCGAATCGGAGTTATTTTCAGTTGAGAGAATATTCTTGTACTTAGAATTTGTTTCTTGTTTTACGTTACGGAAAACACGGAATGTTTCATATAACGTACCTGGTAGTGGGAACAACGCTGGTGAGCGAGAATCTGCACCTGCTCCACTATGTTGAATCTTACCGTTATTCGTTGATTCAGCACCAGCTCCGTATGAACCTTGCATCAATTCACCTGGGTTATCAGGACGAATTTCACGTACGATTTTGTTTCCTAAGTAAATCATAATGTGCTGAACACCTGGATTTGGTTCCCAACGGATGAACACGTCCCCTGGTTGTAATTTACTTACGTCTTGATTCCAGTGAATTTCTTCCCACTTATCACTTGTTTGTAAATAAGCGAGTTGTTGCTCTACAGCCCCAACAGGGAAATCGTCGTCAGCTCCCGACCAACGGATCGCTGTCGCCGCACTTCTGTCACATGATTGATTGTACGGGTCATTTGGGAAAATTAGTTCTTTTACTTTTTGATAAACCTCTGTACCATTGTTCAATACTGACTGTTGCATGTTGTCCCATGCAATCGAAATCGCAGCACGGGCAATACTTGAATTATCATAATCTCCCGTACGGCTTGTTTCACATCGGTTTAAGACTGCGTTTGCTCCGTTGCTTGAAGCTTCAATCTTCGCTGTTTTCGCTAACGCAAGAACACTTTCCCCGTAAGCTGAGTCAGTCTTCATGTCACTCATTTTTGAGTACCAGTATTCAGCTTTAGCACGACGTTCCTCTTGTGCCAGAGTGGTGTTTCCCTCGTATCCTCTTGCAAAGTCGCCTGCGGCTTCCCTTGGAGAGCTCCACTTCGTACCTGTATAGGCTTTGAGCCACTCGCCACGGTTATCACCATTCAACATATAGGCTACTTGCGCTTCAACGGTACCCCATTTAACGTTGTTTTGTTTCACCCACTCAGAGAACGTATGTTGACGTCCACCAGTGATTTGCCATAGACCAATCCCGATAGAACCTCCACCAGCTTCATACGTATTCTTATCAAGGCTGATACCTTCTCTTGCGTACGCTGGGTACAACACTTCGTCCAAGTATTTACGTTTGTTATTGAAGATATCTTCTTTTTTAGGACCCATCTGGAACGCCTCTCCATAGAATCCTTCCACCATAGTTGGATCCAACTTCGATTCGGCTTCAGCGTTCCCTAAAGCACCCGCAATTTGTTCATCCGACCAACCTGCGGTACGTAGTGCAGAAACAATCTTTTGAGCCGTTTCAAACCGTTTTGCTTCATTTTGACCAGCAGTCAAGTTTGAAGTTTCTTCAGACGCTACACGAACTGTATCTTTAGCTTCGGGTCCACATCCTACTAACGTATCGTCTACACGGTGCGTAGTACCGATGAACACAAATGCGATCGCACCTATAGTACCTACAATTACACCGACAACACTTCCGACTGCCCAAGCACCAGCATTTAAGATACCGCTGATTAAACCTGTTACAAAACTTGTAACACCATTAATCATACCAGTGAACCATCCAACTACTGATTGTACAGCTTGAGCACCAAATTTAAGAGCGTTATTTAGAAACGACACTTTTAGACCAAATTCACCTGCGTTCTTAGCAGTGTTCACACCTCGTTGAATTTTCTGGAAAGTCTTAAAGGTGTTTCCTTTGTCACCTTCATTACCGTTGGCTAGACCATCCATCTTCGATAGTTTCTGGTCTCCACCTTTAATAGTATTAGTACGATTCTTTTGGCTAGGTGTATCTTGACCTTTCTGCGTTACATCTTGTTTGTTAGAATCAGGTGTATCTACACTTTCTTTGACTTTATCTGTTTTAGGTTCTACCTCAGTCTCACCTTTAGGAACATCTGGTTTCGTACCCTCTGGAGCCTTTGGTTCACTTGTACCTTGATTGGTACTTGGTTTATTTGTACTTGGTGTTTGTTCCGTTGGTTTAGCAACAGAACCAGCATCCATCTTCACAGGACCTGTTTCTTGATTCAATAAATCTTCATTTCCGATTCGTTTACTCATCGAGACTCCCCTTTCTGTCTATAATACGGAATCCACGTCCTTACGAACGTGGTTTCCTAATATGTTTCTAATATACACGTAACACAGATTCTGATGTATTCACAGAATAGTTTTGTGATACGTTTTCTAATTGTAACTCTAAGTCTAACAACTTAGGTAATTCAGACGTTTGGTAAGCTTCTTTTAGTTTTTGATACTCAGACCAAGCTTTTTGTACGTTACCTACAACACTCTGAGCTTCTTTAATAATGCTTAAACCTTGACCGTCACTTGTAAGTGCATTGAAATCTGTACCATCATTCAATTTCCACTTAATATCACTTAGATTTGTGTTCGTATTGATGTCTTGTTTTTCAGCTCGTTTTGTACGAACCGTTTCAAATAACGATTTACCGTCTTTACGAACTAAGAGACCGTATTGTCCAAGCTGGCTATCTTGCCAAGTGAAGTTATATCCTTTTGGATACACATATTTAGTATCTAAATATAACTTGTCTTCGATCGCTGTCACTTTATCACCTTTAATATCGTCTGTTGGAGACGGTACAACTAATGAACGACCATCGATACTTAATTCTTTCGCACGACGAGTGTATTCATCAATCGCAGATAACTTCGCTTTCATTTCAGTTAAAGTTGTTTTGAGTGACTCACGAATTTTTTCGTCTTGAGGTTTCAAGACCATTTCTTCGAATAACTTTGCTACATCTGCTTCGTCCCCATCTAACGCATCTAAAGTTTGAACACTAGTTGCACCTGGATTAATGTTGAAGCGAGCTTGGTCATATTTTGCGAATGACTCTTGACCAGTTTCTTCTACTACTTTAGCAGTTACTGGTACGATTTCTGAATTACCACGAAGTGTTAATTCTAACACTTGTGATTCGAAACCAGCTTCATTTGTTAAATAGATACCTACATAACCAGTAGTTCCGAACACATAAATGCTTCCAGCCGGTTTGTATGACCAACCTGATTTATTCCCTGATACTTTCTTAACACCTAAGAACATTTGGTAGTCATTTGCATTAGCCGATACTTGAGTAATGTCTTTAAACTTCAACAGAACAAAAGCTTTTGTTCGATTTTGGTTACTAAAGACGTTCACCACTTCCCCAGCACTTTCAGTACGACTCATTTTAAATTCTTTTGTATATGACGCAACAGTCGTTAAACGATTCGCATCATATTTGTATTGTGAGTATACACCAGATCCGACGCATAATAACAGTATCATGCTTACGAATCCGATTAAAAGTCCAAAACGTTGAATTGTGTAATGTTGTCCTCCAAATTGTAACCATTTAGGAAGACTTTTCTTCTTTTTGTCCATAAGGAAACATCAGTCCTTTCATTTATTTCGATATCTGTATTGTACCACATGTTAGTCCATATATCAACCAACACGCTCTATGTTTCCCAATAAAAAACGAGGTGGCATCCACCACCCCGTCACAAATTCATTAATCTAATTAAAATAGCGAACCAATAAATGGAAGCACTTGAGCACTTAAATCATCAAGTACATCTTTCGCACTTGCACCAAAGTTTAAGAAGAATGTGATACCGCTAGTCATCAATGTACCACCGATAATCAATCCCCACACAACTTTCGCCCATTTGATTTGAGAGCGTTCAGAGAAGAAGTACTTCGCAATTTCGTATACGCACCAACCAATAATTAGTAACCCTAGTAAGATCGCACCTGACGCAAAAATACTTTGTACACTTGATGTTGCGTTCTTAATGATACGAGTAACTGTGTTATCAGCTGATAGATACATTCCAACTTGTGTTAAGTTAAACATAGTCATCGTTCCTTTCTGTAAGTATAGTTTGTTTAGTAGAGATAGATACCAATGTTCGAATGGTACGCATTTACACGACTTACATCAGTATCTACATCTACCAGTATACTAAATTCATTTTATGATGTCAAGATTATTTACGTTTATCTTGTCCATAACCACGACGGTTCATTTGTTTACGAGCTTTTACTTGAGACTTAGAATATTCGTTACCAGCTTTTTTTCTAGCCTTACGGTCACGTTTCTTCTCTTTATCTTTTAATTTCTCGTTTGTTCCGAATAAAGCATTGTATTCAATTTCTTTATCTCTGTGAGCAACTTCTTGTTGTTTTTCAGTATGTTTGCTAAGTTTAGATAAACGTTCTTTTTGACGATTTTCAGCAGACTGATTCATCAACTCTTTTACAGAAGCTCTACGAGACGTACTTACTAATGTTTCACCATTCGCATCCTTTTCAGCATTTAATTCTGCTAAATCATTTCTATGCGAATTATAGTTTGTAACAGCGTAACCAGCATCTTTCACTTTACCAATAGCTCCGCTGATACCACCGCCGATTGTAGCAAGAGGACTTTGTTTTAATTGTTCACCCACTTGTTTGAATGAACCTTTAGGTTTTTCTGAACCACCAGATTTAGCGATACGTTTAACTTTACGTTTTTCTTTCATAGCATAAACAGCACCACCTACAGCAGTTCCATGGAAAGCTTCTTTACCTTTATCTACTAACGATCCTACTTCACCTTTAGCATTACTTGCCATTTCACCTACATATTGACCTGCTTTAGAGTTCTTAGCTTTCTCAGCCATGTTACCGCCCCATTCTGACGCAGTACGTAACCCATCTGAAGCCATACGTAAGCCTCCACCTTCACGAACACCATCTTCATTTTTCTTACCTAACACACCGTTTGCTAATTGGTTACCCATTTGACGTAACGTTGGTGTTTCTGGGTTCAACTTAGTTCCGTTACCAGGATTTGTTCTAATGATTTGATGAACAATAGACTCGATTGTTTTATCGAAACCATGAATAAATTCCTTACGGTTTTTAAGAGCTACTTGTCCGATAAAGAAACAGATAATACATGTAAGAATACAAGCTAAACCTTCATAACTTGATACTACAATAGCGTTATCTGCACTTGGTGCAAGTGCTAACATCTTACTTAAAGCTACTGGAATCGCAAATAAAATCTCTTTAAAGATTTGATAGAAGAATACTGTACCGAATACTGAAAGTAGCATTAATACAAATGCACCAGTGATACGAGCAATTCCGTTCACAACCCCTACGCTGACTTTAAACATGTTTCCAATAATAACGAACGCACTTGATACTGAATCTTTAATGATTCCGCTGATGTACATAACACCAACTACTGATACAGTAAACATTAAGAAGACTGATTGTAACCAGTATAAGAAACTTAACATTCCGCCACCTACAAGGTTCACTGAGTAGTGATTACTACGAGCGATTAAACTTGAAGTGTTTGTTGCAGAAGTCATTGTAATTGAACGTCCGTTAAACTCACTTGATAAATAGTTGTAGATTGATAATGGACTGAATCCATCAGGAGCAACTGTTACAGTTGATGTTTTACCGTTATGTTCTACCACTACTCCATTTGGATTTGGAGCTTCTAAAAGTTTTGGTTTTTTACCACCTTCATATCCGCTTTCTACGAATTTAGTAGCTTTACCTTTATCCATTAATTCTTTTCCGAATAAACTTTCAGCAGTTTCGCCTGTTTTCATCATAGATTCATATTCTGACGCTAAATAAGCTTTATTAGACATGAACTTAATAATACGTTCCATAACTAAGTCTGTCTTAGCGTTGGCTTTATTTTGTTCGTATTCATTCTTCATATCTTGAATACCTTTTTCACCTTTTTCCACATCGATCACTGAATCAGTTTTTTGACCTGCTACTTTACGAGCTTCTTCTTCTGAACTAGCGTTATTTGAAGCTAATACCATTGTACGTAGATTTTTAACAGTTGTACCTGTTAAACCACCTGCTTCACGGTCATAAACTAAACTGATACCATTTGTGCTCATTTTATTCGTTGAAACGTTACGTTCGAAGTCAAATAAAATAGAGTTTACGTTTTGGTCTACGTTCTCACTTGATGTCTTCATATCTGATAAATATCCAATAGAAGATGTATAAATGCTACCAAATAGTGGGAACACTAATAATAGGAACACTAAGAACGCAATCCCTTTACGTAACCAACCAAAAGCTTTCATCATGTTTGTTGATAAAATCATCCATGCAAAAGCTAACATGATCAGTACAGGTACTGTTACATTAAATGCTAAATCTGTTAATGCTTTGTAGAACTCTGCGATTGTTTTACCAATCGATACCATCCATGATTCTTCACCTAAACCAGTGAAATCTTGAAGGCTGTTCACACTATCGATTGCTTGTGTGAATAAACGGAACGGATTGATAAAGTTCAGTACTTGTCCGATAAGTGACCACATACCATCGATCGCACGAATCGCTGTTAAACCTAACCAAAGCATCACACCTTGGAACATTCTGAACGGTTTAGCAATTAAGTCTCCGTCCATAGCATCTAAACCAGCACTCTTCATAGCTTCACCATAAATAATGTAACCACTAAAATCTAGTCCAGTGTTTTTGAATTTAGGTGTGTTACTATTAGCTTCAATTCCTAACTGGTCATAAGAGATAGACGAGTTTGCTTTCGTAATTTCAACTGATGTAAAAGCAATACTACCTTTAGAACGGTCTTTGTCACGAACCCCAAGGAAGTTCCCTACTTCCCCGTTGGTTGTGACTTTAGCAACTTTAGACATTGTGTCTTTTCCTGTTGCTGTAAATTCTTCCATTACTTGAGCGACGTCACTGGCAGTATTGTAGAATGTATATTGCTTGGATTCATCCTCCGCAAAGAATCTTGGAGCCGTTGAGGCTAGAAACACGAATACGAGACCTAAGAGTAGTGTTAATTTTGCTAAATGTTTCTTCATATATTGGGCTCTCCTCTCTTACAAACGTAAATCGTGTGTGAAAACTACGTTTGCCATGTTTCTTCTAATATAACTGATACCACGTCTTGTTTTTAAAGTTTCTTTCAACGCTGGCGGTACCGAACCTGAGACATTCTCATTAAACAGCGTTAAACTTTGGTCTGACATTGAACCTAAGATTGTGTAGTCCGCTGACACATATTGATTGAACTCAACGTCCTCCAACATATCATGTGTACTATCATATAATAACACAATACGAATATTCTTTCGATCCAATTGTTTGAAAATTTGTTTCAAATATTTCTTCACATCTGGATCATCAATCACGTCACATGAATGAATCATGAGGATATCCCCTTCTTCTAACTGAGCGATCGCAAAACTAATCGTATTAACGAACAGTGCCATCGCTGACGGTTTATCTACTTCGTATTGTTTCGAAATATCGTACACGACACGTTGTTTCTCTTTAATATTGTCAACCTTTGGTGACGTATAGTTGTTAAACAAGTGTCCGTGTGAGTTTAGCATGTTTGTAAAAGCGTTACGCAATACACGAATCGCTTTGTGGTCAAACTCTGCTGTCGTATTTGATTGAATCGATTTGTTCTTTTGGTCAATATACAATTGAAACTCTTGTAATCGTGGTACTTGACGGTGTGGAATCCCTACGATTTTTAACTCGTCACGCCTTTCAGACGCATTGTCTTTCCACATCCCTTTGTCTTTATAGAACTGAATTAACATATCTTCTAATAAACCTCGAATAATGTTAGCATCCATACCATCTAGGTCATACCAACGTTCGACCATTAGTTTCAATTTGTTCAAGTTAATGTTGAAAATATCGATTTCGTCTTCGACGTCACCGAACATTTCAAACATATTGATTTCACCCTTTTGCATATTAATGTTTACAGTACGTTTCGCAAAATCACGGTCTGAGATTTTGGACATATCTAATGGACTTAAAATTACTTCAGCGACACGGTGATTGTTTACCAATGCTGATTGCATAATCTTATGTGCCCAAGCATGAGTCATTTTAATTGGTATCGTGTTACTGATGTCTTCTTCGTGAGCCACAATAACACGTTTCATGAAATTATCAACGTCAAACAGAATCGCACTTGAGTTTACGTCGTCCGTCATACGACCAACATACGTTCCTTCGTCGTCTGCTAACCCGTCTGTTACAAGACCATACGAACCAGCAAATTCTGTACTCGTAAACCCGAATCCTTTGTTACGTTTCTTTTCATGTGGATTGAATAATTGTTGAATCTCTTGATACTGTTCCCCGTGATACGGAGCTACAGTCAACGTTTTAAACGACTCTTTATAATCGGCACTCATACGTAGGATCGCATCGTCTAATGTCTTTAATGAATCCGCATAAAGCAACACTCTGAAATGAACATTTAGATACGAAGCACCATTACGTAATTCTGAAGCAATTACGTCTAAATCGTTCTTCATTTCTTCTTGTTTTTGTACATCTGTACGAGTTTTCTTTGTTTCGTCTGTTTTCGTTAAGTTTTGTTCAGATACACTTTGATGACGAACCACCCAGTCATCATCCCAACGGTCTACTTGTTCCAGTAAGACCATGGATACATCTTGTGGTAGGTTTGTGTTAATTAAGTTGATACCCCACATCGGATATAGTGAAGCATTACCACCATCAGAGTTGAAGAACGATAAAATCGTACCATATTTCTTTACGATGACTTTTTTCTTCTTCCCTTTACTATCACGAACTTCTTGTTGTGTATCAACTTCGAAATAGTCACTATGGAACACATATCCTGTAGCTGGTTTGATGGCTTTTAAAAATGCGTCTGATTTGTAAGATACTTTGTCTAACGCAGACTCTTTAGAGTCTTTCTTGCGTTTCAATAAATCTTTGAATCCCACAGACTATTCCCCCTTATATAATTTACTAAAAATCTTGTTAATATCGTTGAACTCTAATAGTTCGGCACGTTGAGCCATAGCTCCCTTACGTTCGACCTCTTGAATGAAACCGTTAATTGCGATTTCTAAAGCGTCCATATTTTTACCACTAATAATGTAATAGTGATGGATTGATTTTAGTTCCGCCCCTACTACATCTTCTAAAACTTGTTTATCGGTTTCTAATACCTCTAACAAGTCATCGTCCAATTCTTCATCGAAACTATCGATTTTACGTTGAATGGAATCGAGTTGAGCATCTACTTTTTGAGGTTCACGAGTTGTGATTTTGTTATGTGAACAAATCATAGGTGGTACGTTTGCAAAGTACGTTTCCATAGACGATAAGATAATCTCTCTATCACTTGCAAACAACATACGAGAACCTGAACCAGATACTCTGTACATCACACCGATTCGTCCTTCGGGTAGATCTAAAAACGTTTGTTTGTTTCCTAAAACATCGACCTCTCGAACCCTTACGTTAATCATATCCGCAAATGCTTGTGCTTCATCCGATAAACGAGTTCCTACTTTACGATGACGAGGTGACATGAATCGAAACAGTCCTAACAGTTTCATATAGCCTAGTTCTTTTGTTTTTTCGTAACGTCCTAATAGATACGTCATCATCGCCCACGCAAGAACGAACACCACTTTTACAAAGAATGGTGCTCGTGTCATGAACGTGTTCTGTAACACCCAGAATACTGCGAAGGTACTACCTACGTACACGATAACAGAACGTAGGTTAATAGGCTTCGAGTTTAAATCCTGAGTTGTAAAACGAATCTCTGTATCTAATCGGGAGTTATCAATATTCATTGGAATCTTATAAGATTGTTTTGCCATTGACGACACCCTTTCGTGTTTTATTTGTTGAAGTTAAATTCAATTTTACCTGTTGCTTTATTGTATTTCGTAAAGGCATTGAACTCTTTACCAGATTTTCCGATAAATCCTTCTAGGTAGATTTCCTCACCTTGTTCTAATAGTCGTTTCTCGTCTGGTGAGAAAGTACGTTTGCACCATGAGTTTGGCACACCTGTTGGGAATTTAAGTTGAACTCCGAATTTACCTGCCCATTGACCAGTACCTTCGCCTAAGTACAAGATACCTTCATATGTTCCACTACCATCTTTCTTAGGTAATGTTAAGGTTAATTCACCACCGCTTAATAGTGTGTTAATTTCTTCTTGTGTAAATTTATGTCCATGAGATTCAGACTTAAATGATACTTCCTCTCCAGTTGGTGCAAAAATTCCTGATACTCTATCTACTTGTTTATATTGTTCACTCATTGTTACTTTTCCTTCTTTCACTAAATTTTGATAATTATTTGTCATAACTTCAATGTCTCGTCTTACCATTGGTGCGACCTTTTGCCACATTTCATCCCCTGTAGCAACACCGCCTTTTACTTTCAATAAATGTTCCAGTAATTCAGCAGTAGTTCCTGTATCTTCAATGTGTGTTCCTAAGAATAAATCATACGCTAATTCTCCGTACTCAGTTGGGATAAGTACCCCACCTTTTCCTTCTTTTAGAAGTTGTTTCGCATTTGATTTACTTGATTTCTTAGGTACTGCTACTAACTGAGCGATTGTATCTAGTTTCGTAGCCCCTGTACCAACATTGTATTTCTCCAATTGATCCTTTATCCACTCGATCGTTGGTAATGACGGTTTCGTAGAATGTACTGGAACAGCTTTTGCAGTCGCTGTTGTACCGATACCAAGTTTACCATCGTCAATTTCATTGTCCCAAAAAAGAATCTTCTTGTATCCTAAAGATTTCGGGATATTCACTGTTCCTGTATATTCAGGAGCCAGTTGCAAATGACCTTTATGTTGTTCATAAATATAATCTTCACCACACATCGCTAAGTAGCTTCGTGCAAGTGTAGTATAAATCTCAACACCTAAGTCTCCGAATTGCATACGGATCTCGTTTAAATCTTTAGGTACTTTTTTACCTGGGCGATTGGCACCGTGCCCTGCTTTATCCACTACGTGAGACGCTCTAGGCACTCGGTGTGTCACTAATGATGGATCCACACCGATTACAGTACAAATCTGATCTAGTTTCGGTAATAACGCCTCGAATTGAGGAGTCGTAATTGTTGAATCATCCGTACGTGGATAAGATACGTATTTAGCATCATACATTTTCTGATACATATCTTTGACATCTTTAGCTTTATAGCTCTTCTTCGTTAATAACCCACCTAGACTCGATAAATCGAGCAGTTTTGGAGGGTTTTGTCTACGAAGTGTTACACCGTCACTTGTGACAGGTGAACTCGCTAATTGTTGCATTGAGATAGCTTCAGCTTCAGTTGTGTAACGATCCGCTTTAGACTTTTTATACACAACGCCATTTTCGTCCACAAAACGATTCTCATAATGTGTGGTTCGCACATACGACTTCACAAGTCTTGTTTGACTCACCACTAGTTTAGTAATAATTGACTTCAAACGACCTGCTCGAAGGTTGTGTCCTGTCAGACACCCAGCAATACGAGTATACTGTATCGTCAAAAAGTCGAACACTGCACGAGTCCATGCTTGTTTATACTCATCGAACTGTTTGATATTTGGAATCACTTTACGATCTTCAAACGCTTTATGTAACGTATCTGGTTCCTCATCAAAGAATATCATACGAGAAATCTTCTTATGAGACAACCCTAGTTCGGTGATAATTTCTTCCGCAATTAAACCACCTTCACCAGTTGTTTTATCCACGTCCGTTGCGATGACAATTTCGTGACAATCTTTTAGTTCTAATTTCAACCGTTTCGCAACATCGGGCTTATTACAGACACGTTTCCATTGGATATCCTTATAGTCCCACGGTAAGTAAGCTAAATCCCACTTCGCATAACGTGTCTTTAAATGTGGGGCAACTTGATGTTCCATGTTCTTGTCGAACTCATAAATATGCCCGACTGACGAAACAATTTTGAACTCTTGACCTTTATAAGTCCCAGTTTTCCCGCCAAAAGCCTTGACACCATCCATCATGGCACTCGGCTTTTCGAAAATAATACCAATCATTTTTGACATCATTCCTTTCTTAATTTCTCTCTTATTGTACCACATGTTAGTCCATATATCAACCAACATGATTTGGAAATATCAATTTGTAACAAAAAAGAAACAACACCCGATACTACGAGTGTTGTTTCCTTATCCAATCCAAGAAAGGTACTTGATTATCTCTTCGCTAACCTTCTTTAGTGTATCATAGCCTGTTTCCCAAGTCAAGAACTATTGACGTTTCTTAGAAACTAATGTTCCTAAACCTGCCACCAATGATGATAAACCTGCGAGAATAGAACCTACCATTGATTCAGCACCAGTATTTGGTAACTCAGCTTTCGCTGGAACCTCTTTTTTAGGTGCTTCTTTTTGCGGTACATCTTGTTTAGAAGCTTCTTCTTTTGGTGTCTCTTGTTTAGGTGTTTCAGCTTTTCCTGGCTCGTCTTTTGGAGCTTCTGACGTTTGCGTAGTTGTAGTTGTATCCACTAACACTGGTTCTTCTTGAGAATCAACTCGTTCTAAAATAAGAACCACTTTTGCGTTCAGATATGTTAAACCGTTATCTCTCTCATATGCTTCACGAGTAATTTCTTTGACACCAGTTACTTTATAAGCTGTACCATCTACCGTTACAATGTCCCCTACTTTCGCTTGAGCTTTCGTAGATTCACTGTCAAGACCTTTATCAGCTTCGGCTTTCGTTGAAGCGTTCATTGTAGCTGTTGCATCTACTTTGACCACTTTACCATTAATTTCATACTCTGTATTCACATTATATAAATATTTCACTTCATCCACAGCAACGATAGTCTTAGGTTGTACCACTACAGTATGAGCCATTGTTTCAACGTCATCACCATTATCTTGTGTACGAACCACGTCGCTCGATGTTCTTACGATCGTATATAACGTACCGTCAATGTCAACATCTTCTGTACCGACATAAATGTCCATACCTGACTCGCCTTCGCCTACTTTATACGTATCTTTAATCACGTTACCTTTTGTATCCACAACTTTAATTGTAGTTACTTTCTTCAATTCAGATTCTTTTAATACGATTGTATAAATAACATCTGTATGAGTTCCTTCTGGAGCTTCGTCTCTTACAGCTTTAGTTGAACGGTCCACTACTGTGTAGTTTTTACCAGATTCACTTACTTTGTCCCCTTTTAGGAACACAGACTCAGCTTTTCCTGAAGATAATTCCGTTTGTACGTTATCACGAATCACGTTACCAGATTCGTCTACAAAACGGAAAATATTGTATTCAGATGGAACTGGTGTCACTTCACGAACACGAGCTGTTAAGTAAGTTTTAGCAGTTCCTACTGCTGAATCAATATCTGATTCTGTTACAATATTCTGCTCAGAAAACTCTACTTGGTATGTTTTGCCTTCAATTTGTACGATTTCACCTACATTATAAGCCATCCAGTGATCTAAGAACTTCGCAGGCTCGTCTTGAGTTCCTGTACGTACTTGGTCAATCAAAGTTTTACCAGTTTGGTCTGTTACTTTTAATGTAGATTCAATAACAGGTTCATGTGGTAACCCAACATCTTCACGAGCTAAAAAGTTAATTGTGTAATTATAGATACGTTGTCCGTTTTCTTCTTTCGTTAATTTATTGACAATCATATTTTCTACACGATATGATTTACCGTCTACTTCAAGTGGATTTGTGTATGTTTCATTCGCAATTTCACGAACCATCGCTAAAATTTCAGCATCAGCATTTTCTTTACGAACGATTTCAATCGTTTCTAATTTGTTTCCAATTGGTACTTCAGAATGATCTAAAATCGATTTCCAACGATACACTTGTGCATCAATTGTGATTTTAGATGTTTCATTCTTATTAGGTTTCACGATTTCATCGATTTTCGTTGGTTTCGCACCAGTTTCTGACGCATAAGGTGACGCTTCAGTTGTTGTCACCTCTGCTGTTGTCTCAGCAGTTGTTTCCACTGAAGTCGTTGATTCTGCTGTAGTTTCAGCAGTTGTCTCAGACGAAGCCTGAGTCGTTTCTGCAACAGTAGTTGCTTCACTTGTAGTTCCAACGGTTGTTGGAGCTTCTGTCGTTACTTCAGCAGTTGTAGCTTGAGTTGTTGTCTCAGCGACCGCTTCCGTTGTTGGTTGAACCTCGGTTGAAGTTACTTCATCCGCACTCACAGATGTTACTGCCATCGGAACTAAAGTTCCCACAGTTAAGGCTACGTGACATACACGTTTCCCAATTTTGCGTAATAGATATTTCTTATTTTGTCTCATAAAGTTTTCCCTTCGTTATTCAGTTTTACCTTTTCTGTATAATAGTCCAGAGAATGTGGCAAGAACCGCACCAATGGCACTTAATAAAATAGAAGAATTTGTACCTGTTTTTGGTAATTGCTTTTCTTCTTTTGGTTTTTGAACAGTTGTTGTAACTTCCTCTGTTGTTGGTTCTTCAGGAGTCGGTACTAATTTATCAGTCTTCTCGTCTTTCGTTGATGATAAATCTTTAGAACCTGCATTAACATTATCTCCAGATAATTCTTCTTTACTATTTACAACGAACGAACCTGTAACAGTACCAGCTTCATTGTTGTTGGCAGAAAAGTCATATTCTACCGTATAATCACCTTTTTCTGTTAAATCAACTTCTGCACTAACCGTATTATTTTCAATTTTTAGTTCTTGTTTATTTCCGCTTGGAGATACAAGATTAGCTGACACTAATGTAACATTTTTATCAGCCTTAATGCTAACAACACCTTTAGAAGTAACTTTTTTCTTAGAAGTGAATTTTTCCACTGCCGTATTTTCGAATTGATCTAAGATTTCTTTCATTACAACGTCTTTGTCTTTTCCAGTTGATTCGTAAATATTAGGGTGTCCAAGTTCTCTCATTGATTTGATTGAAAATTCACCGTTGTTATCATATTCTGATACTTGATTTCTATTCACTACAGACATAAATGTTTTAGCATTTTTCTTAGCCCAGTCAGCAAATGTTGGGTCCATTTTTTCCGTATCTGCCCAACCATCTGTAAATTGAATTACAGAAACAGTTTGATGTCTATCTGGTTGAGAAGTATATATTTCTTCAAATGGAACTGTCTTGATAGAAGTAGCACCATCTACGTCATCAGTTTTGAAGCCTAAATCACCCATAGCTTTTGTAACAGCATTAAAATAATCTGAGTATGTTGCAACTCCGTTAGGAGTATTTGGTGGAATAATTCCTAACCATTTATCAATAATAGACAATGCTTCGGCTTTTGTGATTAATTTCGTTGAGAAACCGATTCCCCAATCTGCTTCTTTAAGTTTAGAATAGTCTAATTGAGCACCATGAGCCGAATATGAGGCTTCTTTATTGTAGATATAACCTTGAAGCATGATTTTATCATCATCAGTTAAGTTCTTCTCAATTAAAGTTTTTAATTGTGTAAGAGCTTCAGTGCGTTTCACTTGTAACGACGAACTAAAGTCAACAATAGCAATCAAGTCCATTGGCTTTCTTTGAACAGTCTCTGATGAAGCTTCGTCTAATAATGATTTACCTTTAAGAATTTGATGATACACACCATTATTATTTGTCGCAGTAGAGTCTGAACTTAATTGAGCTTTTAGAGCTTTATTTTCTGCTAAAACTTTATCGTTTTTAGCTTTTACATCCTCTTTTGATTCTTGTTTGGAAACTTTATCTACTGTAGCTTCTGTTACAGTTGTAGTTTCTGCCGTCGTTTCCGCTACTGTTGTAGCTTCCGTCACAGTTGTAACGTTAGTATCATTTGAAGTCACAACTTCATCAGCATTAACCGTAGTTGAAGCAATTACTGCTACTGATGAAATCGTCATTCCAACGTGACATACACGTTTACCGATTTTGCGTAACAAATATTTTTTGTTCATTCGTGTTTCCTCCGATTGTTTTAGATTTTTGACACATCCTTAGTATATCATATTTTTGTCACAAATGTAAAGACTTATCCCATATCTGTACTAACACAAAAAGAAACGAGGTAGGAAACCCTACCCCGTTTGAAAGGAATGACCTTTATTAGTTTTCTTGTTTCTTAGCGAAGAACAAGAATCCACCAGTTGCTAACATTACTACACCGATTAAAAGAACACCTTGACTGATTACTTGTGTACCAGTGTTTGGTAAATCTTTACTAGGAGTTTTTGTTACAACAGTGTTTGAAGCTACTTTATGACCGTTTACTACTAAGTCATAAGTATTTTCAACTTTTTCACTAGCCTTAATACGTTTCATACCGATTGTAACATCAATAGATACATCTTGACGGTCAGCTACTTTTTCAACAAATTCTTTAGACATTTCAACCGTTAATACACCGTTGTCGTCTTTGAATGTAGCATATTTAGTAAGGTCTTCACCAGCTTTAATGACAGATCCATCTTTAAGTTTAATATCTGTTTTCGCTGTTACAGTATTTTTGTTCGTTAATTGGTCAAATTCTTCATTGTAGTTATCTACTAATGAAACATCTGTTAAGTCACCAATTGTTTCAGCTTTCATAATGTCCGCTGTTAATACATAGTTAAATTCAGAATCTAAGTCGATAGCAGAACCATCAACTGATTTGTCCCCTACTTTTACGTCTTTGACAGGTTTAAATTCAGGAGTTTTGTTACGTACTTTGTTTGTAACTGTTACACCTTTATTGTTAAAGTCGATTTGTTTACCTTCATTTTCGATAGTTCCGTCAAAGTTGTTATCAACTTTCGCTTCAACAGTAACTGTTAAATCTTTACCTTTTAGAACATAATCTTGTAAGAAAGCAGTTGTATCTTTAGCAACAATAGCGAAACCTTCACCTTCAACTTTATTGTCGCCTAATACTTCAGTAAATTGTCCAAATTTACCGTCTTTAGTTTTGATGATTTCGAATTTATCAGAAATATCTGTTTCGCCATCTTTGATTGTAATTGGAGTATCTGTTAAATCTAAAGCGTCGTCTTGAATGTCATCCATAAATGCGAACAAGTTGATTGATTTCACATCTGGTAACGCAATATTCTTATACTCCGCTAGAGACCATTTGAACTCGTAGTTAAATACAGTTCCTTGAAGTAATGTTTTCTCATTAATGTCTTCTCCAGCTTTCTTCACAGATTTCTCTGGTTTAGGTACAATCACTTTGTTATCAACTGGTTTCGCATTACGAAGTCCTTTGAACTCGATTTGCATCCCTTTGTTGACAATAGCTGTACCGATCACATCTTCGTTTGGTGTTGCACCAACGTATGCTGTAACGTCAGTACCTTTAAGAATGTAGCTTGTTGTATATGCGTCCGCATCTTTAGGTGTCCAAGCAACGAATTTACCTGTCACTTGACCCCCCGCTACTTCTTTAATGTACTCAGGTGCTTCGTCAATTGAGTTATACACTTTACGGTCCATTTCGTTAGTAATATCTTTAGAACCTGCTACAACTTTGTTGTAATCAGTTAATGTAACCATATCTTCTGGAATATCATCGATAATCACTGGTGTGAACGCACCTTCAGGTTTCTCAATGTCTTTGTACATTCCATAGTCCGCAGTTACTCCGTAACGGATTTCAGAACCTTTAAGAACTGATTTACCATCAATTTGTACACCCGCTGTATTATAAGCGTGTTTTTCTGTTTGAACCTCTTGTGGGTCAATCTCTAAGATACCACGTTTGTTGTTTAATTGTGGGTCTGTTAATGATACAAATTGTGGTGTGTGAATATTTACTTTAGAACCTTTACCAAATAGATCAGCATACATATGGTTTGTCATATCTGGGTGACCTTTAGCATATGCTAACAAATCAGCGTCACGTTCACTACCTACAACAGCATTACCATTATGATTAGCTTCAGCTTCAGCTTTAGTATTAAAGAATTTTCCACGCCAAGCATTATGTCTCCATGTGAATGATGAACCTTTGATAACTGAAGCATATGACCCATCTGGGATTGAACTTTCTTCATTGAAAATACCAATATCAGAACCATCGTTGATATTACCTTTATTTTTACCCATATCGCTATATAGGTCATATGTACGACCATCTACTTCGTATTTCTGAGCTTTTAATGTATTTTCTGGAACTAAATCAATGATTTTATTTGTATCAAATACACCGATACCTTGTCCGTAATCAATATCTGTGTGTACTAACGACATTACTGATTCTACTGGTTTGTTATCTTGATCTACAAATTCAAAATGTAAATCTAAACCTTTTGAGAACGCACTATAAACCCCAAGGACACCTTTCCAAGATGGATCAGACCACTTAGTTAATACTAAATAACCGTCATCAATACTACGTTTACCTAATATTTCATTAATTTGTTTTAAAATAGTAATATCTGCACCTTGGAAATCAAATTGTGGTACTGAAACAATAACGTCTACTTGACGACCGTCTGTTGTATCTGCGATGTGAGTAATTTTCACTTTTGTACCTTTAGGATTTGCATCATCCCCTGACATACCGTGGAATGTTCCACTCCATTTCTTACCTGGAGCATTTGTATAATCAGCTTGTTTATCACCTTCTAATGGAATAAATTGTGAATCTTCATGCACATACACGCCATCTTTAAAGAACGATAAATTACTTTCATTATCCGTAAACACATGGATATCTTTGTAATAATCTTGTGAACCACGTGCTTCTTCATTAAACTTACCATAAACACGTACGCCATCTTTTTCGATTAAAAGAGGAAATTTCGCTTTAATTTCGTCTTCTTCACTTTGAACACGTTTAATTTCAGCTTCATTATGAGCTTTAGCGTCTTCATACTCTTTTAATTTCTGAGCATTTTCTGTAGCTAACGCATCTAAATCTTTCTTGATTTCTTCTGATTTCGTAGTAATCTCTGCTTCAGACTTAGCGACACCTCGTACGTCTTCTAGGTCTGTTACAGATAAACCTAATTTCTTAGCTTTTTCTACAGTTTCTTGTAACTTATCGCTACCCACAACTTTATGAAGTGATGGAGCATCCATCGCTACTTTAGTTGTGTTACCACCTTCAGTTTGAGCCATAACGGCTGGTTGACCTGTTGCGACTAACGTTGTTAACGTAGCCATAGCACCAGTTAAAATAATACGTTTTTTCAAATCTATCAATTCCTTTCTATAAAATGAGGGGGTGAGTTACCCCCCCCAATAATTAGTGACTATTGATTTTCTTTTTTCTTCTTACTGAATACTAACGCTCCAGCAGTTCCTACTAATGTAAGACCAAGAACTACAATTCCTGAACCAAGAACTATGGCACCAGTCTTAGGTAACTCACCAGTTGGTTTCTTAATTTCGAACGATTGGTCCTCATTCTTAGGATCACGTTCTTTAGAAATTACTTTGTCAGTTGGTTTTCCGTCTTTAGTTTCAAACACTGTTTCGAACAATACGTACTTACCTTCTGGTAAATCTTTCGTGTTCAATGTTGAAGCGTCGATGACTAACTCACCTGATTCATCAACTTTCGCAGTTGTTTCATAAGTTCCTACTACTTCTTCTGTTCCGTATTTAGCGATTTCTAAGCGAACATGTACTTCAGTACCTTTTTCAAAGTCTTCATACTTAATTGTGTCGCTTACTTTTCCATCTTCCCCAACGTTGACAACTTTTTGACCATTTACTTGAGCCGTTGTTTTAAGTTTAGGGTTACGGTTACGAACTGTTTCACGTTCGTTGTCCCAGTCGAAGTTAGAAGCAATTACTTTACCTTGTTCATCAAGTAACTCTTCACCGAACACTGTCCAGTGACCGATTGTTTCTTCAAGTACTGGGTACTCGAACTCAACATCCATTTCATGTGCTGTTGCAACAATCTTCTTCTCTTGAACTTGAATACGTTCTTTCTTAGTATCTCTGTCATTTTCGTACGTACGTACTGTATATGTCTTACCGATATCTAAGTTTGTTAAGTGAGCTACTTCTTTCTTAGTGTTGTAGCTATAAACTGACTTAGAACCAGTTTGGAAGTTTGTAGCATCTGTTTGGATAACAGGTACACGTTCGTTCACAATCATTGTCGCAGTTGCTTGAGTCGCTTGTTCGCCACCCACAATTGTAAAGTTACGTTTAGTTTCGTCTAACTTGTATCCATCTAATGCTTTTGTTTCTTTAATGTAGTATTTACCTGGCACTAAATCTTGAACCGTTACGAGACCTTTTTCATCAGTCTTATATGAACCGATTTTAGTTTCAGTTTCATCGTCTTCAACTTTGAACACTGTAAACTCTACATCTTTTAATGTTTCTTTATCTGTATTGAATTTTTGTAATGAGTAAGAACCTTTTTGTTCACCTGGGTTTACAATAGGTGTTTCAGGACTAAATGAAACAGCACCGTAGTTACCTTCTTTAATCTTGAACTCCCCTACAGTTTGAGACCCATATTTGTACCAAATAAGTGTTAGTCCTTCGTAAGTTTTATCTGAGCTTGAGAACGCAAAGTCTACTTGCTTATCAGAAGCTTCTTCTGTTGCAGTAATAGATAACACATTACCATTTAATGAGAATGTATAACCATCTTTTGAAGAAGGAATATCTAATTTTTGAACAACATTATTTTCGTCTGTTAATTGGATTGTTTCACCTTTTTTAATTTGACGAGCTGTTCCGTTCCATGAAGTATACGCTTTATGGTTTTCAACCTGAGGTAATACTTCCTTCTTGAACGTGTTATAGTCGTCCATAGTTAAGTCACCAGTAAATTTAGTTGGTGTATAACCTAATTCTTCCCAAATCATCATTTGAGTGAAGACTGCTTTCCAGTCTGGTTTGTATGAAGCTCCATAGTAACCGTAATAAGCGATTAACTCTAACTTACGGAATTTAGCTTCGTCAATTCCAACTCCAGCTTTACCTACAGTTGTTACACTTTGAGTGTACTTAGAGTCGTTGTAATCATAATCAGCACCCTCTTCAACAGCTGTCCAAGGGTCCATACAGAATACTACACGGTCATTTAATTTTAATACTTCATACGTAGACCAGCTTGGTACTCCGTCTTTTTCAGCGTACATCATACCGTTACCGTAGCTTGAAGCACGGTTTACGCTGATTGTATCAGCAGATACATTTGTATTCCCAGCAAGTACTGATAACCCAACAGCCCCAGCAATTGTTAAACCTGAGAAAAATGTTTTTGGTGTCATAAATTGTGGTAATTTTCTTCCTACCATCAAATCATTCCTTTCGTTTTGTAATTTTTAATGTAGTTTGAGTGGTTTATGTCCCACCAGATAGTATACACTATCTTTTTTCATTTTGCAAGATGGACAACCAACCACCCTAACTGCTAACTACCTCTAATTATTTTGCACCTTGCCCAATTTTGTTCGCTACAATGAACAAACCTTCACGATTTAAGTGTCTCGAATATTTAGAATCTAAGTATAGAACCGCAAATTCTTCGACACCAAGTACGTCTCGTACCTTCTTGAGTAATTCTGGATACAATTGTTCTTTCACTTGTCCAGCACCGCCACCGTAAACATAGATTACTTCCGTTGAAGCACCTACACGGTTCAATACGTGACCTAGCTTTTCAGCTACTTCATAAGCAAACGTATCGATTTCAACGTCCACAAAACGTTTCACATTATTATAGTGATTACGTTTCAAAGGACTAGGTTCTTTTTGTAAGTACGAAGCTAATTGCTTACGACTTGAGAACCCACCGTTGAAACCTTGTTCTTGCATCGACTCTAAGGCGTTCATAAGAACTGAACCATATCCTTTATCTAGTGTCATACTTGCGTCCGCATTAAAGCGTCCGTTCGTAAACACTGGGAAGTTTACGGTACCCTCCCCGATATCCACACCGATTGTATCTTTTACTTGTAAAATATCTTGTGGTGTGATTCCTTCTAAAGCGACACCATGGTTTCGCACATCTGCTAACATTAGTTTCGCTAACGGTTCTCCTTTGGCACCGATCGCATATTGGGCACTTGCCCCCTCTGCAATTACTTCGACCGCTTTGAATGTCAGTTTCACTGTGACTGGTGTTTCGAAGTTACATACAGTCACTGTATGAACTCCATTCTTAAACGCACTAATATACGTTTCACGATGTTGGATATATTCTGTAATCGGTAATGCGAGACCACAATATACGTCTGCACTCAGTACAGTATCGTCCCCTGGTAACGCACCATTCTTATCCACATAGTCTTTCAAAACTTTACCTGCGATAATACCAAGCACCAAAATTTTGCTCAACGGTTGTTGTGCTTTACTTTGGGAACCAATCACGTCAAATTCTTGAAACGATCCACCAGATGTTAAAGCACGTTCACCGAATAATCGTCTAAATGAATCTGGCACTAATGGTGTCATGAATGACACATCTAGTACGTTAAATACATCTTCTAATGTTTCTTTGGCTTGGTCATTTGGAGTTGGTAACTGATTTTTACGTGTCATAAGGGCGACACCACTTGGAATATCAACAGTACTTGTACCGTTGTCTCCAGCGATCACACCTTTCACGTAACCATTACCAATATCCAACCGTTAGTCAAAAGTGCAAATATCAAAAATTAAATAACACGATCAACTTTCCCATCTTGAGCCAAATTTCGCTTACGCTACTCTTTGTTTGATATACTCATACTTTTCAGGGCGTATGTATTATAGTGGTTTGGCTTTACGGCTGACCTACCACTGAACTAATTACCTCTAGTTTCCAAAGGTCATAAAACAAATGCTTTAAACTAACACATATTCATTCGTATTCGCAATATTAATAGAAGCGTTGAAATCTCTATCTATTCTTACTCCACAGTTACAACAATGATAAACTCGTTGACTGAGTTTTAAATCAGGTTTGTAATTCCCACAAGTTGAACAGAGCCTACTAGACGGATAAAACCGATCTATCAGTCGAACAGGTATTCCTCGTTCACTTGCCTTTCGTATAAGATATTCTTTGATAGTGTAAAACGAACAATTCGCAACATCTTTTGCAAGATGTCTATTTTTCATCATTCCTTTTACATTCAAGTCTTCTATTGCGATATATCGTGGTTGTTTCTTCACTAATTCTGAAACAAATTTACGAATATGATTGATACGAATGTTTCGTATGGTACGATGTATCAACTTAATCTGTTGTTCTAGTTTAATAATGTTCTTTGTTTTATGATGTTTGTTACATTTATTAATACGATATTTACGAGATAATTTACGTTGTAGACGTTTCAAACGTTTTGTCAAAATACGTACTCGTCTGAAAGTTTTGATGTTTGGTACAGTTGTACCGTCAGACATGGTTGCGAGTGTTTTAATACCTAAATCAATCCCAACACCATCTGTAACATCTGGTAACTCCTCTACTTGTGTTTCAACGTCTTCCGTATAAGATAAGTACCAGTATTTTCCATCAAAAGAAATGTTAGCTACTTGTTTCTTACAAGATAAGTCGAAATCAGATCTAACAGAACCAAAGCGTACTTCACCAATGGTTGGTACCTGTAACTTACCGTTATTCTTTAGATAAATCCGACTAGGACGTATTTTCTTAGGAAATACATCACAACGTACATTGAAATTTGGTTGTATTTTATCAACACTTCTGAAATTCAACTTACCTTTATTCAATCGTCGAATTTTTACTAACTCTCTAGCAAGAAAACTATAAATAAAGGACTGGTTTGGTTGATAATACCAAAACCATTTGTCACTATACTTTTCGTAATTCTTATTAACAACCATCTTAGCGAGATTCAAATAGTCAGATAAACTAAGTGTATAAATCTCTCTACCGTAAAATTTCGAATAGTAACATTTATTCTCATTCTCACGCAAAATTTCATCAAACTCACCTTTATTGTTACGTCTATCGATATCAACTAACAAATTCCAGTAATTACGTGAAACCTTACTGTACCACCACATTAGACGTTCTTGTTCTTTTGTTGGTTTCAGTCTAATTTTCTGACTTCTCATCACGAGCTACCTTTTCCAAAACAGCTTTGTTGATGTATGACGATAAACTCATATCAAGTTTCTCTGCCATCGCTTGAGCTCTTTCTTTATCAGCGGGGTAAATTTTGAAAGCAGTATGTACTTTCGCCCCTTTTTTAGATTTTGGTCTTCCTACCATAATAGGTTACCTCCTTAGTTCTTTGATAAACCTATTATAGCATATCGTATAATTATATGCAACTCTTTTAATCGTGTTATTCAATTTTCAAAGGACATTTACACTTTTGACATGTTTCTGTTAAAACGCAACTTTTAACATCTAGGTCTATTCCTAGCACTTCCATTACAGAACGTGTGCAGACTATATGTCAATCTAAGTTACTCTAACACAATTTTACTGAGTACTCAGACCAAATATTTTTCTTCCGTCATAAACTTACGGCTTTACTCTCCCATCAGGAGATAGTCGTTAGAGGTTATCCATATCTTATCAAGACTTAGGACATTCCTACCGAAACTTACCCTTGTTATCGTTGACTTAGCACTAACGTTTCCTAGTGTTCACTATTTTTATCACTAAGCACTGATTAGCTTTTCTTTCAGCTTTACAACCGTTCGTTCTTGTGTTAACTACTAAGATGTATCAACATCCTGTTTCTTCTTTCTGCTTTCGCTACCATCACGTTTGCGTTTTCACACTACGTTGTGGCAAACAGGTTTTAAGGTAATTCCTCGGTTTAACTTTTGTAATGATACTCACCCTTCACAGGATGAGCAGGGCTTTCTAATTGTCATTGTTACTTCATATAGAAATTTTCTATATTTATGTAAACTGTTAGTTTACCCTGCTTTTATAATCGTCATTTTATCAATCCTTTCTTGAAATACATTTTAATAGGAAGAAACTAATTTCCTCCATAACCAAATAGGTCATCCATTAAGTTCCCTGTAGAAGCCCCTTGTTCTGGTTGTTGTGTTTTCGTAACTTCAACTTGTTCAGGTTCCTTCTTAGGTTTTTCTTCCACCTGTTTCCCAACAGGTTTCGCATCTTTTTGTACCACCTCTTGTGGTACTTCTTTTTCAACCACTCGGACAGGTTCTTTTACTTGTTCCACTGGTTTGTTTTGTACCACTTGTTTTACAACTGCTTCTACTTCCTTATCAGGAATCGCAGTTCCTTTTACTTGCGGATACTCTCCAGTACCTTGCAAGTCAAACAACTGGTTGAATAAACTTACTGTGTCTAAAATCTGTCCACCACAGCTTGCCACATGATGTTGAATCAAGATTCGTAAGGCTACGCTTGGGTGCGGTTGACGGTTCCACCATTCAGTGACCACTTTATCATCCAATGGTACATTGAATCGCTTGCGAGAGATTTTTTCCATTCCTTTCTTCACTCCTTGTTGGCTCATTTATGGACTAAGTATACCACACTTTAAGAATGATTGCAACAGATATGGTTCATTTAATGTACCCATAGGTGGTACAGTGTTTTTTAATCTTCCATCACTTCTACGATATCAACAGAAGAAACAGTTTCTCCAGGTTTCAGTAAATACACTTGCGTATACTCTCCGAATAACCATTTAACGATTCTTACAGGTAAAGTTCGAATTGCCCCTTTCACAACTGGCGATTTTTCCCCATTCTCTTTTACGACGTTGATTATAACTTGATGTTTCATCATTTTTCCGTCCTTTCTGTAAGACTTATTTTCTCTCTTACACATCACAGGCAAAGAAAAGCTACTCTTTTTTAACCTCTCGTGAAAAAAATTTTTTACGAAACAAAAAAGTCCCCACACGAAACCGTGCAGAGACTCCTGTTTAACCACCGTTATATTATCATAATTTTACTAACTTTTCAATACAGCTTGACAAATACGTTTAAATTCCATCAATTCTCCTATAATAGAGTTCGTACACACCTTTGCGTTCAAAACAGACTTAACGGTCTTATGGTCTCCAGGACCGAACCCGTCAAGGTCTCCTCTATCATCACTAAGTAATACTTCTTCTACATATACTCGAACAAATTCTCCTAAATCCTTACCGTGTTCCCCGCTAATAAACACATCCATAAACTGAGGAATTGCGAACAACTTTACGAAATGTCCTGTAAGAACACCACTCCAGAATCCATTCTCTTTCCCAGACACATAATGAGCAATCATTTTAAACAACTCATATTTCGTGACTGATGTATTATCTACTGAATACTCGATGTCACTCCATCCTGCTTTCTTAAAGAAACTAGTATTAAATGTCATTTCATTTAACTGATCTCGTTCCTCATCAGTTAAGTCTTCAATACTTGAGACCACTTCAATCACATTTAATTTTAAATTTGTATTCTTTCGTGGACCATGCAGTAAACCTGCTGGTAACTTCTGTATAAAATCTCTATCTTCATAAGTCACACTCGATACGTCTTTTGGATACCCATAAGGTGTAATTAATAAGGAATAAAAATAGTTGTTCTTATTTAACTTAGGTAATACTTTAGACACGACTTCATCATACCATTTCGCATGCGTCAGTGTCCCAAAACTACCCATATTACCCGTTAAATAATGTCCGTCTGCTTTTGGATTGATAACAATTGCTCGTTCTTCAAACTCACGATCCCCTTTAGCAGACGCTGTTAATCGTTGTAAGAAAATCCCTTTAGCAACGATAATTTCTTTCTCATAATCTAACGGTCCATATAAAGCTTCAACTTGTTCTTTCGTCATTTTTACAAAATTTGCGTTCTGTAAAGGTTCGTTCTCACTCTGCCATCGGAACACTTCTTCCACTGTTGCCAGTGGCATCTGCGATAAATCCGATCGCTTATATTTGTAATTCTTGACCGTGCCTAATGGAATTCCTGTACCCTCGGAAATCTCCGTCGGGGTATACGCACTAAAAATGAGTTGCAATCTGGATTTTAAATCGCCTACTGAATCAAAAGTTGTTGTTGTCATAAATAAAATTTCCTTCTTTCTGTTTCTTTGATAGTTCCACTATACCCTACATCGAGATTAAATGCAATACTTTTGCAAGGTGTAATTTTACACCTTATAAGACTTTTCACACCCTAGAAACCAATTGTTTCTATAATACATCACACAACGTAGGTTCCCTACGCTGGAAAATGGTTGAAATAAATTAAAAAAAAAGGAAGTGTATAAAATGAAAGTAATTCCGTTTTATTCTAAAAATGAGTATAAAGAATTTAGCAACTTATATCGTACGTCTTTTACGTATCAAAACATCCGATTCGATTCTGTTGAAATGTTCGTTATGTACGCAAAAGCCTGTCTCTTTAAAGACGAGTCTATTAAGACTCAAATCTTAGAGACCGCTAAAACGAACCCATATAATACGTCCGTATATAAGAAACTAGGACGCAAAGTTTCTAACTTTGATCCTAAACTCTGGGACGATAAGGCTCCGCTTTATTTTATGGTAGGAATGTTACTGAAATTCTTAAACGACTCTAACGTTCGTAAGAAGCTTCTTGCGACTAAAGACGCTTGGCTTTGCGAAGCAAACCCTTACGATACGAAATACGGTATCGGTCTTGAACCTACGCATCCGCTAGTTCCCTACCCGCTTAAATGGAAAGGGTCTAACTTATGCGGGCAATACTTAATGATTGTCCGTTTTGTTCTCGACCCGTCGTGTACGTACCATGATTATATCCGTAACTATGATAACTCCGTTATCGAGAGTTGGATTGAAAAATTGAAGACTATTAAAGCTACAGCTCTATCCTAACTGGATAGGGTTGTAGATTTTTCAACTATATAAGGGGGTTCTTTTTATGGAATTAAAAGTAAATAATAAACTATTCGTGATGAGTGATACAGATTACCTAAAACTTACGGATATTCATCGTAAAACGTTACAGGAACTAAGTATGTTATCTGAAGATATGTATCCAGAGTTACACAATCCTGTTTATATTGAATTAGAACAGGATATGGTTGTAGTTGTTGTTTAACATTCATCCTATTTATCAGATACTCATCCGAGTGTCTGATTTTTTGCACACAATAAAGGTTTCACCCTTTGGGTGCGAGATTGGTGCTAGTAAATTTTAAGGAGTGTGCTTTTATGTCAAAAATCGTTTTATCTCTCACAGGTCACCGCCCAAACAAGTTGGACGGATACAAACTCTTTGGTTCGAACCACATGCTACGTCCCTACTATCAGCGTCTTTACAATCGACTCGTATTAGCGATCACAAACGCTCTCGCAAAATACGATACAGTCGAGTGCCATTCAGGGATGGCTCTGGGAGCTGATACTATCTGGGCTCTGGCTATCGTCGCTATGAAAGAACAATATCCAAACCGTGTGACATTTGTAGCTGAAATTCCAGACTACAATCAACCGTCTCGTTGGTTTGAAGACGACCGAGTTCGTTGGCAAGAACTCATTGACCAAGCCGATAGTATCAACACATACGCTTCGCAAAACCCGAATCGCTCATACGCTTATATCTTAAATCAACGAAATATCGGTATGATTCAAGCTTGTGACATTCTGCTTGCAGTCTACAATGGCGACGCTACTGGTGGGACAGCTAATGGTGTTCGTGACGGTAAACGTTTCGGCAAGCGAATCGTTAAATTAGACCCAGAGTTGTTTCGATAAAACAAGAGACGCCCTCTACGGGCGTTTTTTTTTGTTTATAAAATCTAATATCATATAGTTTAAGAAATTGAGGTGGTACACCACCCGATTCGAGAATTGAAAATAAACATATTAGGAGTGATTACTATGTCAACAGTATTAGACTACAAAATTATTATGAAAGATGGTACAGTTCATGAACAAACAGATAAATACGGAGCTGTTCGTGACTCTGTATATGAAACAATCGAAAAATTATATCAAGGAAGTCACTTACCATACGCTTGTAAGTTCACATTAACAGACCCTGAAGAAATTCTTCGTTTCGGTCAAACAATGATTGAAAACTCACCTGAAGGTGGAGATTTCACTGTGAACTTTATCGATGAAGAAGATGAGTTTCACTCACAAATCTTCGATATTTATAACTTAAAATCTTTCATTGAACTTGTTCAATCAGGTGCTCGTATTCTTGAAATCGATACAGGTGTTTGGGTAAGACATTCATTAATTTTCCCACAAACACACTATCGTATTCTTGAACTTGATGTAGATACATCTGTTTTTGCAGAACCAAAAGAAACAAGCGTTTCTCAAGAAGACTTACGTATCTTCATCAACTACTGTCAACGTGTTGTTGAAAACAAGAAACTATGTTTCGGTTTCCATGTAGACAAAATTGAATCTGTAACAATCAACATGTGCTAACACTTGACAAACAACAACACCAGTGGTACTCTACTTTGAGGCACCTAACTGGTGTTTTATTTTACATAGAAAGGACTGAAAACAAATGAATAAGTATAAATTCATTACATTTACAAACGTCGCATACTCTGACTTACTAGAGTTATTAGACCGCATCAGTTTCCTTCCCGAAATTCAATATCACAATCCTGTTATTTCTTACGAAAATAACATCCCTGTTATGATTATTCACACATCAGCTGATTACGAAACATTATTGAACGTAAAGGAAACGAATCAATCGGTTATTCAAGACGTTATTCAAATCTAAAAAGGAGGTAACTAGAATGAAATTCAAACCAAGTACTAAATACAAAATCACGTCTCGTGAAGAAATGGAACTACACCTTCACCTAAGACGTAAAGGTGGTCACGCTCATCGTGATAAATCTAGTTACCAACGCAAAGAGAAACACAAAACACGGCTTTCAGATTACTGTTAGCCGTCTTTTTGTATCTAAAGGAGGAACAACTTATGTCAAACATTCTCGTCATTCCAGACGTTCATTTAAAATTTAACATCTTATACCCTATCATCAAAGACATAACGTCTAAAAATAAAGTTGATAAACTTGTGTTTCTTGGAGACTACTTCGATGATTGGGGTCAACAATTAAACAACAAACTTTATGAAGAAACATGTGATTACCTAAAGAAACTAAACGCAGAATATAACTGTATCTTTCTTTTAGGGAATCATGATGTCCCGTACATCACACGAAACCTCCAGCATTACTCTAATCACGATCCACATATTGTATCGTTATGTAGAGAAACATTACTATCTTTAGACCCAATGATTGCGTACGCACACGATGGTATCTTGTATAGTCATGCTGGATTTATCTCACAACCTGATGGTACAGATTTTCGTATCTTTACAGACGATAGTCAGGACCACTACGTCAGATTACTAGCATACGAACAACCTTATGCTACGTATTCTATAAACGATAACCCTCTTTGGATTCGTCCTGACGAGTGGCAACGTTCGTTAATAGAGTGGCTTCCAACACAAATTGTCGGTCATAGCCCTGTCCCTAACATTACGACCTTTGAAGCGGACCGCTTCGAGTCGAAACTGGTTGTATGTGATACGTATAGTAACACATCTTGGAATCAAAAAATTGGAAACTACGCTCTTGTACTCGTACAAGATGGTAACATAGAAAGGATTTATTGAATATGCAACTTATTGAAAGAAAACAATTTAACTCACTAGAAGAAATCGCCTTACGCTTTAAAGAACTAGCTACAGGCGTTTCAAAACGTTTTGACCGTCGCACAAGTTTCTGGACTAAACGTCCATTTAACATTTTGATTGCGATGTCTTTTGGTACAGACTTAACGGCTACATTTTATGAAACAACTGTTGAAGAAATCTCAACTCTGCAACAAAAAGACAAAACTCACTTATTTCACTTCGTTGTAGGAAACGACCAATACACTAGAGACGGTGTACGTGGTCAAACTCGTCTTGTGTTACACAACATGCCGTACCCAAGAGAAAACTACAAATTATTAAGTTCGCTTGTGATGGACGATTTCTACTGGAAACGTACGCTTGTTGGTGAACTACAATATAACTTAGAAAACCAACTAGAAACAGATCGTCTCTTATTCGGTGGTGGTATCCCTACCCCTCTAACAGATCAAGAACCTGAGACAATCCCTGCGTACAGACTAGAGTCTCGTAAACCAATTCAAAATCTTAATAACTAAAGGAGGTCTCGCCCTATGGCTTCTATTGTATTCATCCACGCTTTATCGAAAGAAGCAACTCAAATGCTCTTAGATAAAGAAATCTTCCTATACAATCTTCAAAACTACATCATTATTTCAGATCCAAAAATCACAACAAATGATGTGAAACACCGTATCGAAAAAGCTGTTTCGCAAAATAAAACGATTCTTATTACGTCTCCAGCTGTTCAGAAAATCAAGACTCGTAAACACCTGTACGACCTCTTTGGAAAAGATAACTTGGTACGAACTCGCATCCACTACGAGCCATTACATGTTCTAAAAGAACGTCCGTCCCTTAAAAACGTGCCATTCAACGAAATTTACAAAATGTACGTTTCTGCACAGGCACCAATGATTGGGACGGATTGTAGTTCCGTATCTATCTCATCAAATGGTTTGTACGAAGACGAAATCAGCTACTACTCACGTACAACTGCCTTGCGAGCTCATAACTCACCTCATCATGCCGAAACGATTCCTGAACATATTGATTTTGTCATTCATAATGTTCCAGGTCACCTCAAAACTGTCGCTCGTTTCCATGATTTAGGTAAATATGTGGCTCGTCAAAAAGCGAAACTATCAGATTACGATACGTTTATCAACCACGAAAACGTATCAGCGATGTACGCATTAGTGAGCCATTGTAGTCCTAGAGACGTTCGCATCATTCAGTTCCACATGATGGCTCACAACCTGACACCAGCTTTGGTTCGTCGCTATCACTTAGAAGATATTGAAGAAGACTTACGCGTCTTTGCTAAAGCGGACGCTGGTGCTAAAATCTTACCAGAAAACAAATGGTCCGCAAAACCAGTAGTGATTCAAAAGGACGAACCGCAGAAATATCGTGTCAGTGAGTTTCTGAAACACGGTTTCTAAGGAGGTATGACACATGAATCCAGCTCGTAAAGCAGAACTAATGCAACTATATCCTAAAGGTACTCGTGTTCAATTGGTCTTTATGGACGACAAATACGCTCCACCTGTAGGTACACTTGGTACCGTAACTGGTGTAGACGATATGTGTTCCCTTCAAGTGTCCTGGGACACTGGAAGTACACTATCCGTCCTCGACCAAATCGACCGTGTTGAGAAACTTTAATAACACGAACACAAAACCCATTTCCGTTAACCCATAAACACCGAGACGAACACTAAGTTCGTCTCTTTTTTACTACCAAAGGAGGTAACAACTATGAACCCAAACCACAAAGCAAATACACGTCTCGTATTCTTACGTGACATCCCTGAAGCTGTCACTTTAAGTAACTTTATCAAGGACTTAGACGCAAAATACAGCGTCGATTCTACCGATCCAGATAATACGTTTGGACGTATCAATCTGGAACGCCCTATTGTACGATATGGTGTATCAAACACCTTGTACCTTGCTGGCATCAGCACCTATCGTCCAGCCGATATCATACTACCGAAACACAAAGCAATCCCACATGCTGATTCAGTTATTACTATCTCGCAACTTGGTGAAGTTGCTCTCCTCACTAACAAAAACCGCTTAGGAGCAAAAATTGAACCAATTACAATTGAAGAATCAGACATCAAGAAACTTCAAGAACTACGTCTCGCTTTTAAAGAAGCGATCCTACGTAACGCACCTCTGAAACCAGATTTCTCGTCACTAGATAACGATCCTAAAACCGACAACCTAACTCGCTTAGAACTCACAACTCTCTACGATGATATTCTCTTGGAACAAGGTTTTGCTCCACGTAGAGATTATCATTTCAAAGAAACAATTATGGTTCCTAACCTCAAAGGAACACCTCAACCTTTCGTTATCGAATATACTCGTTTAAGTACAAATCGTTGTCCTCATTTCTCAACAACATACGATGGTTCGCAACGTCAAGAATATATGCACGGCTATCACCCTGCTAGTGCTTTCTACAAAAAGTGGGATAACTTCCATTTACACGAGCTGACTTTAGAAGAATATCAAGAATTGCTTGAGGATATTAAAGAGCTTAAAGAATCTAAATAAAGATTGCACCAGTGCAATCGGGCTTGGAATCGTAAAAATTAAATAGCAAAGGAAGTGTCCACTATGGAACTAGAAAAAATGTTGCGTCACGGTAGACTAATCGGTGAAATTATGATTGGTTCTGCCTTTATTCTATTAGTTGGCTTGTGTTTATCACTTGAGGTAAACTCAGTTAACCCTTCTGAATTTTTCACAATGGTAGTACTTTATCTACTACTATTAGCTACTGGAGTTGTGTTGAAACAAGTATCAATGCCTGATACAATGTCTCAACCACAATCTCAAACAAACTAAAAAAAAGTACCCATCACGGGTACTTCTTTTTTTATCGTTGTCTTTGGTTTCGATAATAACTATTTCGATAAGTGCGTAACAATTTTAACCCACTATCCATACGGTCTTTTGGTGTACGAGCGGTTGTTTCTTCGACACCCACTTTATGAGCGAGCCCCATTAGTGACAAGCTTGTAGTATCAGACATGGTGCGAATTTCACTATCCATACGAGCCATTTTCGTCTCAAGACTTCTAATATAATCAATGACAGGGTTATCTGTCACTACATTTTTATCCTTAATGATATCTAATAATGTCACCCATTGAGACTTAATAGTTGACTCGCTCCATCCGAGTCGTTCGGGTAACGTCTCTAAGTCCCAACCGAGCCATTTTGCAAGAACATATGCTAGCACATATTGCGTACCCACATCCCGCATAGCACGACCGTTACTATCTTTTTGAACCGTCACTTGAAGTCGTTGGTAAACGGCATCTAACAATAGTCCGTCAATCATCACTTTTGCAACACCTTCGGTTTGCACGTCCACTTCTTGTGGCGTAATTGTCTTCGATCCAAGCATAATAGCGTGTACTAATTGTTTCTCATCCTGATTCAGCGATTCTTCAGTTCTTGGAGGTGCTACGCTCTCCACTTTCGGCTCCTCTGACGTTTCTTGAACCGTCGGTTCAACTGGAGAAACCTCCTCTACTGGTACATCATCGAACGGACTTGATGTGTCTTCGGAAGGTTGCACTTCCTCTACACTTTTTACCGTTTCACTAGGCGAAGCTTCATTCGAAACAGGTTCTGTTTCTCTGGTACCGACTCCTAAAATCTCGTCTCTAGAAGCTTCTACAGGTACGTCCACAGGTGTCTCTTGTTGCGGAATATCCATTGAGAGTTCTTCTGGTTTGTCTTCTTGATTGTCTAAAGCGGAAACCTTTGGTTTATCCTCCGCTTTTGTCGGCTCTAAGCCGAGACTATCAAGTAGACTCCCAGAGATAGAGACACTTTGTTGTCCGAAATCTTTTAGTTTCTTTGATAAATCATCCATCTAGTTCACCACCCTCATCAAGTTCACCGTCTTCTTCTTGTGCCAAGTAATTGTCTCCTCTTGCGAGTCCGACAATGGCATCGAATCCGTTGATCGTTACGTTTGTTAAGTTATCCATTGATGACTGTACTGCCATTACAGTCCCTGTCAATTGATTAATGCGTTGTATCAACGCTGTCGGGACATCATAGTCCCCGTTTTCATAAGCAATCATTAAGTCGATTGCATCTAAAATATACGTATTTAAAGAGACTTGTTTTCTAGCGGACCAGTATTTTAATCGTTCGTGCGTATCTTCATCCAGCCGTAAGCTGACACGCACTGTATTTTTTGGTTCTGCCATGGTTAGTTTTCCTTCTTTCTTAGATAGTTTCTTTAGGTATTATACCATGTGTTGGTTGATTTTTCAACTAACAGAGTTATGTTTGTCGTTGGCGTTAGTGGTAGCCTCGCTACCGAGGTGAGAATTGGAAGTATTGCATACTAGGTGCCGTCGGCACTAAAGTAAAAATACTTGATATTTTTGCCCTTTGGAAAAAATCACAATAATGGTACATAAATGAATTAACACTTGATTTGTGAACCATTTTACTATACAATAAAAATAAATTAAGGAGGTGACCCAAATGGACTGGAGAAAAGCAGGTTATCAAATGGCTAAAGGGGCGGACGACTTAGATCGTGACCTATCAGTCATCAGAATTTTTGCACAATTGTTCTGTTACATCATCGGTTTCGGTATCGCTGTTGTAGCACTTCAAACAATCGTAAGTTGGGCAGTTGGACTAATTGGTCCTTTAGTGGGCATCGTCCTCGTTGGATATATTGCCATTAAAGTACTAGCGTTCTTTGCCCGCAAGTAATTATTGATACACTCAAGCAACAATTAGGCATACTTATGTTCCTTCAGGAATATAGGTATGCTTATTTTTTTTAACACTACCCCACTATACTAAAAGTGTGTGTCCCACGCACGAGTTACGAATTGAAATTAAAACATAAAAGGAGGAGTTTATCATGACTCAAATTCAAATTTATACAGATGGTTCTTTCAACCCTGACTACAAAATGTACGCTGGTGCGTGTATTGTTGTTCAAAACAATGAAACTGTAGGTCAGTGGGTATTCGCTTCACGTCGTGAAGACTTTTTACAATCAAATAACGTAGCTGGTGAAGCTGTTGCTTGCGTTCAAGGTATCCGTTTCGCCCTAGAAATGTTCCCTGAAACAACAGAACTTGAAGTATGTTACGACTTACAACACTTAGGCTTCTGTGCTACTCGTCAATGGAAAGCAAAAGCACCTGTTTCTATCTGGATGATTCAAGAGCTTGATAAAATTGCCGAAGAATATCCAGAACTAACAATTACTTACACGAAAGTTAAAGGTCACGCTGGTGTTCCAGGAAACGTAGCGGTTGATAAGCTCGCTTATAACGCACTACAAGAAGGTCATGACCGTGATTCAGCGTTCGCTCGTAAAACTGTATTCTAAGAAAGGTGATTTCACTTATGCTAACAGTAAATGCTAACACCCATATTTACGATTTACGTACCATCAACTACAACTTTACAGAACATGCTGACTCCACATCGTCGGCTACTATTTGTGTACTAACATTATCACCAAAAGTTGATGAATACTTAATCAGTAAGGTCTTAGAAAACCATTTCGATATTCCTTACATGAAACAAGAGTCAGGTTACGCTGAAATGAGACCTAACAATCCATATCGTTATAATCATATTTACGATAAATCATTTGCGTTCTCACTTGATGTAGACGACCCAACAGTTTATCGTGATGAATTTAGATACGCTTTATCACTTATTGCAGATCTAAGTTTATTCTCCACATTTATAGCTATCGATTATGATGAAATAACCAATGAACTAAAATACACAACTCTGGCACACGCAGAAGTACTAAAACTGTTCGAAGATAAACTAGAGAAAGCTCATAAAAAGATTGAAGCGTACAAAAGCAAACCTGTTCAAAAACTTTTGAAACAAATCGATTCGTTATCTGACGAAGAACGTAACATCTTACTCAATAACTTATCGTATTAAGTAACATCTACTAGACACACTTACTGAATAACCAGTAAGTGTGTCTTATTTTTTATTCAAAACCCGATGTGCCTCCAGCACACGAGTTATATCCTGAAATAACAATAAGAAAGAAGGTAACTTATATGAAACCAAACACATACACATTCCTCGTGGATTCTAAATTTAAGTCTCAATCCCCTACTCATGTGTCATTCGCCATTAGTCTCTTAGATAAAAACGACCAGTTGCTCGGTTATCACCGTGCCAGTGCATCTGACGCCTTTGCGACACACCAAGCACGGGACGGTCAGTTTCCACGTATCTTAGAACATATCTTCATTTTTGCACAACTTGCGTATCAGTTCATTGATCCTCAAGGACCAATCACACTGTTAGTTCCAGAAACAAATGTTGCATTGGCAGAATACATCATGGAACAAAAAGAACATATTGAAGAAATGTTACAATCAATTTATAATCGCAAAATCATCGTTTCCGTCGCAACAGGAACTAGATTTGAGGCTCCACTTGACCGCCTCAAAGACTTTGTATCAATTGCATACGAAGAAGGTTTGAGGGAATTATCGAGCCCATGTAGTCGTACAACGTGGGAACCATGCTTATTCAGCTAAAGAAAGGACGTAAAAAAAATTATGTACACTTATACTACAATCCCAGAGCTCATCGAGCTTTTAGACAAACACTGGAACGACAACGAAACATTCTCACTTCATTATAAACACGATACAGAATATGACCTGATTCACTTTACGTTATTACAAAACGGTAATATTCTACATGAAGCATATTTTGAAATCGACAACGTAAACTTCCAAGTACGTTTCTTCCACGAAATTCAAAAAATGCCTGAACTTCGTATGTTCCTTGATAAATTTGACAAATTCAAGTACCGTCCAGAAAACCCTGAAACCATTCTTACAGGTGAACCAATTCAGCTATGGTCCCATGTCATGGTTTCAGACCCATGTTACGACACAAACACATGGTATAACGGTGATTTGGAAAACGTTTTACCTGGTATGTGGCGTACGAAAGCAATCTACATGTACGATCGTTGCACTGACCTTATTACCTATCATAAAGACGTACCTGAACCAACTTTCGACAAATATGAGAAAACTAATATTGTTGTAGGTGTCGATTCAGGACAAGCTGGCATCTATGACTACAATCACTTTGCTAAAATGTGTAAAAATGAGAAATGGTACAATTCAATGTGTACATCTGTATCTAGTATGACAATGCCTCTGTCTCCACTAGAACAACGTTGTTACGATGACTGTAAACATATACTACCATTCCATGACGTAACAGAATCACGTTTAGAAGAATTTTTCAACCTAAGACCTATTGCTAAAATCAAATATGGTATCGATATTCTTCACTTTAACTTATGTCCGAATGGTCTCAAGGTTGGTTATATGGAACAACTCTCAACAAATAAATACTCTGTTGTTAGTTCGTCTGGTTACGGCGATGGTTCATACGACTGTTACGTTGCTAGAAACGAACAAGGTCTAATTATTGCTATTCGTATCAACTATATCACCGCAGAAGAACTAGAAGACGACTATTAGAAAGGAGGTCTCCCCTTTGGGAATCCGATTATCACTTGATATATACAATTCGAAGACAGATAAACGAGTCTTCTTCTATGAGTTTCACGCAAACGAAGGTTCTATCGTAGCAATACTTAACTTATTCAAAAAATACAACACTAAAGCCTTAGAACTGGATGAAGAATACGACATCCCTTGGTTCACATACAACAGTAAAAAAGCTAAAAAACCATTTGTTACTATCCAAGATATTCTTGACGCTATTGACAAAGGTATCGTTATGGACCACGCTATGAACTTTGAATGTGACTATGACAAAAACACGCATACCGTGATTCCACTTCACTTGTATGACACAGATAAAGCACCACTTTATACTCAGATTTACACACATGTGATGGACAAATGGTTGATGTCCACATATTACTGTCTCAACAAGTTACTCGCTTCAGGTCTCGTAACGTTGAAACACGAATCCATCATAACTGGACGCTATGACCAGAACGTATATATGAAACCAATTTTGACACTCAAAACAGGCTACTATTTCACTGTTTCTTATAGCTAAAAACCCTCATATTTCTTGACATCTTGCCCCATATATGGTACAATATGTTTGTGATAGCGGGTTGTGTTTAGCTGGGAACTAGACCTATCCTAGACACTCTTGATGTTTATCGAGGGTGTCTATTTTTTTTTACGTCACCGCACTCTCCAAATACAATATGAAAGGACGTTTTATAATGACAAAAAACTTTGAACAAAATTTAACTCAAGCGATGAAAGAAGTGTTAGAGTCTATTGACCCAAACTATACGTTCGATAAGGAACACAACTGTTATATCGCTCACGATAAAGAACGCAATGATTCAATCATTATGTTCGCATATGAGAAACCAAAAGCATCACCATTCGGACCAGGGTTCGCATCTATGGTGACCGCTTCTACTAAAACATTCTCGGATGACGCTTTTGTAGCATCTACTGCAAATTTAGACACTTTGCACAAAATAGTACTAAACCCAATGCGTCATATCCGTAACATGGAAACCATTAAACAACTAATCATAGAAACATTTCCTGAATTACAAAATCCACAATTCACTAACGATCCTCAACATGACACTACACATATTCATGTGAAATCAGATAATCTTGCTCCATTTATCGTATCTATAAATACAAGTGAACTAGAATATGCTATAATTCCAGAGCAACTGACAGATATTTCTATTCTTTTTTATGACTACAACCGTAATGAATACTCAACTGACCGTATAATTGCCTTCGGGCGTACAGACTATTCTGAACACCTCGAAGAATTTTACGAAAATTACTCACCTGAAGCTAGATTTACAACCATTGAAAATCCTACTTCACTAACAGAACCAACTGTTAAAGAGGTGTTACGTCAAACTTTCCAACAACACTACAACGAATGTACGCCTGAACAACATCAATTGTTACATGATTTTCATGAAATTGATTTCGACAATTCAGTTGACCGTGACATACATGTTGAAATATCACCTACACTCTTAACAGACCCAACTAAAGAAGAAAGTGAACCTTGTTTATATCTAACAGTCTCGCCTCTTGATAACGAGTACTCTGTTAATTTTTATCTTGCTAAAAGAGACAATAATATTGAATTAATCGAAAATGATTACGGATATCACACGGCTCGTACATTCAGTATAGAAAACCATAACAACTCAGTTCCAGAAACATTAGAGTATATGTTATACGAACTAGACTCAGACATACTAGGTATGGCTCCACGTCACGTTACTGAAATCGACCCATTCTTAAAACCAGAAGTCAAATCAGACACGCATATCACATCTATGCATCAACTATTTGAACCAGACGAATTTTTCGTACTCGACAAAAAATCAGACTATACAGAACTAATCAAAGATCGTCTCCCACAAGAAGAACCAGACAATGAGGACGACTTAGATTTACCGTTCTAATATAAAGGAGGAATATAAATGGATTTTTTAAGTATCGAAGAAATTGAATTACTCAACAACACCATATCAGCACTGGCTCACTCAGTGCTTGGTGTTAAATATATACACGCCTTACGAGACGAAACAAACCCGAACGCTCGTACATTTATTGTAGACGCTGAACCTGAAAATGTAGACATTACAGCAGAAATTATAAGTCGGGAAAACAACGAAACAAGTATTCTAATTACACAAAATAACGACCAATTTAGTTCTGAAAGAACTATCACGTTCCCTACTGACAAATTAAGTGATATAGAAACGATTCGCACATACCGTGACCTCGTAAAAACTCAATACAAATCAGACGTTATGCGTACTATCTTATCTAACAGCCTTTTCGGTTACACAGATAGTTCTGTTGAAGAACAAAAAGTTTACAAAGACCGTACATCTCAAGTCTATACTTTTTCTGGATTTGGGGAAGAACCAGTCCGTTTCATTATGAGTGAAACACTGTTAGATTTGCCTTATCGAGGAGGACAACTCGACTATCAAGAATTTAATACATTCAAAAAAGAGTGGGAAACAAAAGCTTCGTATATCTCCGAAGCATTAATGTCTACAAAAAACCATACATCTGGTAACAAAACAATTATAGGTGTACCAGAATTTTATGGTAGTAAATGGTCTATTGACGATTTTGTTCATAACCAAATCTCACAAAGAACAATGGAACAAAGCGTAATCATGTCTCCATTACATCAAATTTCTAATTTGAACGCATTATCAAGTTCTCAATACTATCTAAATAAAATCAATAAAGATTACAACATCGCCTATAAAGTTCCAGATGTAAGCGAAAATCGTATATGCGACGTAGATGTGTACATCTACCCTGCTGACCAAAACATTACAGAACCAAATGAACATACGAAACATTACATTATGAGATATCAACCACCAACAAAAACAGAACCTGGTTATATTAAAGCTTATGATCCGACAGGTTTAGAACCTAAACTCATCGCTCGTCAACAAGATACCGATGATTATATCGACGATATGATTGAATTAACGAATCATTTAAAAGAACTATCTGGACCAATGATTCAAAAACAAGTAGAACAAAAGAAACAACTGTCTCGTTTCTCATTGAACCATGATGTGGCTCATGAAGAAAACGAAGATTTAGAACCATAAAGGAGGAAACAATATGAGTGATAAACCACACCGTCTTATTTATTCTCAAACTGAATTACTTCAACTGTTCCAAGAACAATTGAAAAGTCAGTTTAATGCGAAGTTACCATACGAACCAAATAGTTTAGACGCTGATTACCAACTTCATGTAACCAATAGCTGGTTCGATACAGAATATTGGGACGACTATTCAGTAAATCCAAAATTACGAACCACATTTACGTTACGTGGATTGACGAACCATGAATTTAATGGTAAATCTGTTGTATTCACATTTGACCATAATAAAGATTATGAAAATGATTTTACTTATGAAAATGGACTAGATCCATTCTACAACATACTACCAGAAAATAGAATACCATCTAATGAAGTTGAAGAACCTTTTGATGTAGTTATTAATATCAATGATACAGGCGAAGAACTTATTCGTTCGCCATTTGGTTCAAAAAGCAATCACAAAGCTCTAAGAACACCTGGGGAAAATCCAATTGACGAATCATATTTTACAGATTATCTCAAACCGTTGTTCTTTAAATACCCAGAAAAATTGAAACAACACTTACCAAACTTTACATTGTTGTACACACCTGCTTACGCATACGAACATGCTTGGAATAACCCTGATGGTTCTAAAGATGACTATGTTCCAAGTATTCAATATAAATTGTCTCAAGCAAACTTCAAACAATTAGAATATTATCAAAAACCTTTAGAAGTATATGTTCCATTAAATGATACAGATACAATTCTATTTAAAGATAACCACTTATCAACTGACGGAACACCAACAGTATTCTCGTTTAATATTCACAATCCATCCGAGCTAAAAACACTAAACGACAAGCTTGTTGAAGTAAGTAATCGCATAACACCTGCTCAAGAAGAAATTATGTATCAAATTGCCGAAAATAACCATTGGTACGACCCTGATAACCCAAAACTAAAACATATGGAAATCAAAGCTACCCTACCTGATAATTTGTTACAGACAAATACCGTTCAAGTAGATGTAACGCACAAAGATAAGACACAACAATTCTTCGTTACTCGTATCAACGACGACCAATATCGAATCACAGAAACTTTTGATCCACAAAACATGCCTGATTCAATTGAAGTCTATAACATTATCAATCGTACGAAAGACGAAGGTTATTCTAAAACACTTGGGAACACACTAAAACGTATCGTTTATAGTAACCAACAACCTAAAAGTACAATCAAAGTTGCTAAACAAAGACCGAAAACAAAGTTCAAACAAACGTCTCTATTTGACGAACCAGAAACGGACAACGGTCCGTCACTAGACTAACGAAAGGAGTTCACCTATGCTTACAGAAGAAACGATTTACAATATGAAAGCAACAATTGACACAACATTAATGGAACTATTTAATATCACTCAAGAACAACTTCGTTCTTTTGAAGATTCTAATATCAACCCATACAGTTACTCAATGTTCGATTACAAAATTGACGTTCCTGGTAAAAAGCCTCAATTCTTTTCGGTCATGCTCAAAAATCATCCTATTGAAGGATCTAGATATCTGATTATTACTACAACCGACCATAAGTTTGAGGATGGTGTATGGATAATTCATAACCCAAATCACGTCATCAACACTACCGATATTAAAGAATCCTCTGAGGGCGAAGTTTCGCCTCAGTTTTACGAAACACTTGCAAACCAGCTTGGTCTCGCATATTTTGCGAAACAAGAAATCGAACCAAAAACTTTAGCTCGCATCATCCCTGACCAAGAGGGTTACTACACAGAAATCGAACCTCTTGATACAAGTGTTCCTCTTAACGAAACAAATCTTATCTTTATTACGTATGACGAACACGACAATAAGAGCCTTAAACTAACGGTTCCGTCAAGCGTTTGGCTTGAGCGAGACGGATATACAAAGAACGCATATCCGATCGAACACTACATGTACGATACGGATCAAGAACAGTTCCGTCTCTATGCGAAACATATCGGTGACCCTACGATTACAGAAGTTGAACGTCGTAAAAACACTAAGTTTTACGATAAATTACAACTACATGGCACAACTAGTCTCAGATTCCCGTTCCACTCTCCTAGTGAGTTCGCTACAGAAGCAAATCAAGCCCTATGGACATCAAAAACACCTGTTTCAACCACGTATCTAGATAACAATCAGTTTCGTAGAGCTGTAGAACTATTCAACAGCTCAAAGGTATTTAGTAACGCCAATCTCTCGGAACCAGAGAACAAACAACTGGACGAACCGTCTCTATAACCCGTTATCCTATCAACTTATACCCCTCTTTCGAGGTAAACATAACCCCTACAGGGCAAGACTCCTCATCTGAGGGGTCTTTTTTTAGTTTGAAAATCCTAAGGGGTTGCTACGCAACCGATTTAAGTATTGAAAATAAATATTAAAGGAGTTGTCCATTATGACAAAAGTATATTATGTATTATTAGAAAACGAATTAGAAAGTTTCCCTTACAAAGTAGGTAAAACTTACAACCAAGAGTGGTTACAAGAACACTTCGAAGAACTTTTCGGTTCATGCCTTGTATGTAATGCTGATGAAAATATCGACGGTGGTGAGTTCGAAAGCCAACACTTCTGCGGACCAGCTACTTTAGGTGACGCTGTAAATAACTTCTCAGACGAAGAAGAAAACCAACCTTGTATCGTACTAGAAGGTACTGTTACAGGAAACCATGAACCATTTTATTTCAGTATCGATACATTCAACCACGGACCTGAATTGGCAATCATCAACGCTCGTCGTTTCAATTCCGTTAAAGAATTATTCAAATTATTATAAAACTAATAAAACCGCTCTTACGAGCGGTCTTGTTAGTTTCAAGAATCTAAAGGTTCCTCTCGGAACCGATTTACTGATTGGAAATCAGGATTCAAAAAATTAAAAACTCTGAGTTTCTAACGAAACCTAAAGGACTCACAAGTGAGTCGGTTCAAATATTGAAACAATATAACAGCACAAAATATCAGGAAGGAGTTGTTTCATATGACATACATCGTTGATAAAAACGGTATGGTAACTTTCGTCAAATCAACTGAATCAGTTGTTAAAGTTGCTAAAGAAGTACAAAAACAAACTAAAGAATCTAAATAGTACCAAGGGGAGACACTTCTCCCCTACTCTGTACACTTGAATCTTCGATTCAAAAAATAAGGTTTCACGGAAACCTAAGGGCGATACGATCGCCGAATCTAAAATTGATAAAAAATTAAAAAAGACCTGTACATCAGGCAGAAAGAGGTAATTATTATGACAACTAAAAACCAAGGAACTTTAATCGGACGCTTATCACAAGACGTAAAATTTGCAGACAACAAAGATGGTTCTCGCAAAGCATACGTTACTTTAGCAGTAGAACGTGATTACAAATTAGAAGATGGAACTCGTCCTGTAGACTACATTCAATCAGAAGGATTCATTCCAGCTACTAAATCTGGTAACGGAGTATACGACCACATGAAGAAAGGTGACTTAGTATCAATCGCTTTCTCAGTACGTCCAAATTCTTACGAAAAAGACGGTGAAAAAGTATACGTTCAAAAATTAATCGTTGAAGGTGTAGACTTATTACACACTAAACGTGAAGCTAAAGCTTAGTCAAATGCAAAATAATTAGACGGTGCCAATTCGGTACCGTCTTTTTTTACACCTAAACACTTACTACAAAGGAGAATCAAATTATGAAACCGTATTATGTAGCAGTCAAAGATGGTGACGATTACCGTCACCTAGTAGAACGCATTACTTGCAACCAGGACTTAATCGACTTCAAAGAACTCGTCGCAGACCTAATTTTAGAAGCAACAGAATATTTCGACGAATTTCGTAACATGTCTAGTGACGATATTTTATACTATCATTGTTTCCAAATTGTCAAAGTCCCTAAAAAGGTCTACGACGCATTAAAAGATAAAGCTGTAGCTGTCGTTAGCATGGATGAAGCGTATGTAACGCCAATCGACAGCTTCAAATAAAGAAACTGAAAGGAGGAATCAACATGAACATTAAAGTATTTTCAAAATCAGCCATCAAACGTTATCGTCCAACAACTGAAACGGTATTGATATCGGTACAAGATAGTGGTTACGAAGAAAAGTCTCGCAATTTTATCTCTCATTCACGGTATCGTAGCATCTTGTGGCTTTATTTTGATGACATTGAGTCTGAGAATCCTCCTTACTCGTTTTCACCTTCTCAGGCTCGTCAGATTATTGAGACGGTTGTAGCCGTTGAGGCAAATAGCCCAAAAACTACTATCGCAGTACATTGTGAAGTGGGTGTTAGCAGATCGCAAGCGATTGCACACTTTATTGCCTCACACTTTGGTACCCCATCTCAAATCGCCGAGATTGAAAACAGAGACGTCCCGCAAAAAGCGGGGAACAAATTGGTTCGCACCTTGTTGGAACAAACCTATGAACAATACAAAAAGGAGGTCTCTCATGGACACTTATACAAATGACCAAGAGCAATATATGAGTCGTATGAATCAGACAGCTCAGAACAAGTTCGACCTGTTGAAACAGCATCTAACAGCAAACGCCAAGGTTCTTGACTTTGGTTCTGGTTACTCACCAGACTTTATAGAAGCCGTAGTTCAAACTGGTGCTTCATACACCGCTTATGATAGTTCCCCTATCGTTCAAGAGAAATTACGAACAAACGGTATCGACCTCTTGAGTGAAGAAGAACTACTTTCGTCAAAAGAACGTTTCGATATTGTGTTTCTCTCAAGCGTCTTTCACGAGTTGGTAAGTTATCTGTCCCCTGATAAATACAAACAAACATTGGATACACTCGTAGGTATCCTGAAATCAGGCGGGTTATTGATTGTACGTGACTGGGCAAATCCTAATGACGATTCTATCAGTACAATCACGCTAAAAGTAAAAACGAAACAAGAAGTGTTCACATGGATTGACGCCTTGGAATCAAACAACATCTTTAAACAAGTTGTAACCAAGGGTGATACACTCTATGCGTCCCAAAGAGATATGTATCAAATTGTGTTTCACGCAGTCTGGGGACTAGGTTCCTTGGAACGTGAATCTAAGGAAACATATGACGTGACAGACGCTATTGGTAGCTTGTCACTCACTTATGGTCTCATGCTTGTTTCGTACCACGCTGAATACGACGAATCGTATTTAGAGCATATTAAAAAATATTTTAGTACCCGAACATTACCTTTTGCCACAAAAGGTGTCTGGGTGTTCAAAAAATAAGGAGGTTTCCACTTATGGAACAATATTTACAAGAACTAGATAAGATTAACGAATTATTAGTACACACGGACGTTAAACCAGCACCATTCTGGAGCTTTCTTTTAGCACATCCGTGGTTATGTTTAGGTGTTCTTCTTTTTGTAGTCATAGTTTTTCATGCTGAAGAAGAAGGTAGTGTTCTAGCAGGTATGTTAACACCTTTAGCTAGTATATTAGCAATAGGTCTTATTGTTTTAATAATCGGTCTCTTTACTGATTTAGCAACTCCTAAACACGACCAAATTAGTGTTACAAAAGATTCATACGTAGAAGCTATCAATTATGTCACTGACTTACCAGAAAACAAACTTCAACAATTATACAATGAAACAGACAAATATGAATTTACAGACGCTCAACGTGAAGCATACACTGCAAGTCGTGTTATCATTCGAGATTACTATCATAAAATTTATAAGAAATAAGGAGGTTGCATTATGACTTTATACGAAAACTTTTTGCGTAACAAAGTAAAACGTGACGCTGAAAAAGAATATGTCCACACACTTTTCGACAAATTATCAGAAGAATTACTTCAATTTCAATTTAAAGTAGTTCTATCTAAAGACAATAAATTTACATTCTGTTCACTTAAAGACTCAACAAAAACAGCTGTGAACAAAACATGTCTTGTCCAACGCAATACAGATATTTTTGCAGACCCTATACGTTCATTAGAATGTACGGTTAATTGGCTAATTGAAAATGCAAGTATTCTTCGTCGTATTATTGATATGATTGAATTTCCAGCTAAAATTATCTTAAAACCTATTGATAAACCTCAATCTCATATTCCAGGATACATCAGTGTTGAAAACAAAGAAACATGTCAAACTGTTTCTTATTATGTAAAAAATAACAACATTGTAACACTATACAATAAATTATCATCAACATCTGACACAGAAACAATTTTAGAAGTATCTCAAGCATTATTCTATATCTAACTACATAAAGGAGGTCTCGCCATGAGTTCAAACAAACAACTGGAACTAGCTCTCGAAATCGCCACACTTGCACACAAAGGTGTGGAACGTCGTGATGGTGATCCATATATCTTCCACGCACTTCGAGTAGCTAACAACAAAACGTATATTCGTACAAAATTACAAAAAGCTGTCGCTATTTTACATGACGTTATTGAAGACACACCATTCACACGTTCATTTTTAGCCGAAAAAGGCATCAATAAGAGCGTTTTAGATGTTCTGGACTATTTGACTCATGATGAGGCTAAAGTCTCGTACGAGGCTTATATCGAGCATATATGCACGAATATCGACGCTATGCTCGTTAAGTTATCAGATTTACACGATAACTTAGACGAAACTACGGTTCCACACATCACAGAACGTGACCGCAAACGATTCGATAAATATCTAACCGCTTATGGAACTATCTTAGAGGTTCTCAAAGATAAACATCCTGATATTTACGAAACGCTTATAGATTAACAGAAAGGAGTTGTTCACATTGGGACAACGTTTAATCATCAAAAACAACCTTAACGGTACTACTCGTAGTGCCATCTACTATCACTGGAGTGCTTACACCTTCGAAGCAATTGAAGAAATCAAAAGTTTAGTTTCTAAAGTATTCTGGTCAATGAAAGTTCAACCAACTGAATTGCCAAACTTATCTTTGGAACAACATTTCGATATCGCTTGTTTGAAAGCTGTATCTGGTATCCCAGAACATTCTAAAAGTTCGATTGACTATATCAACACTCTACTACCTAAACCTTACGACAACTCCAACGTGCATCGTAATGATGGCTTAATTGCGTTCGATGAGGTCAGTCAAAAATCCTTGATTAGCTGGGGCGAAGGTTTTGTGACAATTAACTGGGTTATCGATACAAACGGTGAAGTTGATTTAGATAACACTACATTCGACTTTGACGTGTTCTTTAATGAAACTGAAGAAAATTTACACAAAGGTTGGGACATTTCCACTTCTAGTATTAAGAAATTAAAACAGTTTAAACCTTTAATTGATTTAACAAATATCCCCGTTGCGTCAACAGATATTTTCAAAGCCGAATTAAAATTACTACAAAAGAACTTAAAAACATATTTAGACAAACATGCCCTACCAGGCTCATGTGACTGGTGGTACAACAAAGAAGCGAAACTATTTCGTTCAATTATTCAATAACCAAAGGAGGTATCTCATACTATGACTATCGCAGACAAATTTTTAGAAAAAGAAAGAATTAAAAAAGAACAAGAAGAACTAACCCGTTTAAACTATGCAAAAAATCTAGGAGAACGAATCAACAAAGCACTATTAAACCCTGCTTTTATTCAAAAAGTAACACCTTTATTAGAACAATACGGTGCTGTACAATTTTCAGATGTAGGTTGTTTATGTCAAGAAGGATGTTGTTCTGCCAAAAAAGGTTTTCCAACCTATTGTCAAGAAGCTATTGATTTTTGGAACAAAGAAGGAATACACGTTAAACTTGGTGTTAGTTCAGGTTTAAGTGTTAAACCAAACCCTGATTTCCTATGTCGTTCTTATCCAAATATAACAATATATACTAATAATTAATTAAACACTAACAAAGGAGTAACCCATTATGTCAATGACTTATCAAGCAAACTACGGGTACGGAATTTACGTACCAAACGCATCATTTATTAAACCTAAATACATCAAAGATTGTACTATCGATATCTTTGCTTTAGACATTAACGGTGTCTTAGTTGATAACTATAGATTCGATCAAGTATATCAAACACAATTATGGTCTGTTGATAAAGAACATCAACTGGAAGACCTTTATTTCGGAGATACCATTGGTTGTATCCTACCATTCCAAAAAGAACCACGTATATTTGGAGATACAAACCGTACATACGAAGATGTCATCGCATCTTTACGTGACGAATATGGTCAATATCTAGTCGATGATTTTGATTTCGAAAGTAATTTCGTTAAATTTGAAGTCGTTGAATTTTGTTAATTAAGGAGGAATTACTATGTCATACGTACACCTATTTATGAATAAAATTGACAAACTTAAACCGTTGTATCAAAAACATGGTTTCACTCTTGAAACCTCAATAAAATCGACATTCGCACCTGCTGTTATCGTAAGAATTGAATGTGACGATTTTAAAATTTACGGTGCTTTCGGTACTTACGAAATTTCATCAGAAAGTAACGTAGAACAATTTAAACAAATACCTACAATCTTAAACAAATTTAAACGTATCATAAAACAGTTGAACTTACCTAAAGATACTTTGTATCGTTTTGATACAACACTTCACAATTTTGAACCAACAATCACGTTCAAAGTACCAACGTCTACAGAACCAGTACAGGTAATTGTTAAATTCCATCCAGATACGTTATCTGTTTTCGCAATCGAATGTTCAACGCAACTTTATCAATATACCTCTCATTGTGACGTACAAATGGATAAAACATCACCTACACTTACAATCAGTGCAAATGATGAATCTGATTTTGATATTACTTTACGTAACAATATTTTCTTTAACAAAGATAACAAATACACTACAAAATCAGCGGTACGTTTTATTCAAAACTTCAAAGATACGTTATCTACGTTGATTTATTATTCAAACTAAGGAGGTGTCTTCATGAAACTAACACCTGAACGTCAACAAAAAGTAGATACTCTTATCAACGAATTAAACACATTGGCTACACGTTACGAACAAAAAGGCTTCAAATTTGAAGCCTTTCAAACGTACGAGTTTTCCCACCATATTACCGTAACTATTCAAAATGATACGTATAAACTTCAAGCTGAGATTCGTCCAAATATGGATAACATATCAGAACAAACAACAAAACTAATAGATTGTTTCTTTAATTTGACGTTAAAATTATATACGTTTAGTGATTTTCTCACAGATTTTCATAACTCTGGGTTCGAAACAAGAAATCCTTACACATTAATACTAGATCCGACTTACGAAAATGTTCAGATTAAATTTACTGTACCAACAGATACTTATAGTCCTGTTGCAGTTACATTTAGTTTCGATAATCATTTAGCATTTATTAGTCGTGTACAATTATTTTCACTAATTGGACAAGATTATATAGATTACAGAATTACACTTCCTGAAACAACAGCCAAACTAACAATTGATGGTGGTTCCAATGCCTACAATCAAATGTATATCAACGATGAAAAAGAATTTCCTTATGGTTCTACCACAAACCAAGTTATTACTATCATCACTAAATTTGTACATATGATTAACAAACTAGATTTAGAAATACTATAAGGAGGTTCCAACCTATGCCATTAATTCCTGACGAATCAGAATTAAACCTTAGTGTACAAAAAATACTTGATTACATCGAACGTATTAATAACTTACAGCCACAATACCAAACTCGTGGCTTTTCTATTGAAGCTACTAAACAACCATTTATCTTCAAAGAGGCTATTAAAGTTATTATTGCTAGACCTGAATATCACTTTACATTTACTTGTGATGTTGAAAAGACATCAAAACGATTTATCAATAAACTAATTGCTAAATTTGAATACTTACCACACATTTTGAATCGTTTCCATTCATTTATCACAGAACTTACAACAAAATACCATATCGAAAAGTTATCCAATTTCAAACTACGCATGGATCCAAACCATCCAGAAACATGGATTGACTTTACGATTCAATCAACTTCTTACAAAGTTGATGTAACCATCGGTTTCAATAAACAATTAGCATTTATCCATACTATCAATCTTTATTCAGCTCTAAGTGAAGACCATGATAGTTATCAAATCACTATCCCTAATACAACAACACAAATTACAGTAGAAGGTACTTCTGATTATTTTCATGATATACATGCTAACGATAACATCTATTTCGAGTATGGTGCATCTAACAACGAAGCTGTTGATTTTATCAACAAATTTATTGAAACTATTTCAAATCTAAATTTAGACCATAGATAAAAGGAGGTATTATCGTGTCATCATTCAAACAATTCATCCAAAACAAAATCAAAGAATATCGTCGCAAGCAAAACCAACAGAAACTTCATCAATTCTCTGTAACATCTATTCGTCATAGTGGACTACAACTCTCGTACGACTGGAATAGTATATCTTTATCTAGTACCTTATCAAATTCACCTATTACGTTTATTATTCCTTACGAAATAAATTTCGACGATAATAATAATGTCAATGAAATCATTGACCGTTTAGAAAGACTTATGTGGACATTGGGACGCATTAGTCGTAGCATTACACCTTGCGACGAACCCGTTTTCTTAACAATTGGTCACGATACAATACACGGTACTATTGTTATAAACAAACAAAAGTACAATATCTCGTTCCACTTCGATCCAGACGACCCAAGTGACGTTTCTACTATCGAAGGGACAAGTCCATTACGATACAAAATTCCTGAAACAAACGCAGACCGTCCTATTTTCTTAGATGTCAATCAAAGTAACGCACGTCTTGTACTCACAAAACCTTGCGACTGGTCAAACTTATTCATCAACTATAGTATGGATACTGATTATTGGTTTCATGATTTTAATATCAGTCATTTTAAACACTTCTTATGCGAGTTCGAAAGAGTTCGTTCGACATTTACAAACATTGAATAAAGGAGGTTCCTCATGTCTTACTTAGACACATTAAAACAACTACAAGAAAACTTACATATCGAACGCCAATTAGAGACCTATCCTGAATGGATAATGTATGCGTTCATGGTATTCAGTGGACTTCTCATGCTCGCCTTTGTCTACTCTTATATGAACCGCACATGGAATGGTGGTTATCCAACTGCTAACCCTTCTAAATTACGTTCCATCTTAAACGGTTCTGCTATTATTGGTTTCATCGGTACATGTATCGTCGGAATCATCGCTTTAGGCTATGCACGTCCTTACGTGTCTCTCACTCACGAATCCGAACAAAGCATCACCGCCTATTTGTCCCAAATGGATTCTGACGAATATACGAAACTAAAACAACAAGTTGAAGTGAATCGTAGTGAAACGTTCGATGACAGAACAACACAAGCGATTCATGAACAACTAGTATCTACACTTAGTCCTCGTCAAAGAAGTTGGTTCTTCTTTGTTCGATATTAAAGGAGGTCACAATTTATGGCTCAAAAATATAAACTTTTAAAAAATGTAACCATCCAACATGCTGGATACACCCTATATGCTATCAAAGCTTTAAAATCCTTTGGTGACGTTAAAGCTGATGATATTGGTGGCTGGGTAGAAAGTGAAGCCAATCTCGCCCAAGACGGTACTTGCTGGATTTATGATGAAGCTAAAGTGTATAAAGACGCAAGAGTTTCTGGTAACGCAGAAATTCGTCACGAAGCTGAAGTAAATGGTTCAGCACAAGTATCTGGAAACGCCTATGTATCAAATAAAGCAAAAATTACTGACAAAGCTCATGTTTATGGTGACGCAAATATTTACCATGAAGTAAAAATTATGCACTCTAGTAAAGTCTATGGTAATGCAGAAATTTGTGGATATAGCCACATTTCTGAATTTGCTAGAGTTTATGGTAATGCTATTATCAGTCATCATGCTAATATTTTAGGAAATGCTCACGTCTATGGTAATGCGAAAGTAAACGGTTATGCTTATGTATACGACGACGCCAGAATTTATCGTAAAGCCTATATATCCGACTTTGTTAAAGTATATCAAAATGCAAAGGTACGTGGGCAAGCTAGAGTTAAAGGATATGCAATCATTTCTGGTGACGCTATTCTTGAATCTTCTGATGATTACATTACTTTAAGAAACAACTGGTCTAGTGGACGTTATTTCACGTACACTCGCTCGAATCAACTGTTTCGTGTCGGTTGTTTCCTTGGAACTGGTGACGAACTGATTGAAAAAGCATACAAAGACAGTCAACTTAGTGGCGACTGTTACGAAGCATCTGTCCTATATGTAAAAATGTTGGAACAAGCTTTTGCTCATAATAAACAGAAACAATAAGGAGGTACTATGGAACAAATTGCAACAGTATACTATGGTTGTGGTATTCACGTAACTGATGTGAAATTTATCAAACCTGAATACCACCCAACCATTTCAGGTGCGTGGGTACAAACACTCCAAAAACTAAACCCACACATTTTGGAAACCAGTAATAACGTAAACGAAAACTATTATGCTATCGAAAGTTTATATCAAGTAACATTATGGTCTATTGACCAAAAAGGTAAATGTACTAAAATAGAGTCCGAGAACTATCCAGGATGTATTTTACCACTAGGTAAGCAACCAAAACTATTCGGTGGTATCGGACATTCATATCAAAGTGCAATCGATACACTACGAAATAAATACGGAAAATATCTTGTTGACAACTTTGACTATGAACAACATTTTGTTCAATATGAAATCGTCCATATTTAAAACAATCAAACTGTTTAAGGAGGTTCCCACATGCCCACAAAATTAGAACTAGAATTAGAACAAATTGACGAACAACTGATTGCTTTACAGCAAAAACGAAACGAAATTCAACAACAAATCTTAGAAGATAGAAATGCTACCCCTCAAAAACAAGTACAACTGATCATTGATAAATTAACATCTGAAGTACAACCTTTGTACCAAAAATCTGGTTTCGACCTGAATGTAACATCATACGGTGCCACTGACAATGGTATCAACATTATAATCACTAATGATTCCACTATGTGTACATTTGAGTACAAACAATCGTTTCATCCTTTATTCAAATCTGAAAACATTCCTACATTGTTCGCTAATTTACTACCAACACTACAAGAATTTATTAACTGTCTTCGTTCATTATATGCAAGACAACTTAAAGCAAATGTACACAAACAACACTTCCAACTTCTTCATTATAAAGAAAATCTGATTATTACATTTTCACATAAATATGAACAACCTGAAAAATACATCGACTTACGATTTGTTATCGATGACGAAACAGGTGTTATTACCAATCTAACTCTTAGTAAACAACTACGGGATGATTGTGACGACTACTATGTTATCCCTATTAAAGGAACATACTGTGAAGTACACATTGATTTAGATAGTCGTTCCTCGGCTGAAATTTCTCTGCAACGACAACTTGAATTTAACGAAGAACGACCATTTGATTACAGAAACGTAGTTCCTATCATTCAAGCGTTTTGCGACTACATTCAATCTGAATAATAAACGGAGGTTTCGTCCAATATGACTCAAAATTTAGAAACATTACAAAACGAGCGAGAAAATCTCGCTCGTCAACTCAAGGAACTTGATAGACAAATCAAATTTGTTCAAAATAACGTTCCAAAATACGATATCAATCATCCTGATTCGCCTATTCACGCTCTTGAAAAAGAATGTACTGACCTTGGGTGTCACTTAAAGGTTCGACAAACCCCTAAAGGAATCATTAAATTGGAGCTGACTGGGAACCATAAGGATGTTCTGGATAATCAAATCCATTATATTACCTTTATGTACCAAACACCTGAACCAATTACCACAAACGAAGATATGGAAGATTTATGTTGGAAATTCTCCCAACAACTCTATCGATTTAAAGCTATCGATAATGTCTTCTATTCTGCAAATCGAGACCATAAACCAGAAATCATTAAACTAATGTCTTTAGACCAAACATCTGATTTCATTTGTGATATACAATACGGTGGTTTAACGATTCCAACTATCTTTAAACTATCACCTGTTGTACACTACAGTAAAGCTTTCGGAATGAAAAAACCAGAATCCCGTGTTTCGTGTATTGTGTTTGAAAAAATATTATACAACAATCGTATCACACGTAACCGTGAAACAATGTACCCAATTGACGCTCAAGGATATGCGTTTCGCATCAGTGTGAGTCAAAACGATGAACCAAAAACAACAGTGTTTCATAATATTAGGCTCACTAAGACGATTTATGGTACAACAGACGAGCCAATTACACGAAACCGTTTGTGTCACGAACTCAAGTTGTTCGTTCGCAAATACAACCTTGTCACAAACGATCCACCAACTGTGAAAATCTTACCATAAGGAGGAAACCCGTATGAAAATTAACGAATTAAGAAAAATTGAATTACATGATGATGATACCGCTACTGGCGGTATCTCTTTTGTAGGTTACACCTTAGGTGACTACTTAGACGAAACAGGATTGCCTAACGACATCCTGATTTCTGATATTAACCTAACACAACTTGTAACATGGCTTCAGGAAGCTGGTATTCAAGTTCCAAAAGAAATCTTACCGAAATCCGTATGGATGAAAAATCCATTAACCATGTACACATTATACACATGTAACGAATTTCGTGATACATCTTCTTATGGACGCCAGTTCATGGTAACAGATTTACACAACACTTATAAAGCTCAACTAGTTTCGCAAGCAGTTGCTCTTATGGATGACGAAGACATCGACGAATTTGATCATTCGACTGATCTTTATGAAGCGTTACTTAGCATCAAAGAAAAAGATTACGAATCAGAAGATGTCGATATTGTCTTCGACGCCTTATGCGAACAACAAATTCCATACCTAGATATTGAAGAACATCAGATTCTCACAGATGGTTCCGTAGAATATTAGTATCCTTACCCTAATGGCTCACAAGTGAGCCGATTCAAGAATTGGAAAAAATACTAAAATAGAGGTAGGTAATTATCATGACAGCACTATATGAAGTAACATTTGTAGACGGAACTAAAGAAGTAATCGAAGCGATGAACGAAGAACTAGCAGTTCAAGAAGCAACTAGCTTCTACGACGAAGAAGTCGCTATCGTAGATTTCTTACACTGGATTTAAACATATATCACTAGGGACTCTTATAGAGTCCCTTATTTTTTACATAGAAAGGAAGATTACTAATGACTACAACAAAACAATTCTTAACTCATACGTATCGTGTCCAAGACACCAGCTTCGATGTTGTCCCAGACCACATTTTCAATGCGATTCAAACAATCTTAAACGAACGAGAGGAATCGTTCGATAAAAACTTAAAACATAAAGAAACTAAAAAGGAGAACTAAACTATGTATGTCTTAAAAATTCAAAACACTATTAAAACACAAGATGAGATATTCGTCTATGAAGACAAAAATGTTCATTTTTCTAATTTACTTCGTTCTATCACAAATGATATTCTAGATACTATGATTTATATGTGTATAGAACAATATGCACCATTAACAGATAAAACATTTCGTCAATGTGCAAAAACAGTTGCTACTAAATATCCAGAGGAAATGTATCTTGAATCCACTATTTTACGACTCTTTCAACAAATTCAATCTGCACCTGATGATGTAATTGCCGAAGTAAAAGAATTAATAATTGAAAGCCAAGAATCAAACTTTAAATCAACTGGGAACGAATATGTAAATAACGGATTTGGTGGACAATTTGGTACAGTTGATTATTATTTCGACTGGACAATTTATGATGATAACACATACGCATACGAAGTGTTCTTTAATTGTAATAATGGTACGTTACTTAATGTTTCACTACAACATAAAGACGGTTTCGATACACCACCTGTCGTGGATAACGAATCGTATTATTACTAAAAGGAGGTACCACTTATGAAAGTTATCTTTATTCCAGACAATCCGTATCTAGCCAAAGTGGTTCGACCTATAGAACTCATCAAAGCCCGCACAACTGAACGAGACTATATCGAGTCCGTACTTCTAACCCACCACGATGACCCATCTAAATTCGAGTTACGTCCAGAAACGAACTTCCCTGGAGTCTCTTATATTCGTAGAACACATACGACTTTTACGGGTCATGTAGATGTCTCTTACGACCGTGCCTATGTTCCTGTTATCATAGACAGTCACATTCATAGTGCAACTTGGGACATTCAGAACTTCATAAAGTTCGTAGCATGGAACAACCAATATTATCAAGCTCAAAAATTCAAACCAGACTATAAAAAGTGTCCAATGAACTACTGGTTCATCAGATATCATCACCGTGATGATATTCCACAAGCACTCTTAGATTGGTTCCGTGAACAAGATGTCACTTATGAAATTCCAGAATACTATCACTTCTCTTGTGGACGTATGGTCTCAGACGAGTTGTTACAAGAGTTATATCCTAACGGAGACATGGATGTAACCCTTATCGAAGGAACGTTAGTAGATAACTACTTCTGCGAAGGACCATTCGATTTATCTAAGATTACGTCCCTAGATTCAGATAAAACGTACCCATATGCTGTCTTCTTAGAGGAATACCAAAATTCTTGGTCTAGTTTACATACTGTTGTCTTTACGACGGACGAACTCTGGTACCATCAACTGTTGCATCAATATCAGTCTGAATGTTTAAACAACGAATAAACGGATCCATACGGGTTCGTTTATTTTTGTTCACATGTCCCGTAACCCGCAAGCGGGCGGGTTATTGCTTGAATTAAAAATTAAAGGAGGTACATCAATATGGAAATGTACATTATTGTTGATAAAGATTTGCGAGATTACGACTATCAAACAGGAGAGTTACGAGAACCATACGTTATTGGTAACACCTATGAATGTAACGGAAGGTTTCAATATTTAAGTAACGGATTCTTTGGATATCCTACATTCAATGACCTAGTAAAAAGAGAACATGAAATGTTACGACTTCACGTCATTGAATTTGACGAAACCACAGGGTTACCATTACCACTAACTGAAGAAACAAAACGTATTCTTGTGGTAGAAATGTTAGAACACGAAGGTTTCGAACCTTGTTATATTCCAGGACGAGGTATGTGTATGAAAATCAAAGTGTTACGTGAAATGCACGTTAGCCCTGAATCGTTTAATCTATAATATTTGAGCTCACGGATGAGCCGAATAAATAACTGAAGAAATTGTTACAAATCAGTGTTGTCCGCATAAAGTCGCCTACTGTTCATAGTAGGTTCAGCAGATTAAAGACCGACTAACCCGACAGTGCCTACCCCGAAAGGGATGTTGCCAAACCAGTATTTGTAACGCTAAAAGTGGTGAACTTATTACGAGTTCACTATTTTTTAACATAGTTGACTTTCGTGCACAAATCAACTATACAATAGAAGCCTTGGTCTCTATGACAACATTAAACACAAACGAAACTATTTATCAACTACCACTCACTACAAAGTAAATGGTTTGCAAACTCTTATCTAGTACAAACGTTGAAACAACTCCTAGACATCAAACGAGTTCGCACAAAGGCAGGTTGACGACTACCCTGTAACGCACCATATGAGATTCGTTACATTAATTTACGATTTCTAATTTTTCAAAAGCAGGTTTTACGTTCCCACTATTATACAACGTACCTAAGATCTGAATATTCATCGCACCAACTCTATCGTCATTGGTTCTATATGAACAAGCTTGACAACAAAATTCATGTTTAGCTTTATTACGATTTTTAGAATCAATCAATCCACATTTTGGACAACGTTGACTTGTATAATGTGCATCGCAACTAATGACTTGCGAACCACTGGCAGTCGCCTTATAAATTAACTTTTGTTCAAAATCATAAAAAGCCCATGAATGATGTTCATAACGATTTTTCTTAGCACGCTTTTTAACAGTGTCGAAGGTTACATTTGTTAAATCTTCTAACGTAAAGATTGTTTCGCTACCATAACGGTCTACGAGTGTCTTAGATAAACAATGATTGACATCATTCATCCAACGGGATTCTCGTTGACCAATAGCTTCCAATCTACGTTTAGCGGATTTGGTATTCTTAGATTGTAACTGTTGACGTAAACGTTTGTAATGTCTACGTTTTTGTAAAATCTGTTTACCATTAACAAATGTCGTTCGACCTTGTTCGTCATAAATGGTTAATAATTGACGTAACCCACGGTCAATTCCGACTACGTGTTTTGATTTGAAGTCAGGTTTTTCGATTTCTTTGGTAACAGCAATATGTAAGTACCAGTGGTTACCCGATTTTAACACTTTAGCGGTACCAAAGGTCCAAGTACCATCGAAGTACTGTTCAAAACCGTTAAATATTGCTTGTACAGTGACACGTCCGTAAATCGTATTCAATGACATTGTATTATCACTCTTATGTGAATAATCACGGTTACGAACTAAGTCTAACTGAAGGCGTTTAAATACAATAGGTTTCCACAAGAAATCTAAGTCTTTACGTACATAGTTCTTAACTGGGTTACCATGATTATCTTTCTTGTAACCATCCCAAACACGTTGTTTACGTAATTGGGTTTGTACACTACGATATTTAGCAATTACGTGACGAACACAGGATTGAGCCATTTGTGACTTTAAACTAAATTTTTCACGTAAATCATGATACAGAAGCTTTACTAATGTCGTTGTATTCATCGGAAAATTGTGATTGAACATATATTCAGATACAAAGTTACAACCTTGTACGAAAGCTTCTTGTGAAGCAATCATTTTCGAAATATCTTCGTTATTTTGAAAAATGATACGCGATTTAATTGTACGATTTATCTCAACTATTTCCATGTCTTCACTCCTTTCTATAGGTTATTTCATAAATATATTATAACATAAATAACTTATGAAGTTAAGACAAAACAATATTAAAATGCAAAAAAATATTACAGAAAGGAATCGATTCTTCACCTTATTAAAATAAGGTGTCTCCTCGATTAACATTAATATGAATACATTAAATACAAACAAAAAAATTTATGAATGTGCCGTATATACAAACGAAGGTACAGCACGTATTTACGCAAACTCTATCGAAGACGCTTGGAAACAAGCATTAGCAACTTGGACAGAAGTTTATGACGTACAAATTATGACAGTGATTGACTAAATCACTGTTTCTTACACTGACGTAGTTCAATTGGTAGAGTGCCTTACATCGGTAGATACAGGAATTAGTCACCTGTCGTAAAAAACAATGACATTAGTTGCTATCGAATTAAATAAACAGACCCGTAAGGAAGTTCCAGGTTCGAGTCCTGGCGTCAGTATATTCTTCCCGTACATTTACTCCTTCTCTATTTCTTTTTTGAATAAGTGCTCATACGAGTACTTATTTTTTTTACATTATAACCCCCAGACTCCGCCCTGCTAACGCAGACCTCCGCACTGGGTGAGGCATACCTACACGGTCTCGCCCTCTACTATCACATCAAGTACACTCTAAACGTAACCACCAAATGTCCACTACACGGTACATACCCTCAGGAACTCCCACGAGTTCCTTCCCTCACACCCAACAAATGTACCCTGAGTGGGACAACCCACACGGTTCGCCCCTACATGTACCCACAGGTGGTACACTCTCTGGAACACACACCGTTCCATTCTTGTACCACCCACCCGACACGTCGTGTCTGACTCTCCTAATGGTCTCTAGTGGGAACACCTGTTGGGACATAATACCCAACCTGTCTCCGCCGATGTGCCACACGTCTAGGTTCCACTACTGATTAAAAAGGTTACACTACTGGAATGACAACTGGATAAACTCCTTTTTCGAACCTGGACTGGGCACACTCTATGCAGAGACTAGATGTACGAACGTGGCTAAGGGGGTTTTTGACTGGGGTGATTTCTGACTACTGACCCAATCCCTGTCCCATACAAGGTGTTCCTACCCAATAGGTTCCTCTAGCGAGCAACCTCATCTACGTCCCAAGAGGACGTTTCGTCATAGAACTGTATCAACTAAGTTCGCAATAGCTCACACGCTCCGAGTCGAGCTCGAAAAGGCAGAGACTCAAGCATTTCTCACTTTGTCCGCACGAGCTTTCAGCCCGCTTGCGTCAAAGCTCGAATCGTCATCGTCTCTGAACGCCTTTTCTCACATTCTTAACTTGGAAACAACAGGAGGGACTATATAACGGCTCAAGAAACACGAACCCAGTGGTACTCTTTCGTTATGTACCAAGATTCAATCTTATGAAGTCTTCAAAATAGGCTTCATTCTGAAGACCTATTTCTCAGATTCATAAGATAGAGACCGAAGGAACCACCGTGGTCCGTATTCCAGTCGAGTAGCCTCTGGTCCCACGCTGTTTCAAAAGGTCTCGGTACGACCTCTTATAACAGAAAACACCTGTTTCCACACCGTGCGTCCGACGGCTAATACTTCTCTTACCTATCCCTACCTGTTGTTTCTGGTGGCACCACTAACGGAACACTAAATGTACTGGTCTTTTGCACAAAAGAAACCCAGAGCTTAGTCACGCCATCGGTAAATCTGAAGTCTCAGGCGATCTTCCAACTGCGTGTTCACTCCGCTTCCAGATCAGCCTTCCACGTCAGTTTTACCGTCTCTGTTCCTTGGTACAGTGTCCCGTAAGGTGGTGCTCTATGGTCCTCACCATGTCCCGTAAACGGTACAGGTTCGAACACTCACTGCGTTCGTACCTCTGGTATCGTACCTCTAGTTTCACTAAGAACGTCCCAACCATCTGGTAACAACTCTACCGACACCACTGTCTAGGGACAGATGGTGAAACATGTTTCTTGTGTCATGCTGGAACAATAGAAGGAACTATTTTTCCTGGACATTTCCAAGCTTAGTCCCTTCGGGCACCGCTTTACAAGTCCTTGGAAAAACCTGTGACGCTACTGGGCACTCCGACGCAACCTCTGTGCTAATGGCTTGTTGCTTGGGTGACCAATCCGCTACGTACTTGTCCCCAGCCTTCCTTTAATTTAGGACTTCGTACCACTGGAACGATCCGTTACAACCAAGTTGTCTCGTCTCGTGCATACATAAACCTTACGTATCTTTTCAAGATACTCTCGGTAAACTCTAGATTTCGTAACCATGCGGGGTTCCGTGCATCTAGTAACACCATGTGTGTACCATATATGGTACACAGATGTACTGATGAGCGGTCTAATCAATCAGCTACGCTGAACCCACTAACACCCACTCAATGTCTTTATACAGCCTGGCTCGAAAAGGCAGAGGTTCATCACCTCTAAACACCTTTTCTCACATCCTGTTTTTTGGAACCACTTGTGGGACATAATACTAATTAAAGTCCCTCCGTAAGGTTCCTATTTAAAAACCACCGATACAAGATCTTGTTACAGATTCCCTCCGACCACGCAAGCGTAGGTCAGGAGCGAAACCTTCCACAAGATTGTCGCAAAAAACCTTACTTTGGAACTAGTCACGCCAGACTAAAAGCAAACCTGAAGTAATGTCTAACTCTACCGACCCCCAGAAAGTCAGTAAATTTGCCTTCCTGGGGAAAAACTGTCGATACTTCAGGGTTGCTTCGGCGTCTGGTTTATCGCTCACCTGTCCCTAACAAGTGGTTCTTTTCATAAAAGTAACGAATAGGTGTTCCACCTATGTGTACCCAAAGGTACACGAACCATAGAGACACTACGTACCAGAAACAAAGAGACACTTATAACGGTTCCTTGTGAGGTACGGCTTTGGGAACTAATACAACACTCGTCGTTACCCTCTTGTCCGACACCAACTGCGTCGCCTCTGTAAAGGCTCCCTTGTTGGTTCGCCCTTGAGGGTTTCCTTATAACGGTACCAATACTGTTAGTTTGAAATGGACGATGAGGATTTAAACACTACAAGCCAAAGAACCAGTCCCCTTCAGCCGTCCCTTTAGAACCGTCCCTTCGTGACTTAACGTTGCTTCATCACTGTACCAAAGTACCACCACCAGTGCGAATCAAAGTAAGACGGGTCCAATGGTCAGGGGCGACGCTTCGTATTCCTAGCGTCCCCTTCCCACAGATTCCCTCAGGGCGGTGCGTCGTATTCCTAGCACCCCTTCGCTCATCTAATACATGGTCCCAACTAAATGACACTTTGACTGTACCACTCGTGTACCACTCGTGTACCACTCATGGTACATTGACCGCACTTAGGGTACACAGACTGGACCATACACGTCGTACCTTGTGGTAGTCGGCAGAGAGCGTACCACGCACTGCGTGGTTTCTGCCATTAAGAGCGACCACAGGACGGTACACTGTATGGTACACAACCCTTGGGGTACACACTCTACGGTACAGTACCAGTACGGTGTACCACCCACAGTACCATCTACGGTACCAATAGGTCTCAGGAGACCATATGCGGTACACTCTATGGTACATTACACCACTAATGGTACACTGTATGGTACACTAAGGATGTGTCATAGAGGTACGGGACCATATGTGGTACCCTATATGGTACACAGAGGTCTATTCAGACCTTCTAGTACGTACTCTATGGTACACAGTACCGTATCGTGCACACTGGATGGTACATTCGTACCGTTCCAGAGGCTTCGGGTGACCTTATCAGGTACACCCCTGGGCACTCAGTGGTACACTAGGTGACCATCTAGTACGTGCCCAGAGGTGTAACGGTCTCTGCGAGAAAGCAACCTGTTCCGCACACTCCGTAACGTAGTTTCTGGTGGCTCCACAGGTACAAAACTCAGGGGCGACGCTTCGTATTCCTAGCGTCCCCTTCGTAGGCATATGTACAGATACCTTCGGGGCGGTGCGTCGTATTCCTAGCACCCCCTCGGTAAGGCAATCCGTCCCTAGATATACGTCCCGTATACCTGTCCCAGAGCCGTGTCCACGTGATGCCATTCGGCATTTTCTCGTGTCCACAGAGTACGTCCCGTAAATGGCGTCACATCAACGTTTCGTATTTTACGTGGACATGGGACGAGACGACTTTTGGTGAAGACTTCATATGTACGGAAAATCGGGGACTTCGTTGCCCCGCTTGAAGTCCTGCTTCAAAAATGTCACATTTACGTGACAAAAAGTGGGGACTTTATTTGGGGACGGAAAGAGCATAAGGGGTGGTGGCTCCAAGTCTCGTTCCGAGTCTTGTCGGTCAGCATAGCTGACACCACTGTCATCGTCCCAGCGGGACAATGCCATCCGCCCCAGCTTACGCTGTTTCGGACCCTTACGTCGCATCCTTTGGATGCTTGGTTTTGCTCGCATAAGCTCACAAAACTGCTCCTTTCTGTTTGGAGTCACTCGGAACATCGAGTGATTCCAAACTACCGTATCTGATTCTCTGAATCATGCCATAATGGCACGATCCATTGAATAGATACTGACCTAATTGTGCCAGTACCCCTGGTACACTCACCTCGGAACATCGAGGTGTGCGTTCCAGTTCTCCTGACCCAATAGACGGAACAATCTTTTTGCGAGCCACAGAGGTACGTCTCCGTGTCCCGTGGCGATTGTCCCTTATCCGTGTCACCAGATTTCGGTTCCGTCCACTGGACGAATCCTTATCGGTTCCCCTACACAATGGTACCACCTATAATTACATAGTCTGTTGTCACTCATTCCAACAGTCATGTACCTGCTGAAAAGCCTCGTCATTTCAGCATTTCTTAGGTGGAACCAACGGTTGCGAAACAACCGAGTTGACATCTGGTATCTTTTATGATACCATAGTCAATATCACATCAGCACCCTGTACATACCCAAAATAAAACTGACGTATCGATACGGTTCAACATAGATGTTACAACTGCTGAGTGATTTGCTATCGTTGCTACTCTGTTAGCTCCCTGATTAGAGACCACTTCTAATCATAGTTACTGAGGTGCAACTCACCGCTTCCCAGATTGCTAGTACGTAAACACCCTGTTACTCACTTGCTCGTAACATTGTTTCGTACCTGCAAGAAGCACACTCCGATATCAGAATGATCGTTACACATATTTAAAACTTAACTAAAAAACTTTTGTCATCATAGTAACTTTCATTCTGTTTCGGCTACGTGGTCTATCGACCCGATAAAATAAATGTCTTAATGAACCATAGTTCAGTGGTAGAACACCCGCCTGTTAAGCGGACTGTCGCAGGTTCGAATCCTGCTGGTTCAGTTTTATTCGTATTACACAGTCTCACAACACTTGATACAAACACCGTTATCCTTTAACGGAGAATTTGGGGGGCGTTAGCTTAATTGGTAAAGCACTTGCCTTGCAAGTAAGAAGATAAGGGTTCAAGTCCCTTATGCTCCATTTAACAGGAATTAGTTCAGCTTGGTAGAACGCTTGGTTTGGGACCATGAGGTCATAGGTTCAAATCCTATATTCCTGATATTACGTAAAAAGTTCGTCTTATCACTGCCTTTCTCTTTTTGCGTAATTAATCTATGTTTAGACACTGCCATATGTCTTAAACTCCTTCGTGGGGAGCCGAAAGCCAAAGCTCCCTACTCTCTTATGTAGATATGGTGGAACGGCAGACACGCTGGTTTTAGGCACCAGTGCTTCGTGCGTGAGAGTTCAAATCTCTCTATCTACATTTTCTAGGTCTCATAGTGAAGAGGTTATCACGCTATCCTGTCACGGTAGTATCACGGGTTCGAATCCCGTTGGGACCGTTCTAAGGCTGTTAGTTCAATTGGATAAAACACTAGACTTCTACTCTAGCGTTACAGGTTCGAGTCCTGTACAGCCTGCTATAATCTTGGATGATTAGTTTAAGTGGATAAAACAAAGGTCTACGAAGCCTTCATTGTGGGTTCAATTCCTGCATCATCCTTATGGACTGCTAACTCAATGGTAGAGTAAACGCCTTTTAAGCGGGAGGTTATTGGTTCGAATCCAATGCGGTCCATACATATAGGTGGTATAGCCAAGTGGCTAAGGCGGAGGTCTGCAAAGCTTCTTATCGTTGGTTCGAATCCGACTACCATCTTATTAGGTCTGATAGCTCAGTTGGCAGAGCAGAGGTTTGAAAATCCTCGTGTCAGTGGTTCGATTCCATTTCAGACCATTTATACAGATATGGTGGAACGGCATACACATTGGACTTAAAATCCAACGCTCAGTTGAGCTTGAGGGTTCAAATCCCTCTATCTGTATTTTATAATTCACACCCGTTGGTCAAGTGGTTTAAGACACTGCCCTTTCACGGCAGTAACACGAGTTCGAATCTCGTACGGGTGATTTATAGTTAAGTAGCTCAGTGGTAGAGCACTCGCTTGATAAGCGATAGGTCTCTGGTTCAAATCCAGACTTAACTATTTATGCGGATATGGTGTTCTAACGGTTCAGCATACTAGGCTTCCAACCTTGAGGTGAGGGTTCGATTCCCTCTATCCGCTTTTGTAACTTAACTGAATCAACTCCTTTTAAATTAATGTATTAAATCCTTTTCAGTTTATAATTCCAACACAAAGCAACGTTTACATGATGATGTACAGCACATAACAACTGATTTGGTTAAGTTACTTTCTAGGGACGTCGTCTAACTGGCAAGATATTGGTCTCCAAAACCGATGATCAAGGTTCGAATCCTTGCGACCCTGTTTCCTTTATAAAACAAAGGATGATATTAGAATAAGTGGGGTTTGTGAGCCATTCCCCACTTCTAGGAAAGGTATTCAAACTGGCTAAGAAGGCGACCTGCTACGTCGTTATATGGCAGAAATGTCATTTGTGGGTTCGAACCCCACCCTTTCCGTTTTGTCACTTACGATGGCAAAAAATTAACGTTAATAACCCGTTCGTGTCCACACTGGTAAGATAGTCACCTATATTCGGAAGGTACGCAGTGTCAAGGAAATCGTTTCAGAATAATTGCACGAATCAATTATAGATAAATCGTATGAGAGCGGGGCTCATACACTTACTAGAAGTACGTTCTCTAGTAAATCGCTGGAATAGCTCAATAGGTAGAGCACTTGATTTGTAATCAAGGGGTTGTGGGTTCAATTCCTACTTTCAGCATTAATGGATAGGTGACCGAGTGGCTGAAGGTGCTGGTCTTGAAAACCAGTGACGGTATCCGTCCGTGGGTTCGAATCCCACTCTATCCTTAAACCTTGTTGACTGTAGTGATACAGACAATTCAAGGATATCAAACCTATAGGTTGACGCATCTGCTACCTTGTCCGCTGTTGACAGGATAGTATGGTGCGTCTGATGTAACAGGTTATTAGTTCAGTGGGAGAACACTTGCCTTACAAGCAAGGGGTCATAGGTTCGAATCCTATATAACCTATTTTTATGCGGGATATATCAGCGGTCAGATTAGCGGTCTCATACGCCGAATGTCGTGGGTTCGAATCCCACTCCCGTAATTGGGTTTTGCGGTACCCGTACGTTTGTACTGAAACCGTAATATATTGCGTAGATAGTCAAGTGGCAACGACAAGAGACTGTAAATCTCTCCTCATTCGAGTTCGGTGGTTCGAGTCCATCTCTACGCATTTTATGATGGTGGTTATGGCGAAATGGTTAACGCACTAGATTGTGGATCTAGCTATTGTGAGTTCGACCCTCACTGACCACATTTTACTGGGATATAGCCAAGCGGTAAGGCAACGGACTTTGACTCCGTGATTTCGCTAGTTCGAATCTAGCTATCCCAATAGGTATTAGGTCTCATCCTTCCTGACACTAATACCGAGAAAACACTTCCATTTACGTATGCTCTATCCTCTACAATTCACACACTTTAGACATACGTACGACTACCTTCGGGTAGTCTTTTTTTATACATACTTTTAAACGAAAGGACTAACATCTATGCCAAATACAATCGAAATTGCCAAATACTTAGTGTTACGTACACCTTCTCAAATGAACAAACGTAAACTAATGATTATGATGTACTACCTACATGGATACGAGCTGTTGCACTACGAGAAATCAAGTATTCCATCACTCTTCTATCCAAAAGCTCAAAACAAAATCACACATCTAGAGCTTGAAGAATATCTAAAAGATGTACCAGAACAAACACATCTTACAAGAACTCATTTTCCAAATGTAAAAGTACTAGAACCCTCTCCTGATACGGAAGACTACAACGAAATTATTCGGAACTTTGGGAAAATGAACCAGTCAAACTTACAAAAACTACTAGCTCAAGATACAGCGTACCTAGAGGCTAAGAAACATAAAAACTATCCTCACCAAGTTATCCAAGCGTTATCTATTTACAAAGAAATGCTACAAATTGAGACAGGTTTCAAACCAACTGTATCTATTCCAGATCCATTAAGAACAAACAAACCAGCTCTCAAAATCAAAAATAAACAAACACTAGAGCATCAATTAAATAAATCGAGATCAAAGAAGAAAAAATAAAGTGAAACGTAACTAATATTTAGGTTTCCGTATGCCTTCTTTGCGTGGTACACCTCTTCCGAGGTGCGAGTTAGTTATTGCGATAGAAGAAAATTCTTCTCTCTATTCAACTTATTATTGTGCCATTTATGGACAAACCTTGTTCAATCGTGTACAATGTAAACGTCGTCGCAGGGCTCGACTTATTAGCCCAGAAATACACAATCATTCAAAGGAGGACATACAATAATGTCAAAAAATAAATTAACTAAAGGAGCTGTAGCTACTGCATTAGTAGGTTTAGTAGCTATGCAAGGTCCACAAATTAACGCAGAGGAAGTTACACAACCAGTAAATCCTGCGGAACCTAAGGTAGAAGAAACTACTGCAACTCCTTCTACTGTAGCCCCAACTTCACAAGAAGTTGCAAAACCAACTGAAGTAGCACAACCTACAACTGAAACAACTACAACAGAAATCGCTAAAGAAACTGTTGATGAAGCTCGTGCTAAATCAGACAACGCTAATGCTAAAGTATCAGCTCAAAAAGAAGTTGTTACTGAAAAAGAAACTGCAAAAGCTGAAGCTGATAAAGCTGTTTCAGAACAAGAAAAAGAAGTTGAAACTCGTAAAGCTATTAAAGACGAAGCTACTCCAGAAAAAATCGCTGAAGCAAAAGCTGACTTAAAAGCTAAAGAAGACGCTGTTTCAACTAAAGATACAGAAATTGCTAACGCAAAATCTGATTTAACTGAAAAAGAAGCTAAAGTTGCTGAAAATCAAGCTAAAGCTGACAAACAAGCTCAAGCTGTAGCTGACGCAACTAAAATGCGTGACGAAAAACAAGAAAACGTTAATAAAGCACAAGCTATCTTAGACAACACTGATGAAGGTAAAGCGTTAAAAACTTTAGAAGACGCTAAAGCAAACAAAGAAGTAAAAGCATCTGCTGTTACTGCTAAAGAAACTGCTTTAGAAGACGCTAAGAAACATGACGCTAAATTAGCTTCAGATAAAGCTGAAAACAAAACTGCTTTAGATCAAGCAAACTCTGAAAAAGTGTCTGCTGACGCTGAAGTTAAATCTGCTACTGCTGATAACAAAGCAAAACAAGCTGAGTTAGACAAAGCAGAAAAAGAACAACGTTCTGCTGTATCAGCTCTTAAAGAAGCTACTAAAGAAGACGTAATCTTTGACAAAAACAACAAATTGATTCAAGAATACGTAACTTTATTAAAGACTCCTACATCAGGTAAAACTCAAGTTGAGAAACAAAACATCTTGAAACGTTTAGGTGAATTATCTAGAGAATTGACAAAACAAATGTCTTACAAACAAGATAAAACATTAAACCGTATCGTAGATATTACAAACTTATCTGAAGCTGATAAACTTCGTTTCTCTAAATATGCTGAAGATTTACACAACCAAATTCGTTCAGCTTTCGGAACTTCTAAAGTAATCTACAACAACGAAATGCAACGTTTCGCTGATGAAGTTGCTGATGGCTACGAAGCTCACAAACACAGTGTGTTCGGTGTATCTGCTGAAGCTCAACGTTTAGCAAAACAAGGTGTTACTGATTTACCTATCGGTCACGACGCTAAAGCAATTAACGATGTTGCTCGTAAATATGGACTAGCTACTTCTTCACCAGAACGTGAAGCTAAGGGTGGTCAATACTACGAAAACATGTACACTACTTCATTAGGTAAAACTAAATTAACTGTCAATGAAGTGTACCAACGTATCTTCGATACATTCAATGGATTCATGTTCAACGGTATGGAATATGCCCACGCATCATCAATTGCAGACGCTTATAGTACTCGTACTGATGACATTGAATACGCAGGTATTAGTTTCTCTCAAACTAAGAACACTACTGCTAAAGCAAACTCTAACTTCCCTGACTTGAAGTTAGATTACGAAGTACACACTCACGTATTAGGTGTTGACACAACTGCTCTAAGCCGTCGTAAAGCAAACCGTGAACGTGAATTTGATACTTCAGTTACTCCATCTACAATCGATACATTAAAAGCGAACTTAACTAAAGCTGAAGCAAACTTAACTAAAGCTACAACTGACGCTAACGCATCAGCTAAACGCTTAACAGACGCTACAAAACGTATCATGGAGATTGCTAACCGTATCAGCCAATTAAACGATCGCAAAGCTGAATTAGATAAAGAACCAACTCTTGTAGCTGGAGCTCAATCTGAATTAGACAAAGCGAAAGCAGAATTGAAACAAGCTGTTAAAGACGTTCAAGACGCTCAAACTGCTGTTGACAAATTCAATGCTTCATTAGCTGAAAAAACTAAAGCGTTAAACGACGCTAAAGCTGAATTACAAATAGCTCAAACAAACTTAGACTCAGCTCTTTCACAAAAAGTAATCATTGATTCTGCATTAGAAGACGCTAAACAAGCTGTAGAAACTCAAAAGACAGTAATTGCTGACTTAGAGCAAGCTCGTTCTCAAGCTGTCATCGACGTTCAAAAACAAGTTGAACGTGTAGATTCATTAGAAAAAGCAGATCAACGTTATAACGAAGCTGTTGCTAAGTTAGACGAATTGAAACAAACTGCCCAATCAGCTGAAGAAGCTTTATCACAAGCTGTTCTTGTTTTAGGCAAATTACAAGAAGAAGCTGATAAATTACAAGCTGAAGCAAACGAAATTCAAACTAAATATGACGCTCAAGAAGCTAAGAAAGCTGAAGAAGCTCGTCGTTTAGAAGAAATTCGTATTGCTGAAGAAAACCGTCGTAACGAAGAAACTCGTTTAGCTGAATACGACCGTATTATTGCTAACGTAGATTCACAATTCGTAGCTGGTGCAAACACTCAAGAACGTCTCCCTGAAACAGGTGTTGATGGCTCTTCTGTGGCTTCACTTGCTGGATTGTTCTTCGCAACACTAGGTGCTGGTATCTTACCAAAACGCAAACGCAACAACTAATTGATACACTGTAATTGACGCAACAAATATCGTGTACACTCCTATGAGGTAGCCCATTCGGGTTACCTCTTTTTTTTTACATACAAAAAGAGACGTATCATTTGACACGTCTCTAAACATATGCTCCTTGGGTTAGTAAGCGTTCGTCCAATCAATATTGAATGACTGTAACACTTTTTGTGAAGCATCTTTTGCTTTGTATTTCATAACAAATTTCCCTTTGATACAATAACGATTACTTGCATAAATATCATCACAAGTGATAAGTGTAATTTCTGTAGTATCTTTATGATCATAAATAACGCTAACTTTTGTTGGTTCAATAATATCGACACTTGTAATTTCGTACTCGTAGATGTTATCTAAGTCTGTTGTATAAATCATCATTCCTGGTTTCGCATATACAAGTGGCGAGAATAGAATTGTTCTGTCTCCGAAGTAATTATGGCTCGCTAAAGCGTAGTTTCCTTCACCCATTTTCTGTTCTGGTTTCATAGTACCAGCTCCTGTCGCTAGGACATAGTTAGACACACCTTTGTAAATCGGTAACTTCATGTTTAAATCTGGAATCGCAATCTGTCCAAGAGAATAACGTCCTGCTCCATTCTGGCTCTGATATTTCACGATATTCTCGAACGATAGTGGTTCAACTTCGTCGAAGTCAAAGTTGACACCTTCTTGTTGTTCCTCATTTTGTTCTTCATTTTGTGCTACTTCTTCCCTAGTTAATGTTTGAGCCTGTTCCAAACTAGCAGTTGCCGTTTGATGTAACATATATGTTTGTGCTGGTTGTATTAGTAACAAACACGCTCCGATAATCACTAACAAACCTGCGAGAAAATATCTCCAATGTTTCTTTAAAAATTTCATTCATTTCATTCCTTTCGTATTTTACGATTTTTGACCCCTCAGAGCGATTCTACCATCTGGACACCTGATTATGCCAGTATTTGATTCAAATCGCTCAGAGGTGCTTTATTTTGTAAATAAGAGGTACTCTACGGTTCATACCTTAATGGTTCGTCCTAAATTTCCTAACTCTTTGAAACTCCATACCTCTAATTTGTGATTTAAGGTACCTTAGAGCGATTCTAAGAATCGTACCCCTAATTACCCTAACTTAATATTAAAATCTCTCTATACCCCTTTATTTTTCAAAATAGAGCTATCGTACATCGTCTAGTTCCTTTTTCATTTCTTCTAGCACTACCTCCATTGATTTTTGTTCCGCTTCTGCTCGTTTCTTGACCTTTCTAGCAATTACAACTAATCGAATCACTCCGATTCCAAGTAAGACGAGTACCACTGGGATTGTTACTGGGAACGTCACCATGGTGTTATAAAAAATATGAATCAGTATACTGATTACTAAATCTTGTTCTACTACAAACACAAAGCTTGTAATGATTCCAAAAATTACACCGAAAACCATATGGAACGTTGTACCATGAGATACACCAAATAAAATCCCCGTCGCTAAAATCTGAATCCAACCAACTGTGTTTCTGAAAACACAATGCTGAATCACATATTTAAACAAGATTTCTTCGTAAACAGGTGCCACTAACATAATTAACAACACACTAGCTACACCCTTTGGCGACCAATCATACGTTGCTTGAACTGTGGTTCCATCTAACGTGACACCAAATGCTCGCATCCCTAAGACACCTAAAACCGTGATTCCAAAAATCACTAACGCTGTAAATGAGGCTACAGTTACTTGACCATAACTAATTCCACGTGCTTTCACGAAGAAAAAATGTCTCTTAATTGGATTCATCGCAAATTCAACTACGCTTAAACTGAAGATAATCTGCGTGAACAACATAATATAAACTGTTTCGATTTCTGGATACAATTTATGTATCCCGATACTCATAAACAAAAACCATGCGATGAGGATTCCGAGTTTGAGTACGGGAATATCATCCCATACTCTCTTGGCAAATTCGTTTTCTTTTGTCACTTCTCTACCACCTCAACTAAGTCTCCTGTAAATTGGAGCGTCCAAATGTCGTTAAATACGTTCCAAGAAACGCCTCCGTCTACGATCAGTGTCTCGATTTCACCTTCGATTTCTCTAAGTTTCGATCCACTTCTCCACATCAAGATACAAGAACCATCCCATAAAATCAGTTTCGTTGTTTCTTGGTCTTTTCCGATGAACTCCATACTAGCTACTTGATCCATTGGAATTACACAACGTTGAGTGAACATTGTAAATCCTCGACCAAATGGTCTGAAACTTTCAATCACTCGACTAGCTCGTTTCATCATGTCAAGAGACAGTTCAATGTCCCCTTTACCAAACACAAGCTCTGGCTCTACATCTTCGACCACTTCTAGTGTGTTATACACTTCGATGACGTCTTTCTCTAAGAAAGCAACTGCTGATTTCACTTCCATATTGTCTGTGAAACCAACCCCGAACGCACCTTCGTGTCCCGCTAAGTGGAAACCAGCAATTGTCATACGACTATTACAAGGGTACCACTCTGGTGAACGACCTGAACCGTGGAAACTACGTTTGTCTTGACGTACCACCATTGTTGGTAGACCTGTTTCTTCCATGACTTTCGTTGCAAGGAGTCCAAGAATACCTGCTGGAGCTTGACTGATGTAAATATATGGTTCATATGGCTGTAACTGTTCTTTCAGTTCCATATAGTAACGGTCCACTAATTGTTTACGACGTTCGTTTAATTCCATTAATTTATCAATAGACTCTAAACTACGACTCACGTTAAAGAATACATCATAAGCAATTCGCACTGGTTTTTCGAGTCGTTTTAAACTGTTAAACATAGGTGCTACGTAAAACCCAAATAGTTCTTCTGTTACTTGTACTTTAAATTTACCTGTTTCGTATAACACTTGTAACAAGTTATAGAGTCCATAAAAGGCACTTACAAATGTTTCATGTCCATGAATCGTTTTTAGTAACGCATAGTTATCTGTTGCAAATAGCTCTGCAATAGATGTTTCTGGTTCAAAGAGTGCGTTACACCATGTGATTCCGTCTTTTAGTAATTTACGATTCTCGTAAAGTACAGGCATCACATCTGATACAGTACCGATACTAGCAAACACACGAAGTTTCTCGATATTATCGATTCTCTCTCCGTCTCGGTATTTAGTAGCATAGTGGTGCAAACATTTCCATAACGTATAAGCCCCACAAATATCAGACGTTTCATACATATCGTCGATACGTTTAGCATCGACAATAACGTCTGCTTGAAGTTTGTCTCTTGACTTTTGTAAGTGGTGGTCTGTCACCAATACAGTCAGTCCCAAACTTTTAGCGTATGCTACACCTTCGTAACAAGTAATACCTGTATCACAAGTGATGATCGCTTCTGTTCCAGGGTGTTTACGTAACAAATCGTCGATAGTAGAAGCATTGAACCCATATCCTTTACCAGGATCTGGTTCATATAACGATACTTCAAACCCCAAATCACTCATCCCTGCGTACCCAACTACTGCGGACATAATACCGTCCATATCAAAGTCAGGGAGAATCGTGATTTTACGTTTCGCTAAATAAATGACCTGTAATAAGTCTGCTAATAAGTCGATATCCATTAATGAGTCTGTTGTTACTTGTTCGATTTCGTCTAAAAATTGATTCGTGTAATCACGCTTATTCATTAAGTACTGGCGTAATTCTTCTGTTTTCAAATTTATCATTCCTTTCCTAAGTCAACTCTATTGTAACACATGTTAGTCCATATATCAACCAACACGATACGCTTTTATCACATAATTGAACCTTTTGTGGGTTGCTAAAGCAACCGAGTGGTTAATTGCTAACTACAATGAAACTGTAATTGGCATCTACCACGGCATGACGTGATAAGGCGTAGTGATACGTTGAAAGGCACTAGGTTACATTAGTTGTCGCCTCGAAAGAGGTACATTCATGCAAGGAACCCTCTTTGGTATCGGTTAAACATAATTAACTGGGTACAACTGTATATGAGGTCCCCGAACGGCGTTACGTTACGTGTCCAGCACAAGGACAATAGGGGTAAGTACTTCGAGTACTAAACTAAGTGTACAGAGTGGGATTCGAGGTCTTTTAGTATGAGTCTTAGCGGGCAAATGCGTTGACCATGACTACGAGAAGCTGGTATGTGCAATATCAGTGTATGAGTAACTCAATCCGTAACCATTGATTTAGCGATCAATGCGGTATCGACAGCGTGATGGATTTTTGTCCTCAAAAGGGATGAAACTATCTGGTGTAGCACGTTGTTTGTAACAAACCTTTCTAGGGGGGTTTCCCTGGACCCAAACAAATACTATTGGTTTTAACTGGAAAAGTCTACACCAGTTACAAATGAAAGAGCACTACTACTCAGCCACTTCGGTGGAAAGGAGTACACAGGTTGTCCCCAAGACGAATGTGTCGTAGCGGAGTCGCAACGGTGGATTATAGCTAGTCTATCGCTAACACAAAACTGCGGAGTAATTTGTAACTCAAGAGTTGGTTTCTCTAACGACCGTGCTTGCTGAATACGTAGCCGAAACTACGTGGACACTGGAACTAAACCATAAGGTTCTAAAAAGGTCAGTATGCTTCGCCTTAGTCTCAGGCGTGTTTTTATTTAATTGACGTATCTACCAGTGGGTAGAAAACGATTACGGTATCGTATACACCAGGTGTGCGATACTTGGTTTTAATTTTGGAGTGTGTGAAACTCGGTCACACTTAACGGGTTCGAGTCCTGTTCACTTCGTTGTACGCATTGTACATAGTTACTTGATTGTCATGAGTAACAACCCTCCATACATTTTTTTAATTCATACTGAGATAACCCCAAACGTCTCAGAATTTAGATAACGGCTCTTCCGAGTCGTTATTTTTTTTTGTTGAGGCAACCTTAGTTGCCGAGGGAGTAGTTGAGAACTCGGACTTATTCAAGTCATAGGAGTCAACCTAACTGTTTCGTTAGCTTTCGACTCTACGAGTGTATCAACTAAAGAGACGCAACGGCGTTTCGCTCAATTTGTTGCTTAAAGAACCGCCTACTTGCTTCGGCGAGTAGGTTCTTTTTTAGGGCTCAACCGTAAACTAAAATATCGAACAGGAGGTTTCGCAAATCTTGAAACACATTTTAAAACTAGTCATGAAGATTCAAAATAAGGTTCTTCGCATGACCATCTTAACGGTACTAAGTCTAGCTATCCTACTCTATCTTGGTTACACCTATGCTAACGACCAAGGTTGGTTCGCATCTAAGAGCAGTTCATCAGTCCCTACTGGTCAAACGGTTCTATATGACGAAACGAATTTCGATGTCAAATCACTTGTCGAAAAATACCCTGAATATGTCTATCAAGTAGATATTCCAGACTCAGAAGGTTCAGAACTTGAATCGAAATATAAATCGTTGACACCAGATAAACCTGTATATGAGTCTCGTAAAGTGAAGAAAACAGACGTTCCAACTCGTGCAACTGTTGTGTTGAATCACACGTCGATCACACGTCAGTATGGAAATCAGCAATCCTTTGCTAAAGATACAGCTGGGTACACCAAAAATAAAGAGGTCATCATCAAGAACCCTAAGTACGAATCATATAAGGGTTGGTTCTGGAATAGGTCTCACCTAATTGCGGACAGTTTAGGCGGTCCGTCTGAACCGTACAACGCTATCACTGGTACCAGAACTCAAAACGTAGGTGCTCGTGACAACCAAGGTGGTATGCGTCTACCTGAAGCCAGAGCTTATGACTACATTCATGACAATCCAAAGAAGACGTTACTCTATGATGTCGTACCACTCTACTTTGATACAAATGATCTTGTCCCTTATGCAGTACAAGTGACCCTGTATAACGGTGACATTAAGGAACGGTACATCACATTGAATATAGCTTATGGTTACCAGATTGATTACAAAACTGGTAAGTGGGAACCTGTCACATACTAACGGGTTGCTGAGGGGCGAAACCAGAGGTTTGGTCTCTCTCAATCTTTGTGAAACATTTCACTGGTAAAATAGATAGGTATACAGACTTTTCTCAAGTTATTATATACCCATATATATGCAATATTCGTTACGTCATAATGTTGTATGTATTATGATGTTTTTATTATATATTATTACCTTATTTTAAATAAAAGTTTTATAGAAAAAGTGTATTAGTTGTATACTTAATAGCTACAAACCTTATAACCACAGCGTTCGTCGATGGTTACACCTGTGAACACCCTTGTATACCACGTTTAACGACTTCCCTATCACCAAGACGTTACTAGCGTATACGTTGACGTATACAATGTTGCACAAAATCAGCTCATTTTGGACGAAATCTTCTATTATATAAAGGATTTTCCAAAAATCGAACCAAATTTACATAAAAGTTATGTCGTATCAATAGGACATAAAATTCTTATGAAAACTGCTAAAAAATATTGTACACGAATATACGATTGGTGCACAAAAAAAATCACGTGTTTTTGCATAAAAATACGCACAAAGTTGTTGTCATATAGAGGATAAAAACAGCTTGTGAAAATGTAAACTATGACTCAGAATATACATCATAAAGTACACTAAATGTGACATTGAAAACAGACATCAATTTATGAAAGCATAATTTTCAGCAAAAATAATATAAATATAATATATTAAAGCCTGATAAAAAACCACTTTTTTCGGAATTATTCCGAACAGATTTTTTAGGGTGTATTACCAGAAATTTTCACAAACCAAAACGTATACACTTCTCGATTTCAGCGTAACTGCGGGATTTTCAAACATTTTTTCATACCTCAGGTATACAAATTTGGTATACACAGGTGTATCCTTTACGTATCAACTTAACACTCTCACATGTGAATCATTTCACAGGTAACACCCTCTTTATACCTATTTTGAAATATTTTTTGTCATACTATATTACATTGAATAATCATTTTCGTTGATTAAATGACAAATGTATGATATACTAAATTCAAGTCAAAAAGTAGGAATTTGGGTACCATATACAATGAGTACAAAACCTTTGGTTTTTTCACAAACTACCCTATTCGAAACATACTCATAAAACACAAGACAAGACCAAATCCCTTGTCCCTCAACAAGTTTCATTAATAGATTTATTTTGTGACGAACTTCACAGTATCACCACAATTTCACTGATTGACACTAAAATTTATCAGAAAGGAGCGTGTAAATATCCCATGACGAAACATAATAAAACACGTACAGCTGGGCGACCAACCAATCGTCCATCAAAAGAAGTATTACAACAAGACATTCAAAGACCATCAACTACGATTCACAGTTTGTCTCGCAAATACAATGTGTCAGAATCAACCGTTTTAAGATGGCTAAGACAGTACAACCTATCTTCACGTTATCTCACTTACGAAAAACGTTATTTACGTGGAGACCCAAGAACTCCTCTTAGATTAGAAGAAAAACGAGATCGTTTAACGTATCTTTATAAATCAAGATGTTTGACGTGTGAACAAATTGCAGACCAATATGAGGTCTCCCCTCGTACCGTAAGTCGTTGGTTAAAACAATTAAATATTACTTCACCTACTAAAAAAGCAAAACAATCAGCTTTAATGATTGCTAAATCAAGAGAACATCAACTATACAACTTATATGTAAAAAATGGTTTCACGATTCAATATATTGCAGAATTAATAGGTGTTCATAGAACAACTGTCTCTCGATGGTTAGACTTACTTAATATAGCAAAAACTCACGCATAATTTATTTCTACTACTAAATAAGAAAGGAGGTTCCACGTATGACAGAAAATTCCGCTACAAAAAAACCTATGACACAAGCTCAAGCATCAGCTCTACAACCACGAGACATTATTATACAAGACATAACAGATAACTTCATCAAAACAATGTTACCAAAGTTGAGAGCTAAAAACGTATCTAAAACGGATATTTCAGCAAAACTATATACAGAAACAGTTCTAGCTCTTGACACATCAAATGTACTACGTAATAAAGGTTCTCAACTACGTATCCCACAAACATTAACTCCACAACAAATTGCAGACTTAATGTTACAGTACCATACAATTCGTCTTATCGACTTTATCGGAGACGCAACTGACCGAGACCAATTAAAGTTAGCAACGTATCAAGACTCTGGTTCAGAAGAAGGACTCTACACTATCTCCGAAGAAAAACTTCGTTCAAGTGCTCGTCAATTTAACTACGAATTATCTTCAACATCATTCGCTGAAGTAAAAATGTATCTAACAGAGAAAGCACCGCTAGTGACACCGACACAAGACAAACATATCGTTCCTGTAAATAATGGTCTCTTCAATTATAATACGAAACAACTAGTTCCGTTCTCACCAGAGCACGTTATCTTGACCAAAGCTCGAACTGATTACAATCCAAACGCACGAAACATCAACATCTACAATCCAGAAGATGGTACAAATTGGGATGTTGAATCATGGATGGCTGGTCTATCGGATGATCCTGAAGTAGTTCACGCACTGTGGGCGACTGTCGCCGCCGCAGTACGTCCGTTCCATAACTGGGACAAAATGGTTCTTCTATACTCAGAACAAGGTGCCAATGGTAAAGGTACATTCTGTTCTATGATCAGGAACGTATTAGGATCTAAAGCGACTGCTTCTATTTCACTACTTCAATTCTCACAGCGTTTCGGTCTAGCACCGTTAATCGGTATCAATGCAGTTATTACCGATGAAAACCCTGTTGGTTCTTATGTGGAACAATCTGACGCATTAAAATCAGCAATTACAGGTGACTCTCTAACAATTGAAGCAAAACACAAGAATCCAATTGCGTACAAATTTAACGGTTTCATTCTTCAGTGTGTCAACGAGTTACCAAAAACTCAAGACCGCTCAGACTCATTTTATCGTCGTCAATTATTCTTACCAATGCTAAAACTATTCACTGGACGTGAACGTAAATACATTAAACATGATTACTTGAAACGTAAAGAAGTTCTAGAATATGTTCTTTACCGTGTGTTACACATGGATCTAAACGAATTACCAATTCCAGAAGTGTCTCGTACATTCTTGGACGAATATAAGAGTTACAATGACCCAGTACGTGATTTCTTCAATACTATTGAAGGTGAACTTGTATGGCAGAAAATCCCGAACCAATTCTTATATGATTTATATAAAGCTTGGTTCAGCAGAAACCACGCTAGTGGTAAAGTTAAGAGTTCATCAACCTTCAACAACGAAATCAAGCAACTTCTTGTTGGTAACAATAAGTGGGAAGTTGTAAACGGAGTCTTTAAACCGACACTAGCCATGAAACAAACACCTGAACCACTTATCCTACAATATAAACTAGAAGATTGGGCAAACCCTACCTATAGAGGTGACAAACCTGAAATCAAAGCTTTAGCAAACTTCCAAAGTGCTACTTATCGTGGCATCCAACGATTACAATAAGAAAGGACTGACCTAAATGTCATTAATTCAACCAAAATTATTCCGTGATATGGACCAATTTCAGTGGGCGACCGACCTAAAAGGTGATCGCCTACAAGAATCTCCCGGTGGAGACATCATTATCTTCCTAGAAGGAGGTCTCATGACATATTCACCACAAGAAGAAGAACAAACTTATTATGATTCTTATATTGCAAACATCAAACTTATTGAAGCATTAAAAGAAACATCAAAAACGATTCATATCGTTTGTGGTACAGATACAACACATCCAGAACTTGCCAAAAATGCAGATTTAGTAGCTGATGTGAGAACAAAACATCCGCTATTACAATCTGAATTTGCTTTATATAGAACATACGTAGAACCGCACTTGATGGACAAATCCAATCTAAACGTTAAAGTATATGGACACATTTCTACAAAAGCACAACCACTACCAATTACTCTTAATCGTTTAGTACAACAAGATGGTATCTCTAAATCTCGTGCATTAATCATTACAGGAAACCCTGCACATGTGGTTCATTTCTCTCAGAATCCAAATGTAGTGGTCTTACTCAACCGTAGTAACGTTGATAATGTATCAAATAAAGGTCATGCCTCTGCCAAACATCAATTTGATACTGCCGATAAATCACAAATTATGTACTTCAATGCGGAAACCGATATCGAGGACTTCGTTGAGTTCTTTAAGTATCTATAAACCGAAACCTAGAGGCTCTGCGGTTTATTGTCATCATGTTAATAAAATTCAATTCGACACACCTTTGGACGCTAAAATAGCCTTGTCTCGCTTCCGTCAGTCAACTGACTGGTGGAAGAAAAATCAAGGATTGGACCATATTCCAATTCGCTATTATAAGTGTCCTTACTGTCATAAATACCATCTTACAAGTCAACCACAAAGAAAGGACGGTGAATAACACTTGTCACGAGAAAATCCCATCTACCTAAACTGTATGGACAGTGAGTCTCAAGAAAATGCGTTCGTAACTGCTAATTACGACAATAAGACTCAGCATACAGACTTCTTTACTATTGTAGACAACATGCCTACATTACTAATCAACTTATTAAATCAGTTTAATGACCGCTTAGACATTAAAGAGCGAATCCATACAAACTTAATGATTATTGCTCAAGTCGAATACCCAGAAGTAAGTAAAGGTTGGTTAGAAAATATGTCGTACCAATTATGGACAAGACATACAATCCATCCAGACGAAGGGTCTGATTTCAACAAGTTCTTACACAAAGTCGGTATGCGTTTCTTAGAAGTTGAAGTACGTAGAGCAAGTGCAGACCTTGTACCAGCCTATGCAAACAAAACAATCGCACTACATGACTTAACTGATGAACTTACAGCGGTTCGTTTCGCTGAACTTCTAGGTGTAACCATTCAAAAGAATGTCGCTAAAGACCCAACACCAGACGAAGACGTATTCTTCTATCCAGAACATACGTGGCAATATAAAGAACTCGGACGTCAACCCCAATTTCGTCCCGTATGTGATACGGATCCAGAATTTGACCCAGCCATTCATCCGTACAAAATTACCTATAATGGTAAAATGTATGATTTGACCATCTGGGCACTGATTATGGACGAAATGTTTGGTCAATCAAATAAAGAAACTGGTATCGTCTTTAAACCAATGACGGCTTCGCAAATTCGTCGTCGAAACGATGAACTATTTAGTCCTGAAATTAGAGACTATATGCCAAACCGTACATTGATGTCTTATAAAGCAACAATGCCACCAAAATTAGATGTCTACAAACGAGACTATAACTCCAGAGCATACCTTATGTATCGTAGTATGCTTCGCTCAGGGCGTTTCGTAGATATGATGTTCCTAAACGACTCTGCATCTATGCGTTACGCACCTCTGAAACAAATCTTTGCCCTGCGTGGATATCAGATTCGTGAATCTGACCGCCTATCTGGAGACAGAGCTTATTCAGAAACATTCCAAGATTTGGTTCTCTTACATGTCTACAACTTAACAGATACATTCTATGAAGATGAAGTAATTAACGACGACACACCATATCGTAACGACCGTCCAACATACTATAAAGGTACATTTGAGACGAAACAAGCTCTACTTTTTGAATACAAAGACATTGTATACAAAGTAGATCCAAAAACTAATGAACCAATAGTTGACAAAAATTATGTCAAAGAAAAAGTGAAAGGTTCATCAACGCCTGACCGTAGTTTTATCGATATGACGAGTGCGAACCACTCTGTAAACCTACTAGCTCCAAATGAACCGTTAAAAGATATTCGTACATTAGATTTTATGTTCCCAGCTCAGTCTTACCTAGACCGTAACCCTGAATTGAACTTACAATCGATTGATATCTTAGACGCTATTAAGAAACAAATGGAGAAAATGTTCTCTAACCAACCACATGTTCTAAAAGAGTTCCAACCTATCTATGACTACTTCCGTAGTTTCGAAGGTAAAAACTTCAATAACTCAGAACAATATCGTCGTGACTGGGGTGAAGAAATCAGCCCTCAGTACTTTGTACTACCAGACGAATTACAACCACTAAGTATCTATGATATTCCAACACCGCCTCAAATGTTCATGCACTATTACTTCAAAAACGGAGAACCATCTGGATCCATCTGTGTGTTCGGACTAGGTGGTATTCATGGTCAAGAATTAAACAAATGGTTGTATTCAGCAAGTAGACGTGCCTTATCTCGTCAACAAGCTTTATTTGATAAAGCTAAAGAAGCCTTTAGTGGTGACGCAGTAGCCTTACGTAAGTCTGCTCACAAAAACCCATACTTACCACAAGGTTCAGAAAATAAAAAAGAGTGGGTTACAATCGACGGGCAAGAGTTCCGTTACCAAACGTTCCTTAAAAACTTACCAATCGCTAAATCAGAATGGAAAGAATTACCAGAAGTCAACTGGCATACTGTATCTAAAGCTGGTGGACGTGAACGTTACGAAATTTCAAAAAAATGGAAATTTACAAGTGTTGGCTGGATGAACCACGAAGACTTCTCGTCTTACTATCCAAGTATCTTACGCTTAATGGATACGTTCTACAACATGATTACTAAACAAGACCGTTTAGGTGAGTTATACGACCTTAAAGAATCTCTAGGTCAAATGATTAAAGAGGCTAAGAAAAAAGGTGAAACTGCTTTAATGGCGATGTTTGGAGTTAAACGAGAAGGAACAAAATTAGGACTTAACTCACCAACAGGTAAAGCTGGTACGATGACTGGTGAAAATAATATCCGTACCAACAACGGTATCGCAAAAATGCGTATCATCGGACAATTGTTCTCATTCATCATTGGACAAATGCAAGCCTACGAAGGTGCTCGTATCCCTTCAACAAACACCGATGGTTTATTCACGATCATGCGTGAAGAACTCAACAACACTATCTTAGAAGACGCTTCAACACGTACGTTCAACATTGGTATCAAGATTGAACCTGAACGAGCATTTGTAATATCTAAAGATACAAATAACCGTGTCGAATTTACAAGTGACGACTATGAAACATCTAAAGTAATCGCCTCAGGTGGCGCATCCACTGGTGCATACTTTGGTGTACCATTAACCAAATCAATTGACCATCCAGCTCTGATTGACTGGTTACTTGTTGAATACATGAAATACAAAACAATGGTCGATAAAGATTTATTACTTGTTCAACCATTTGACCGTGACTTAGCGTACAAACTTATTGACAAAGCAAAAGATACGTTCACTCATCCAGGTGAACTACTTCACCGCTTGCAACATATTATCTCATCGAAAAATAACTCGATGACAACAAACTTCTATTACTTCTTACGTAAACCAGATTCTACAAATCCAGCAGATATTATTAACATTCAAAAACAAAACCGTATCTACTATGTAAAAGATGGTTTCGAATTTGATCCAAAACTCTCACCAAATGGTGCGAACTACTTACGTCAAGCATCTCTTCGAGTGCCTACTGGTAAAAATCCATCACATGATTTACCTGCGATTCAAGTATTACGTCACCATGGTGTAACAGAACAAGAATATAATGGTAAATATGCGATGTCACCTAAAATCTCTGGTTACGACCCTAATTCTCTAGCACTTCAATTCAATGAAGACTTGTGGAACTTAGATCCAAAAGTCGAACAAAATCTAATTGACGCTATTGATTGGGACACTTATGTGAATCTATTAGCCGACGCTTATGCGACATGGCAAAATGAGATTCCAGAAGAAGAACTAGAAGACGCACTTACAATCGTTTCTAACGAAGCGTACTATGAAGAATGTCTTAAACAAGGAATCTCTTGTTGGAGCGATAAGGACGTGATTGCTATTGGGTAAACCAGAAAGTAATGTAGAAAAGTACTTAAAAAAGGAAGCCAATAAATTAGGCTTCCTTTGCTTTAAGTTCACATCTGGAGACAACGGTGTCCCAGATAGAATCATCATTGGAAACGGACAGGTTGTTTTTACTGAAGTCAAAGCTCCAGGAGAAAAACCTCGTCCTGACCAAGTTGTGATGATAAAGAAAATCAATCAAAGAGGTGTCCCAGCTGTCTATGTAGACACCAGAGACGAAGTAGACTTACTCTTAAAACAGATTCAAAACAAAAAGTTTTTAAAATAAAGGAGGCGTCCCCTTGACACAACACAACCGTCAATATTATGGTGAACTCTATTTCATAGGACCTTGTAACTTCAACTGTTACTATTGTGTAGGACGAGAAATGTATCTCTTACAAAAAGATACTACAAATCTACTCAAAACACACTTTGATGAGTGGGATGGATTCCACGAATGGATCCAAGACTTACACAACGAAAATATTGAAGTTATCTATCTAAGTTCCACAAACACAGAACCAACAGATCCAAAATGGTGGCTCGTGTAGAAAGGAGACAAATAAATGGTACTAAATATTTACAACACTGTTATTTTAGGAAGTATTTTTATCACTACAATTATGTTACTCCTGTTCAGCTACATCCTAAAAGGATACCGAAAACTAGCACGTTCTCTTTACCAAAAAGCTGTTCGTAAATACCCAAATAAAATGCAAGATAACCAATTTGCCCTTAAATTACTAAGTTTAGCAATTCAAATATACTTATATGCGATGTATAGCGTACTGATTTATTTTATCATTACATTAGTACTACCATACAAACGATAAATCTAAAAAAAGGAAACTTAAATCTATGAACCACATTATTCAAAATTTAATGGACTTTATGAATCCAGATCTTCACATGACACCAAATCCTTTGGTTAATGCGTGTGTCTTTGGAATAGTACTTTGTGCTACTGGACTTTCAAGTGTACTACTGTTTTGTAAACTCATCCTTGCTCTAGATTCAAACGCATCTATCAAAAGAAAAGTACGTAATTACATTCTGGTTATTCTATATTGTATTCTGATGGCACTATTATTCTTCCCAATTTACAATGGATTGCGAGCTGTATTAAATCCTGAAGCATATAGACATGTATTCTTTTGATAAAATCACTTCCAAAACACACCAAATCTTGTTATACTAACTCTAGGCTCGACCTTCGTGACCTACCATATCACAATCGTCGAGCCAGTTTATTAACGGTCTATCCACGTCCGTAGAAAGGAGTCGCTATGTTTCCAAGATACGAATTTGCAACCAAACTTGCCGTCCTGATTATCTTACTGGTACCAGTTATTGGTTCTCTAATCACGGCTCGTGCCTATAAGAAACAATTACCACCTGATACACAAGTATCATCATTTTACCCAACCATAGTGGGTATCATTTTTAGTTACATCACAGTAGCCGTAGCATTTGTCATTATGCTGATCGGCTTTATAGGAATCTAAAAGGAGGAAATCACACATGGATATGTTCGCTTTATTAAGTATGATTGGTTCAGTAGGAATTTTATTCATTCTTATCGGTCTAGTCCCAATCTTAGCTACTGTATTAGCAATCCATAATTACCGACTCTTATCGGACCAAGAAACCTTACCGTTACCTCTACAAATGAGAATCTTCTTATTAACGGTACTACAAACATCTGTATTTACAGGAGTTATTATTACATTAATTTATTCAAAACTAGGAATGTTTTAAGGAGGAAACAAATATGTCAATTTTTCAACCACTAATCGCATTGATGATGGCATTAGCTACTGCTCATGCGACAAAATACGAGAATCCCGAAAGAACTCAAACTTTAGCTACTAAAATTATCTTCTGGGCTTCTATCACAATTGCGGTGTGTATCACCCTAGTCTTTCTTTGGAGTATCTTTCAAACACCAGTAGATCCAACCACACCTTATCGTGGAAGATATTATTAGAAAATTACAAGAGTCTCGTTTAGAGGCTCTTTTTTATATACATAAAAGGAGGTCTTTTTTTATGCAACCTATGTTAACCGTAGACCAATTAAGAGCTCATTTAGCTCGCTCAAATGTAAAAGAGCTATCAGCTCGCACAGGTATTCCAGAATCAAGGATTCGTACCTTTCGTATCAACTTTAGGCGTATCCCTCGTATGCCTCTAGAATTGGCTCAAATCTTAACGAACGATTGTCTCGCCTATGGTGATCCAGAAACCATGGTTCATAACTATACGCTCGACACCCCAACAATGACAAACTTAATTTATCGTTCACACGGAGCGTATACTCATACAACATCTACAACCTTGTTGTATCTCTATTTAGAGACAAAACATCGTCTCAGCCTCAAGAGACAAAACCCTGATACCCTCTTTGACCCATTATATTTCGTCTGTGAATTTAATGAGACAGAAATTCCACTCTATGAATCACCTTTTGAAACGATTTATGAACAAATGTCCATCCCACTAGTCACAAAAGAAAGTGACGAACGTTTATATAAAATCTTAAAATACGTGTGGATTTCACCACTACGAAACAAACGTATCGAAAAAGGTTATATCGATAAAGAAACAAACGAACCACGTCGTTACCCAAGTTTCAACGAGTGGGTCAATATCCCGTATCACGAAGCTGTTACCACTCATCGGATGACAACTTTAATGGACCTCTTAGAGTTCGCTTACTCTGGCATCCCTAATTCTGTCAATGTAGGTCTTGTTACACATAAGAATCCATTAAATGACCAAGAAGCACATCTGTCGCACCAATCACAAGAATTTATCTTGAAACACATGTACACAGGTTATGCAAACACAATTTACATGAATCCACAATCTCGTGACTTTGACCACGTAGCATCTATCGTAGCACAACAAGTGATGGAAGAAAATAAAGATGTGCAATTTGGCTTCTGTGAAGGGTTCTTAGGAGCTATTACCAAAAATCCTTTCTGGAATACCTTATTCACACATCCGTATTTCCAAACGTATCATGAACAAGGTGACTGGAAACCGTATAAACTAGGTTACTTGCAAAAGAGTTTATATCGATACGTAGACCTTGTAATTGACGACTGGATTGAACACTCTATTGATTTAGAACATCCTTTCGGAGTATCTCCAGCCATCTGTAAATTACGTACAAAAGAAAATATCAAAGACATGATTCGTTACGACATTCAGTGTTACGCAAGAAGCATGTCAGACTTCATCAAAGGAGGTTCGCTATATGCCGAAACTGAGATTTGACCGTTTCATGGTATCAGAACATACGAATCGTATCTTCTCATCGAATAAAGAACAAACGGTCTCAGAAACCTCACGTATCTACTTCGTAGATAATAGCTACGGTTTCACACACGATGTATCTGAATATGATACAAAATTAAATCTTCAAGACAAAACTTACGAAATTTCTAAAGAACAAAGGCATCAAATGGACTTAGCTGTACTCACAATGAGACAACTAGAAACAGACGCCCTACGAAACAAAGATACAGTCCTCTACTTCACAACACTAGATAGACGTTATGTTGTAATAAACCATTCAGATAACTATAACCTACTAACAATCGAAGTCGAAGGTCCACATATCACATTATACGGTCAAGAAACAGTATCAACTAAAGATCGCCCAACTGTTGATGTTACACAAGCTATCTATGAGTATCTTAAACGAGGATACGTATTAACACGTACTCCTTTTAAATATGGTTATTATCGAAAAGAAGAATTAGAAGTAATTTAAACACAAAAAGGAGAATCCTATTATGATTACAAAACAACAATTCGAACGCTTTAATGAACACTTCGTGGTTCGTGAAGCTGTAACTATCAGTGCTGACTTCGACTTAAATGCAACATTTGATGAAATAAAAGACGCACTACAAAATTGTACAGCAGATACATTCTTCCAAGATTCTTCTTGGGAAGAAACATACTCTGAAACGACTAAGTCAGATGGTTACGCTATCTATTCCAAAGCATCAGATTCGTTCATTCAACCTATATCTAATTTAGACGACGTTATTGAATTTATTGAAGATACAATGGACGAATGTATTCAAGACTTCAAAAATATAGACTAAAGGAGGGATTCCAATGGCTTGGAGATTACATGACGAAATTTATTTATATGTTACCCCTTATAAATTCCCAAATGATGAAAACTGGCTTAAATTCATAGACCAAGATTCTTTGGTAATTTATTATCGAGAAATCGGTTCCTTCTCACCACGTACAAAATCTATTTTTCAACAATTTCGTACTATCGTCCAACCTACTAAAAACTATTGGACTACGATGAAACGACTGAAAGACTTTTTACATCAAATTTGTAACGACAACCAAACACCTTTAGAAATTCTAAGAGAATTACAAACAATTCAAGCTACATTAACTACGTTCGCTCATCCTGATAACCAAATTATTTACATCGAATATATCGACTAAAAGGAGGTTTCGCCACTATGCGAATCGCAAATTACGATCCTACCCTCAACCTTATCAACTGTTTCATTGAACCTGGTGACAAATTCTATATCACAGTTGACGGAAAACGTCAAAAAACACAAACAGTCACTGAACAACATATCCTAAAACCTGATTCCAAGCCAGAAACATTGACACCTTGTTTCACACTGAATGGTACAAAACTATTTATTGCTGAAGCATTTAACTTCACACTTTCACAACTAACATTGCCTGTGCATCAGTTAATCGGTTTAAGTGTTTCCCCAAAAGGAAACATTTCTGTAGACTCACCTATTACGAACCGTGTGTCGATTTATGTTGAAATTCCCGACGAATTTGAAAAAGAAGTCGCTGGATATGTAATCGCATATCGAAGTGTTTCACCTGACTTGTAACATCACAGAAAGCACAAAAAAAAGCGGATCCTCCCGATCCGCTCTTGTGACTTTATTGTACCCTTTTGTTCAGATACAAACGCCGTCGTGGCTCTATCTCAATCCTTTTAACATACTATATCATAACAATTTTAGAAAGTAAAGAAGGAACATTTATGAATATCCTATCTATCACAACAGGTCTCACCCTGTTTCTAGCATTACATACATTAAATACGACGTACATCTATTTTAAACGTAAAAAAGAACTTTTATTCTTTCTTATCGAACTACTAATTATAGCTCTCACAATATTCTGTTTAGGTATACCATACCATTATTTCCAAGCGTTTGATACAAAATTATTTGCAGTGTACCCAGTCTTCTTAATCATGATCAATCTGGCAAATGCAACATTCGTAGTTTTTATCAAATCTAGATTAAAACTACCAAAATATGATGATGATAGATTCGTTATATATGTAGCTATCCCACTTCTATTCTTTTTCATGTCAACTCTATTTGCACACGGTCTTGAAAGCGACTTTACGCAAACAGTTGCTACACAACCAACTACAGTCGTTCTTTACAAAACAGAATTAGATTCAGATGTAACACTCTCTTATTACAGAAACAATCCTTTTGCTCACCAAAAAGATGTGTATCCAACAACTTTTACAACACTTCAAGAATTAAAAGACTTCGAAAAACAATATAAAGATTCAAATCCAACTGTTGTTGTTACAGCTCAAGGTGCCACATCTGAAACGAAATCTAAACTAGACTTTAAACTTAAATTGCATACAGATTCTGATGAAACATTAGCTACGCAACTTGCAACGCCAGAACAAATTCAGATTAATATCACACAAATCCGTTTAACAAAACTCGAACGCACTCAAATTCAATGGTTCGACGTCTTGTTCCAAACAAATTATCAAGTTCAAGGTGATCCAATCACTGTTCTTGAAATTGATTACGAAATCACCAACCTAAAACAACTGCAAAATGCTAAAGAAGTACAACATAAGTTAGATAAACTATTACAAAATGTACAATAAAGGAGGTTTGTCTCATGACACCAAAACAATTTCTCAAATGTATCAACAAAGCAATTCAAAATGAACAACTGAATTTTTATACTGAAGAAGACGAAGACACATTCGAACCAAAACCTTTAGAAATTCCATACAAACCTCACACTATCGATGAAATGGTAGCATGTATTATGAATGAGTGGGCAACAAACTGGCAATATAACAACCTATGTTACTCAGATACACCATATTTTCGTACCCCTAAAACAGATACTACCATTCAAGAAGTGTTAGACGAACACTTAGACATAGAAGGTATGTACATTGAAATTAAAGCCGACCATGGTAGTATTGTATCCGCTGGAGTCGTTCTACCTAAGTTCGAAGATCAAGAACCTGAACAACACATTCAAGCGTTAATTGAAGAATTTCTGTTAGATATTTCAGAAGGAACTAAAGATTTCAAAGCAGATAATGAATTTCGTGAATTGTTTAACCCTGCACGAAGAGAAATAGCTGTTCAAGAATTATTAGACAATTTAAACGCAGACGAAGAACAGTTCTCAGAAATCAGTAAAGACGCTTACAATGAATACAAGAAATATAGATTATAGAAAAGAACCCTAATTTAGATAGATACCTTCGGGTATCTATTTTTTTTGAACAAAACTCTGGTCACAAGTGACCCGACCCAGATAATAGTTACATATATGTGTTTCGTCAAGGTGAAACGCATATATACGTAACTAAAATCAAGGAGGTTTAAACTATGGCTACATTTTATAGATTCATATCTCAAGCAGAAAGAGATACATTACTACGAGACGGTATTGTTCATCATAAAGAAAACAAACTCTTTTATTTTTTATCACAAAAACCAACAGCATATATTGTTCCATCAAAATATAATTATAACATTGAACTAGAACAACTCTTTAGCTGTCCTTTATACACCCAATTAGAACCCTCTAATTTCTTAGAACATCTTATTGGAACAACTAGCACTGACTATCTTGTCACACTAGAATTAAATCCAATTCCACATCAACTTAATTTAGGTTGGTACAGTTATAATGATACGCATGAACTATGTATCATAGAGCACTGTAAACCATCATATTGTATCCAAGAGGTACAATCTATTACGCCTTGTAAATCACTAAAATAAAGGAGTTGTATTATGACTAAAAGGAGGACTAAATCCTGGGACGTAATAAAAACAGACAATATCAACTTAAAGTACAAAAATTTTATAAATTTGTAGAACAATATAAACAAACCAAAGGTGCTAAACAAGAAACAATCGAAATGTTCGATAGATGTTTACACACAGTTGAAAAACTTCGTAAAGACAACTTTGATTTCCATCCACAACGAGTATCACAATACGACTACGACTTAGTGGCACACTATTGTTCTATGGTTCAATATCATATTCATCAATTAAAAAACCATAAATAGAGTTTCTAATTAAGGACTCTATTTTTTATACATATTACTAAGGAGGAGATGCTTTTATGTATATTCAAGGAGAACTAAAAGACGCTTTATTTGCTGTAGTAGAAAATACAAAACTAGCTAAATTCAAAGCACAAAAAGCTTCAACGTATACAAATAAAGAAGAAGAAATTCACTTATACTCTCTTAATCAAGAATTTTTTGACCAAATTTCATGGATGAATAATAATCACGATTTTGTTATTCATTTATGTAACAATTCAATTTACAACATATATGAAAATAAACCTAAACTAGAAATTACTGGTTCACTATTACAAACTTTATACCATTTAAGAACAAATCAACCAGAACTAGCGAATTATTCAAACGTAGAACTAATTCAGTATTCTGTAACCACAGGGTTGATACCAGATATGTCAGACAAATTAAAACGTGAACTAAAAGCAAAAGAAGACCATATTAAATTTCTAAAAGCCAAAGAAGAACAACAATTACGCAACGAACAAAGGTTGACAAAATTACAAACTCAGCATAAAATTCTAAACCAAATTTCACAACAAATTTATCAAATCAACAACACGAAAGATCTAAATCAACCGTTAATTGCTTTTGGTAATTTTCACACTGATTCTATAAAAGACTGTCTAACGACGTATTTTAGTTCGGAATTTTATGATATGATCCACGAACATATTCAATATTATGTACCAAAAACTTTGTATAATACCTTATACGGCACCAACTTTATAAATGATATCTGTATAGCTCAAACAACAACATTAAATCTTACTGGTTTAACAACAGAACTAATTCTTAAAAGTATACCGACATTAATTAAATATATTATTCATAATATATGGAAAGAAGTTCATAAATCAACAACTTTAAGTTCAATTCTTCAATATAATCAACTTTATTTATTCAAATACAAACCAACAATCCAATTACAAACTTCAGACCAAGGACTCTTTTTAGAAATTAAACTAGTACCTCATTATTGGACTATCAAAGAACCACCAAAAACATACGAAACATGGTCTGTTTGTAATTATCAAACTATACTGAGTATTTTTTCAAATAAAAAGGCAGTTAATATAGATAAGATACCTGAACCAATCTATGATTTAACAATCAAACGCAACCTTTATGAAAAAGTTCACTCCTGGAAACAAAAACACACACATTTAGTAGAACGTATTATTCATAAAGAACAGACCGTCGAGAAGTTACCATTTGTAGAACCAACACCAAATACAAATTTATTATATGTTACTTATATCCCTCACTCTAACGTCATTAAAATTGGGCGAACGCAAAACTGGATGTCTCGCAAAAACACGTATCGTAGAAACAATGGACCAACACCAGAAACAACTGGTGACATGAGACTTTGTTATTGTTACGAAACACCTAAAACAGGAGATACAGTTCTTGATAAATGGATTCTTTATTGTGCCGAAGACCATTTGAAACAACTAGCTCATAACTATATGACGCTTGTTGCTGGTCAAGAATTTTTTAAAGGGTATCCTGTACAAAACTTTTGTATCCTTGTAAAAAATTACTTTCAAACTAAATCTATCAAAGATATTGTCGCAATCAGAAATACATCTGATATCCTACAATACGCTTTACAAAATAAATATGATAGTCAAAGATTAATTGAAACTATCAATAATTTATAAATCACTCTCCAGAGCCACTACTCTACAACGTCCCACCTACGGATCCGTGTATGGCTCTGCCTGGCTACGCCAGCGAGCAACATTCTGGAAGTTCCCCTTATCGTCACCAGCCTACCGACGATTTGAGGAGCTTCCGCTTTTTTATACATAATCTAGAGGAGGAATACTTATGACTTATGATGAACCAAATATCAACAATTTCTTTCCAGAAATTGACCACGACGCATTAGCTAAATATATGGAACAACATGCAAATACGGAACAAACTACATCCAACAACCAACCGTTCCTGTCGATTTGTGGTACCCACGGACAAAATCCAGAACCAAAAGTAGTAAAACATCAACTACCTGTTATCCAAGACGAATTTTCTCAAATCCCTAATTCTAATGTAATGGACGTTTTGAACAACCCTGTTTTTCAATCACAATCCCCTGTCACAGAAAGTATTCCGTTAAATCTGGAAGATACTGCTAACCTACAGACAGGCACATATTCGCCTGATGATGAAATTCGAAAACGTTTAGAAAATCTATCTGATGAACAAAAAGAACTAATTGAAAAAACGATAAAACAAACTGGAGACTGGGCATCTGCTACTGACCTTGCTATTAAACTTATGACAAATTCACCAACAGGCGCATCCGCTATTACTGAGTTCAATCCAGGTGAACCTACTGGAGCGTTTCTTACATCTGCCACGCAAGATACAGATAAAATGCTTTTTAACATCAACCAAGGACCGACCTTCGAAGTAAACGCAGTAACACGAGGCGGACAAGGTACTGGTCAACCAACCACGAAACCATCCACACGAACCGTTATTGCTGAGAAAATTCAAGAAATCTTAGACATGGTATATGTGTCAGCAGAAGACGAAAACTTAGACTATTATCTTCGTCACGCTTTAGAAATTGCTCAAGGACAAAAGGTTGATTACACGACTAACCAACCTCGTTACTGGAGATTTATCGGAGAAACAAAAGACTTGCTTGGTAACAACGCTGTTTTAATTTCTGCAAATGGTTCCGACCATAAGTTACTACTCTGTTACCACCAACGAGTCTTATTTATGGTTGACAACAAGCTAATTCGTCTCGTAAATCCTGAATCTTACTCTAAGACAGTTTGGAAATACGTTCATAAATGTATCGACAGACATAATTACTTCTGGGTGTACGATAAAAATATCAGACGTATGTCTCATAAGGAACGTAAACGTATCTTAACCCAGTTCTACAATCACGATAACTATAAAAATGGTTTCTTCTAATTCACTACCAACAGTTTAGGGAACATTCTGTTCCGAGAAAATTGTTGGACCGAATTTTCATGTTTTTGTCGGTTCGCCTTAACTTCATTTTCAATGAAAGCGTATCGCATCATTGACAATCTTCCTATAAGAAAGTAGCTGTTTTCACGGCTACTTTTTTTATACATAAACTAAAACTAAAGGAGGTTTCACCATGACAGAAAAACAAATGACATCCAAAGAATTTGAAAAAATACTTACAGTACTCTACGCACACCACCTAACAAATCCAGATTTATTCAATGGTGATGTAAGAGCATATGACGTAGCTCAAATGCTAGAAATTAATAAATCATTTTTCATAAAATTGTTTTCAACTGAATTAGTTCACGCTCAACAAACACCAAATGCACCCCTAAACACAATCGTACTAGCTAGTCGTACGTCAGGCGTAGACTTTTTACTAGGTATCCTTTCACAAGACCCTAGATTTGAAGTATTCTACACCAAAGAACAATTTGGAGAGCATCTGTTCAACCAACGTTATCGTGACCATATCGAAGAATCACTCCAACCGTTTCTTCAAATCGATTATGAAAAAATGGCTGAGTACGAGTTCGCAAACGATCCGAATGTTTATTTTATTTACAGAAATAAAAAGACACTCGAATTAGACGAACCAGAACTTATTCTCGTCCTCAAAAACGAATATCACGATTATTACGACCAATTAAACTAAAAGGAGATTTAAAAATGAAAAAGAAATTTATCACATCTAGTGCCGTCCTCTTGGCACTATTAACATCACAAGGGGTATATGCTTCAGAAACAACTGAAGCACCAGAAACTACAGAAGTAACAACAACAGCTACTACTCCATCTACTGAAGCGCCAGTAGTGACGAACTCTGACGTGACAAAAGAAGGCACGAACATTACTGTTACAAATCCATCAGTAGACTTACAATTCCCTAACGGGAAAAGCAAATATGCTGGTTTCAAAGTACGTTACAATGAAATTGCGATTCCAGATAGTATCACCATCAATCCTGGTGACACATTAACATTAACAATGCCTAAGGAAATAACATTCAAAACCAGTTTCGATTTTGATGTAACAAATCCAGACAACGATGTCATTGGTCACGCATCTACTAACTTAGAACAGGGAACTATCACTACAGTCTTCAATGATATCTTCCTAAAGAAACCATTGAATAAACGTATCAACATGGAGTTCGACGCTACATGGAACGATTCTGTCCAACCAGAACAAACTGTCCCGTTAAACTTCAATGGTACTGAAAAATCAGTTACTTTAGCCAAAGAAGAAGGTCCAACTCCAGGTGAAATGCTATCTAAGTGGGGTTCACAAGCAAAAGAAGACCCACAAGTGTTACGTTGGACTATCCGTGCCAACTTCGACCAACAAAATGTGACAAACGGTGTTATCCAAGACCGTTGGACATCAAATCAAGAGTACGTTCCAGACTCATTAAATATGTTCTTCATTGAAGACGTTGTAAACTGGAAAGGTATTACAGACGCTAAAGCGTTCTTAGATAGTTTCCACGTACAATCTGGTGGTTTCGATATGAAACTAAAACGATTCAATAAAATCTTATACATTGAATACCGTACACGTCTTAAAACAAGTGTCAAAGAATCTAACGATCCATTCAACGTCGCTTGGTTTAATGCAGACAACGGTATCAAAGTCAATGACTATCGTTCACACATCGCTTTAGTCGGTGGGCGTGGTGTTGCATCTAGTGACACAATCGTGTCTCCAGTAGAAGAACCAACAACTGAAACACCATCTACTGAACCTTCTACAAGTGAAGAAAAACCTAACGAAACACCATCTACTACAGAGACACCTACAACAACTTCCCAAGAACCAAAACCTGAAACTTCAACTACAGAAGTTCCAACAAGTGAATCTTCTACAGAAGAAACTAAGAAAGAAACTACAGTTGTAAAAGAAGAAACAACAACTGTTGTTAAACCTTCTGTTTCAGCACCTACATTACCAAATACAGGTGCCGTTTCTACGTTCATTTATGTGTTCTTAGGTTCATTCGCAGTTCTTTGTGGGTTATTAGCTCTTGTATCAAACTACTTAAAGAAAAAAGATACAAAATCTGAAGACGAAGAATAATTCTTAGATACGGTACCCTTTTAGGTATCGTATTTTTTTTTGTCACAATACCAACTGCTACGCAGAAAACTATCCACACCAGCTGTTGCTGGCGAGTGATTGGTTGGAGGTTTCCGCTCTTTTCAAATTTCAAATAGTTTTTCAATTCTCCTGACATTTTTTTGTGCTTTAGGAGACCTCTATAGCAACCATTTTGGTTGCTATTTTTTTACAGTAGAAATAAGCAAATTAAGAAAGGAATGATTTCAATGAAGCGACAAATTACAGCAGATATTACCACAATTACAGAAGGTGCTATCCTACACCAAGTCAACTGTCAAGACAAACTTGGAGCAGGAGTTGCTCTTGCTTTAGCGACCAAATATCCGAAAGTAAAACAACGTTACCATGCCTTTACGAAGAAATATCCAACACCAGACGACCGTTTCGGTCTCATTCAAGTGATTCGTGTTACGGATACTCTACTCGTTTGTAACTCGTTTACACAGATGGACTACGGTAACGCTGATATTACAGGCAAAGTCTACACAGACGAATATGCCCTGAAGAATAGCTTAGAGCGGTTCGACGCCTATACGAAACGCCTTGGTATCCAAGGATACGTTCCGCATCGCATCGGCTGTGGTCTAGCTGGCGGTGACTGGAAAGTCATCAAGCGTTTTATTTTAGAAAATACAGACTTAACTATCGTTAAGTTACCAAAATAAAGGAGGTACATTCATGTCCACATCCGCATATATCTTTGTCCAAAATAAAAATAACACTTATAAAGGTATCTCTGTTCATTATGACGGAGACATTCATCACACAGGCGACATCTTAGCTCGTTGCTACGATTATATTAAAACACAAAAACTCGTAGCTAAAGGCTCATGTGTTGCACTTGAAGAACAACTCGAAGATATCGAGTTCTATAAAAACGGTGAAATCTTTACCGACTTACAAACATCTGGTTACGTATATCTGATTACACCAAATGGTGACTGGTACATTAACCGTATCTTAGACAAAGAGTTACACCAACCATATGTCTCAACCTTTGATGGTCAGCCATTTCTTCCGTTAAAAATGTATCTTGTACGTAATGGTTTCTACCCTACAAACAAACCTGTTCACATTGGTACTAAAACTCTTTATGCTACAAAATACTTGACATTATTTGCAGAAATCTATCAATCGCCTTCTGCTCTCCCACAAGTGTACTATCAAGTAAAACGTACGCAAGATACGGATATCACGAACAAACCTGTTGACGCTGTAACTATGTTTGTGACCAATGAAACTGGAGACAAAGCTCTTGTAACATCAGAATTTCGTTACACAGTCAACGAATACGTAACAGATTTACCATCAGGTCTTGTAGACCAAGGTGAATCAGTCATTGATACAGCTATCCGTGAACTACAAGAAGAAACTGGATACGTGGATCCAGAAATTACGTACGTATTACCTGAATCATATTCTAGTGTCGGTATGACGAACGAACGAGTTCAAGTCGTTTTCATGACCGTAAACGAAAAGAACCGAGGACCAGTCTCTCATATTGGAGGCGAACGTTTAGAATCTAAGTGGGTTACTAAAGACGAAGCGAAACATTTACTTGCTCAATCTACACTTTCTGGGAGAGCTCAATTACTACTCTTTAACTGGGTTTATTCGAAATAAGGAGGAACGTATGAAACAATTTATCTGTAATATATTGTCACATGTTAAACGTGAACAAGTAAAAGAGAAAATAAAAACAAGCCTCTCTTGGCGTGATGAAGATTTGTACATCAATAAACCTGCTTTATATACAGGTACAGACTTCACTCTTAACGTAGCAACAATGAAAGAACAACTTATCTCAACTATTTATCCAAATGACCGAGATATCAAAATTATCGCTTCGTATGATGAAGACGAACAACGTTATCAACCTATTTCACAACCTAAATTACGAAACACTTGGTTTAGAAAATTAAATGCACTTTATTTAGAAAAAGATAATTATAGACGTGACCTTTGGACACGAGATAAAGGTATTACTGACAATCCACGAAAAATGCCTTATATAGAGGTATCATTTTATAATAAAGGTTTTAAATCACAACTTATTCCAGTACAAGAAGAAGTACCAAAAGAATACGAACACTTGATTCCACATTTTAACATTATTGAAATTACTCGTATCGAAATTATAGAAAAAGAACTTCTCCTAGAAAGCGTTCGTCCGTTTAGATTTGTCAAAGATCTACGAGTACCGATTCTCACAGAAACAGATCGTTTCATTAAAATTTATTACAAATATAATGATATCAAACAAGCTCAAGAACGTTACGATGAAAAACAATCTCAACTCGAACTTGAAACAACTTTCAACAACTTAATCGAAGGTAAAGAATAGAGCCAGATTTCTGGCTCTAAATACATATACTTAGGAGGTATTATTCATGATAAAACTATTTAAACAATTATTTAAAAAGGAAAAACCAAAAAGCGATTACGAGAAAAGGCTTGAACGTGCACAAGAAGAAGAAGACCGTTTAAAAGAAATTTATACATCTGACTTATATCAATATAAATATGAAACAGATAAACAAAAAGTCTTGAAACAAGTTTATCCAAATCAATCAAACATTGAAATTTTACTAGGGTTTTACAAACCACAAAGGGACGGCTACCGCATTGATAGAAGTGAAATCGATAAATACGTTCCAGACCATTGTGTTTATAAATTAAACAACACATTAATCACTAGTACCGATGTAAACAAAGTATATAGTCAACTCGGAGCTGTTGTTGCAAAACTCAAAGACGATTTTATACAAGAAGAAGTTCTCAATCGTTGGATGAGACGCCATTATGAAGCCTTAGAAAAAACATCGCCTACTATTCCTGATAGATTAGGTGATAACCTACATGATGGACTCCTTGTTGTGGAACAAGACCCTGAACAAAATATTTCAAAAGAAGTATTCAAACGTTCTTGGGAAGCTATTATCTCTCGTATTGCTATCGTCGAAACACCTTGGGTACAAACAATCCTAGAAGGTGATGGTTCTATCACTACAAATACAGGAAGCGATAAACGTCTCCACGTTTATTTACAAGCTAAGAATCCAGCTCAAGGTGAAGGTTGGATTGAAGACAGTTTAAGACGTGAACAAAGAAAACAACGATTAGAAAATTTCTTAAAATCCTAAAGGAGGTATCAACCCTATGGATATCAACTTAACCGAAGACATGTTCGAAGTCTTATTCAAAGACTTTATCGAAAAAACAGCAATCCGTAACGAACATGGTCTCGACATGCGTGGTCCAAATAACGACCCTCGTTTTGAACTCTACTGGGACCGTAACGACCAACTATCAAGTAAAACAATCGACGAACTCATTGAATCCGTTAAAGAACAAAAAGAAATCGATTTTACATGTGCTCTTACCAATTATATTTACGAAAATTGGTACGACTCTATTGACGATGATTATAATGACGCCAAATACGATACACTTCGTGACTTCGCAGAACATTATGACCTCGATTACGATGAACTATCTGCAACCTTCGACGTTACTATCGATGAAACGTGGCAAGATACGGTCTACTTTGACCTTAATCTTGAGACATTACTTCGTCATTCGTACCCTGAAGACTTGACTCTTTATTTTGGTACATACTGGGACGATGAAGCATATGCGATGAATGAGTGGGTTGAAGAAAAACCACGCATCACGTATTTACGTAAATCCCCTCTTGCGTGGTTAGCTCGCACACAAGGTTACACCATTGATGACATCTTCAATAATAAAAAATCTGAATTCTGTAAACAAGTGTACTCTGAATTGTTCCATTATCGTACGATTTTAGACGGTATGCAACTCATCGCAATCCCTAATAGTAATAATTGGGACGCTATCACGGATCTAGCGATCCATAAATCTGGTATCATCAAAGCGGGTACCATGTTTGGACTCTTTAACCGAAACAACGGAAGTGGTTGCGGTTTGAATATCATTACAGAAAAAGATATCAAAATTTCGCCAAAATCACCCCTTCACGAGGTTTCAATCAAACAATCGACTCTTTGGCTCAACTACTCACCAAACACCGTGTACGGTCCAATTTCACGCCCTAATGAAGACCAATTAGAATCTATTCAAAGAAAGTGAGGTTTTGACATGTGTATTCCACCAAAATTAACGTCCACCGTCTATGATTTCTTAGAAGAATTTAACAAACAAGACGGACAATGGAGTTCTGAAACAACTATTTCACTCCACAATGACTACGTTCGTTACAAGAATTACGCTAAAAACGAACAATATAAAATCTATCCACAATTTGACGGTACCTTTGTTCTCTTACTAGATACCATTAAAAATGCTGGATACCCAGATAAAATCATTACAAAAACCTACAATACAATGGAAGAAGTCGTTCAATTTATTGTAGCTTAAAGGAGACTAAAAACTATGACAGAAAAAATCGCAAAACCAGAAATCATTGTTCAATCACACTTTCACGGCATCATTCAAGGTGTCAATTTCAGTAACCAAATGATTTTTAATTCAGTCAGTTGGTTTCTAGGTGAATTTGAAGATAATGAAGACGTAATTAAACGTAAAATGCTTCTTGAAACAGAGTTTATTGAAGCTCTCGTCTCTGCTATTGAAACAAATTATTTTAAATATGACTATTCACTAGCAGACACAGAAAATGGTTTATACGACCTATTTGGAACACCTGTTTCAAAAATGGAGGTTGACATCTATTCTCGACAATTAGCAAGCCGTGTTCAAGAATCATTTATCCCATTTATCCAAAAACTATACAAACAACTAGGAGGTAAAATCTAATGACACAATTAGACTTACTTGTTTTCTCTCTTGCTATCGTTTTTATAAGCATTAGTATCCTAATACTTATGTCCCAATTACGAAAACAAAAAGACGTAACATTAAACGTTTTCCTAAAATTAGCAGAATTGGAACAAAAATTAGAAGCTAAATTACCTCTAACAACTGAATCTAAAGAACCAACGCCAGAAAAACAAGTCTCTGTAAAAGTTGAGTTACCACCAAAAGAATCATCGAACTATTTCTATATGACCTCAACGACAACGACACCCGTGGATCCAGAGCCGAAAGTCTCTGAATCCCCTACCGAGCCAGAATCTACTGACGACAAACCTGAGAAACCACAAGGTATCACTTATAAAGTGGTCTCTCAAGCAGAAACAATGGTTCGTGACATTGATGAAACATCGAAATTACTAGGTATCTCTCCAGGTAAAATTCGTAGTCAGTTTTCGCTTTCAACGAACCGTAGTGCTACATGGCTCAACTCTATGCTTACACACTGGCTCAAAACAGACGAAAAACGTACCATGAAAACATTGGAATCAGTCAAACGGACTCGTAAAGAGTTGAAACCGTTCTTGAAACAATTAAAACAAGAACACATCTACTCTATCGGTAAAGTGTTATATGAAAGTATCAAAATTGATTTCAAGAACTACGAGATTCGTGAATTAACAATCAAACAATATGAATCTATTAAAACACTGGATTCATCATTATTATTCACTCTGTTGAATCAAAATGTAACAGAAGCATACCAATCATGGAACAACGGTCAACCACAATTTGGACCAATCCCAGAAGCTCGTCTGTTTGATAACAAAGCATTAGATACAATTCTAACATCATTAAATCAAGAAGGAATTACATTACGTATCGCACTATTAGTTCCAAACTCATAGGAGGCTCAATATGAAAAACGCACCCATTATTAACTACAACAACACCAACTGTTTAAGTTTCACACAAGGTGATGACACATGGTTCATTAGTTACGAATCTCCTATTATGCACATTCAAAAACAAACAAGTCCCTCTTATCGAGGGACTGATTATATTCTAGAAGCTTTAGGTCATGATTATAACCGTTCCAAAACCACAGCTCGTCATTTGAACGCTATGTTAGATAATTTTTCAAAACCTATAACAGGACACTATTTCGGACGAAATGTTTATATTAAAAAAGAAGACCTATCTCCAAATTACCAACGTTTTGCAGACCATCTTGGTCTTGTCAACTTATCCGAAATGGATAACCCACATAGACGTTCCATCTTAGACGACTTCTATCTAAACCAAATTAAAAAGAAATAAGGAGGTGAAACCCTAAATGGTTTTACATCTACCTATCAACACAGCGTTCCTTGAATCAAGAACCAAAGACAACGAAAACGTTCCTAACTTTAAGTCACGTCGTAAATCGTTTGTCTATAAATCAGAAACAGAACTAGAAGCTCAGTTTGATTTATTTGTTTCACAAGGTGTTCCTGGTGAAACTAGTCGTTGCTACATCGGTTACAACCTAGTAGACAACCACAAACTTACATGGAGTATCATCCATCGCCTGCAAGACTATGCTAAACAAAATCAATATCCAGATCCAATCAAAATAACACAAATGATTGTCTCTGAATCAAATAAAAAAGAAAATTTTGGCACGAAACGGTACTTAATCGATATTGATACAAAAGAAGTACTTGTTTTATCACAAGTACGAGAAATCTTAAAAGATTTATCAGTACCTATCCTAGTATGGTACGAAACACCTAACGGGTATCATATCGTAACCGAACGAGGTTTTCCTATCGCTACATTTACTAAAACGTTCAAAGAAAATGTAACGGTGAAAGCTTGTCACGGAAACCAACTATATTCCGTTAAAACTAAATCATAAGGAGGTACTTATATGTTTCCTATTGAATATTCTATTCACGTACCAGCATCTACACGTTTCCCTTTTGAAGTAAACTCAATGTTTGTAAATGTAAAGATTCATTTCTCTATCAAACCAAAGAGTGACTTCAAAGACAAACCACTTCCATCAAAAGAAGAACGTCTCACAATTTCTGTTCGTTACAAAGATAGTAACACTTGCGAGTCTCGTGTTAAACCACTGTCTCTTGACCAGTTTATCACTATGGACACTATTGGACCTACTCTCTTTGAAGGTGAAAGTGTGTTCGTACCACTAGATTTCGACGTTCAAACGAAAGAAATCATCGACGCATTTACACGTCTCTCAAGAGATACGTTAGTGTACATTATGCGTAACGAAGATTTTGAGTATCATTCAGGCGAAGAAATTCGTAAACGATTAAAGAAATATTTCAAAGTATCTTAATCTACTCTATCACTAACAGTAACGTTCCTATGGAACCGAGCTGTTGGTGATGTCTATACATAACAAAAAGGAGGTATCCTCATGTCTCAACAACTTAATGATTACGAAAAGCTTCTAAAGCGATACAGTACTTTAGACGAAGCTCTTTACTACCTCAAGTTTCTATTCCCAGGTTCGTTTATCAACAAGAACAATGAATTGATTCTTATTCCAGAAACAAATTTATACATCATACTGTCCGATTGTCAGACGAAACTTCAGTTATTTGCTAAAGTACTCGAATGGTGTTCCAGAGATTCTTGTTTCAGCTTACATTACATGGTGATGAAAATAAATAAACTTTACTGGAAACAAAATCGTAAAGCTCTCAATTCGTTCTTTGACCAAAACTGGTCTCACGAAGATATGAGCCTTATTTACGAAACACTTGGTTGTCGTGTCAATCACGAATTAACTATCAAATTTATCGAATCTGGTTTCGACCTCCAGGTTCTTGAAAGGAGCAAACACTAATGTTAGATTATAAAGCACATCAATACGCTCGCTTACACTTGAAACAAATGAAAGAAGTAGCGAGTCACTTATACAACTTAACTGTCAAATACGATTGGAAATTTGTTTGGTTGAACTTTCAACCATTTAGTCACGATAATGCGTATCGTGCCTTTATTAAGTTCCCTAAAGAACCAACTGCACATGAACGTATATTCATTTCTAAAACTATCCAACGATTTGAAATCCCAATCTCTGTTGACTTAGGATATCCTGGACAAACACATCATGACCGTATTGAAAACCAACATGTTGGTTCAGAAATTACAGAACCACCGATTGCATTGAATCCTAGAGAAAAATGGTTCTGGGACAACTTTGTATCGCTAAAAGCAAAGGTTGGAGAAGATATCAAAGTCAAGATTACACTAGAAGATCCAGCTCCAAGTGTCACAGAATACTTACAAATTATCTCACCTATTTGTTACAGTGTGTATCAGAATCTGAAACATGAAACAAAGGAAATGATGTAAATGAGCCTATTAAAACACCTATTAATTTCAATCGCAATTACAATTTTTATTGCTTGGCGTTTTCCTGAAACTAATCTTCAAATGGCAATACAAAATGGTTCCATCTCTTTAATCTTTGGTTTTATTGTCTCTACACAACTATTATTATGGACCTATGTGTTTTCAACTAGTTTTAAAAACTTGTACAAAAACTTTGTACGCCAGAAACAAGAACAACCTTATAAGTTTCTATCACAACAAGTCATGACTCATTTATTCTTGTTCTGTACAACTGGTATCAGTTGGCTTTTCGTACCTAAATACGCAAATGCTATTCAACCTTTACTTATTTATTATTTCTGCGGAGCCATTATCATGTTCGGGCTTATCTATATCTATGTATGGATTGAAGAAGAAATTTTATACCATTTATAGGAGGTCTACATGAAACAAAACAAACCGTTACAACTAATGATCCAAGACAAATCACGTCTCGACCAGTTGCTCAAAAACCACATGTCACGCCACTCTAAGATTCATTCAAGAGAAGTCTCTGTATATACAGAGTATATACTTGAGAATCCCAAGAAAGTGACAAACAAATCGTTGAGTGTCTACCGAGACATGAGACCAAAATACGCAAAGCTGTTCATGCAACAATGGAAATACATTGTGATTCAAAAATCAATGAATCCCTATTCGGACAATGTTATGGTGGTCACCTATACGAACGATGATAAGTTCGTAGGAAACATCAAACTGATGTGGGACTTACAACGAAACTTATAATACGAACCATGAATCTAAAGATCCATGGTCTTTTCATATCACAATCAAAGGAGGCGTTATTTATGAACGAAAAATTAAAATCACTCATCAATGGTCTAGCTGTCACATTAACCACACACCAACCTATGGAAGACTCACTAAATACAATCGACCTTATCGCTCGTAGTTTCTTACACGAAGAAATGACTAAAGAAGATACAGAATATGTACGTGAACATCTAGGTTGGTCTTACATGACACCAGACCATATTCAACTATCGATTCGTTAAGGAGGTTCTCTTATGTCACTTATTCCTAAAATTAAATGTGCTTATTGCAACGAACCGTCTTTACTGACCGAATTTATGTCCGATTCAGAGATTCTACAAGAATCAGAACTGGGTTACTGTCCTAAATGTGACCAACCCAATTACATCAATATTATGTGTATAGTCTCAACATTCGTTACACCGATTGAAACACATATCGCATTTCTAGAATCACAACTAGACGCCTGGCAAGAACTACGTTCGAAACAAAGCGAAGACATTAATCTGATTAAAAATCAAATTAAGTTCTACAAAGACCAAATTAAAAAATGGTCTAAAATACAAAAAGGAGGTACAAAATGACTCCGTTCACCCTATTTGCATCAATTGACCCACATATATCACATTTTCTAATTGCGGTTTCTCTCTGTGGTCTACTTTTTAGTATCCTATACGGTATCTTATCTCGTGACTTATCTAAAGACTTAAAGAAACTACCTGAAGATATCCCTACGAATAACCTCTTTGACCCACAAGGATTCTTCGACTCAAAAACACAAAAAGTGATTCAGGAAATGAATCAATTGTGGTCCAAAGATTACGTTCAAACACAACTTACTGTTGTGATTGCTAAAAATATGTTTCACTACCCTTTGGATAGCTTATCTGAAGTATTAGTCGAACGATGGAAACTAAACGACTTAACTAGCCCTATCCATCATATCGTCCTACTTGTTGATATTAAAGAACAAAGTGTAACGACCATCATTTCAGAACAACTCGCAGATATCTTGACTCCAGAGAAACGAGACGAATTAAATGATTTATTTGCTAAATCATTTAAAGGTTTAAAATTCGACTCTGGGTTACGAGCGTATATGGACGAACTCGATTACATGTTACACATGACTCGTACACAAAAAGAAAAAGAAAAACGAGACCATCTGTTACAAGAAATCAAAGAAAATCAAGATAACCTAGAAGCATCCGTTCATACACAAACACTAATTTCGACATTAAACTTACTCAAAAAATAAAGGAGGTATAAAATGAAAAGAACATTATATTCATTCTTTCTTTTAATCGCTGTTTCCTTGAGTTTATTTGGTTGTTTCCCACAACAGCAACAAAAATCACAACAAACGTCAGAAACACGACCAATTGACATTTCCTGGGTGCCAAAACATATTCCAGAGAATGGTATTGTCAATCCACATAACCTCATTGACGAAACTACAATAAACAAAATCAAAGAATTGAATGAAAAATGGATCAATGATCCACAACCAGTTCGATTTATTGTTTTAGCAGTCAATGAACTTGAGTTCGGATATTCTATTTTTGCATACTCAAATGCTATTATGGAAAAATGGAATCTTGATAAAGAAACAGAATCAACCCCATATATCATTTTACTAATTGACGCTAAACACGAAGCTTCGAATGTCACAATTTCGAAATCGTTAGAAAATGTCTTACCAAATAAAAAGTTAGACAAATTACGAGACGATATAGACACATACTTAGAAGCTCGTGCCATTTCAAAAGGGTTACTACAATATATTACAGAACTTGACCATCAATTACATCTAACTGATGAAGAAAAAGTTGCTGAAATTAAAGCTAATAAACAAGAAGAAATTAATAGGCGCCAAAAAGCAAAACAAGAAGAACAAGCTAAACAAGAACAACGTCAACAACAATTTGACGACACAATCGATTCAATCGTAAAATTACAAATTTTGCGAACTATTTTTCGTTAATAAAGGAGGTACCCCATGAAAAAACCAATTTGGTTACTACTATTGACGCTACTCTTTGTCCTTGTAGGTTGTTCACCATACAATCCTAAAGACCAAGATACATCTAAAGTCGTTAAATTACCGAGCAAAATGCCCGAAACACATATCTTCAACCCACACAACTTACTTGATTCTAATGCTGAAGCTAAAATCAAGGAATTAAACGAAAAATGGATCAAAGATCCAATTCCTATGCAAATCACTGTTGTTGCGGTTGAAGAAACCCTATTCTCTCATTCTGTTTCAGAAATTAATAAAATTATGTTAAATTCGTGGAACATCGATGATGATACAGATCCTGTTCATCATATTGTGTTACTAATCGACGCAAAACGGAAAACAGTAATTTCTACAATCTCTAAATCGTTAGAAGATGTCGTTCCTGTCGATAAAATCAACCAACTTGATAAAAACTTTAATACCAGTTTCAAAGGTAAACGTATCTCTGAAGGCTTAATTCAGTATCTAACTGAACTAGACCATCAACTCCACTTAACAGACGAAGAAAAACATGCTCAATTTTTACGTGAAGCTGAAGAAAAACGCATCCGTGACGAAGAACGGTTACGTAAATCTGAAATCGATAAGAACGAAAGTCAAGACCGTGTTCAAGACTCTGCTTCATGGTGGATAAACTATCAAATCTGGAAATCTATTTTCAAAAAATAAAGGAGAAACTAACTATGTCTACAAACTCATTTATCGCATACAAAGAAAACAATAAAATTACAGCTATCTACTGTCACTGGGATGGTTACTTAGAATACAATGGTGACATGCTGAAAACATTGTATCCAAAAAACAGAGCTAAAGCTCTTGTTGAATTAGGTGATATCTCATCACTTCAAGGTAAATTGTCATCAGACGAACCTGATTTTGAACCACAAGATAATTATTCAGATATTGTTAAACAATATATGAATAAAACTACTGAAGCTTATCACAGAGACCGTCACGAAAATTGGGACGACGTAAAACCAAAACAATTTGATTCAGTTGACGACTATCGTAACTATCTAAAAGACCATGGTTGGATTGAGTTTGCATATCTATTTAACGCAGATAACGATGACACTGCACCATGCAACACTTGGTCTTATATCACGCCAGAATACCCAGATAAATTTGAAACTTTCTAAAGGAGATTCAGAATATGGCTAAAAACAAATACGACGCTGTTATTGCACGTACAACAGAAGCAAGTCTCAAACGTACACAATACACAAAAATCTTAAACTCTATGAAAAACAAAAAGATGAGTGTTGTTGATTTAACATTACACCCAAATCCTGGTACCGAAACATACTGTGTTTTGTTTATCACAGACGAACTATTCCGTCATTTTGGGTGTTATGATATCCCAACATTTGTGGAACATTATAAACATATCATTGACAATGTAGAACAGATTTACGAAGGTACTCTAGCTATCGACGACCAAGAGTACCTCGTACAAATTCAATAACATATGGTCTTTCGACCATCGAGTTAGGTGTGGGTATCCGTTTACAGATATCCACACTACCCTAAATCCATTTTAGTGTCCACTTCAGGACACTCTTTTTTACATTCACGCTCTTAGAAAGGAGTTCATGTCATGGAAAAATATACCTTTACAGAAATCTTTTCCAATCAACTTCCACGTACAGACGGTGAAGTTCGAGTATATAAACTACCTGATGAAATCATCAGTAAATACTCGAAAAACCAAAAACGCCCTGTTCTTAACCAAGATAATATTGAAGTAGGTGTTGCTAAAATTGATATTAAAGCAAAAACAGCAACAGTTATTTTCAATGATTACTATAAGAAACAACAATCCAAACCAAAGAAAGGAACTAAAAAATGATTAATATCAAAGTCCCGTCACAACAACGTTATGCTTACGTAGAACTCATGAAAATTCAACCTCAAGACACATACTTTCTTTTCGGTTGGGATTTTAACAATCTAACAAAAGGTGAACTTACTTCAGTATCTATGTCAAATTTACAAAAACGACTTACAAAAGTAACTCGTAAATTTGTAGTAGATAAAGAACATTACATCAAAAAATTATCACTAGAAAATATTGTTAAAGAAATTAAAGAAACTACAAAAGAACGTATTACCGCTCTAATCGACAATTCACATGAACATTGTCCCGATCCTGCGTTTACACATATTTTTGAAAACCAATTAAACGCAGAACTTGCTTTATTAGAACGCTTAAATATGGCTAGTTCTGTATTTGTCACATTCTCTATCGACGAAGACAACAATACGTTCGTCATCCACGACTCGTTCCAAAACGGTCAACAAATGTTGGAGTTCACACAAACAACGTACGGTCTCGTCCACCAAATCGACGTTAAAAGAGCGAGTCATTCAAACCAAGGAGATTTGTTACTCTCTATCACGTACCAACAGGAGGACTAAAAAATGACACAAAAACCACCGTTTCAAAAATCAATTAAATCTACATTTATTGGTGTCATTAATGCTGTCACTATTACCGATAAACAAGACTATGACAATGTGGATACTATTTTAGATTTACTCTACTCTCACTATCAACACCCATATATCACGGATAAACATTTTATTCGAGCTTTGTACCACAGTGTTCATAATTTCAATCAAACTCTATTACCATTTGACAACCCAAATCAAATCGTACATCACGTTCGTGAACTTATCGAACATAAATTTGAATATGCTAGTTTCAAAGAGTTTCGTTTCTGCTATAACGAAAAATTAAAATCATGTTTCGACCATGTGGACGAACTAATTGAAACAAAAGCTTAAAGGAGTCTATTTCATGAAACAATATCTAAAAAAATTCGCAGAAAGTGTTTATTTCGACCTACTAGGTGTAGTCTTAGTTGTCGGAATTGCAATCTATTCTGGATACTTAAATACACGTCTCGACAAGTTTGTCGATTGGGGACCTTGGACAACTCTTGTTCCACTCGGTCTCATTTCAGTAATCAACGTTGGTCTATCTATGGTTTCCACACGTTTCACTGGACGTATCAACTGGTTAGGTAACATCTTTGGGATTGTAAACGTTGCTTTGTCTGGAGCCATTGATTATATCTTAGGCAACAAAGCCGCACCGATCACATACTTAATTACATTTCTAATCTACTCGGTGGCGATTAAACAATGGAGTAAATCCCAAGAAGGTAAAGCAAACACAATGTCTCCTGAACGACAAATGGTTTGGATTGCTATTTTCACAGTTGGCTCGTTTGGTTTATCATTCATCGCAAACTTCTACGGTTACGGTGGAAACATGAACCTACTTGCATACATTACAACAGTAGCATTTGCGTTATCTCTAATTGCTAACTTATTAAATACATTAAAATTAACAACTCAATACCATTTCTGGTTAATTTATAACTTTGTACAATTAGCTAAAGCATTTGTACAAGGAAACTTCGCCAATGTTGGTAAATACATTTTCTACATTATCAACTCTATCGGTGCCCTATTCGTATGGAACGATAGTGAGAAATCACTTGAGGAGGAATAAATTATGGACCACAAATTAAGAATTAAAAAATTTCAAAACGACGTAAACGAATTAAAACACCCAGATGTCCTTTTAATTGCTGTTGGACATGAAGACAACGGTGATGAAAGTATTATCGTAAGTTCTTCAATTGATGACCCTCGAATGATGTTATCAGGACTAGCTCAACTATGTGCAGACGACGACGGATTTTACACATTATTCAAATCAGCCGTCGAAATTGCTGAATCTCATTTCCAGGAGGAACATTTTGATGACTAACAAACTTTATATGACAGGAAGTGTCACTTCAAACGGTGTACTTCCTAAAGAAGTGATTCGTATCTTAGAAAACGCCATGAAGTTAAACCGAGGAATCATTCTAGCTGACTCGTATGGTTTTGAATCACAAGTACAACAATATTTAAGTAACAAAAAATATCCACATGTGACTATTTATTACGCACGACCAGATAGACCAAAAGTATTAAAATCACATCGCTGGCAAACAGAAAAAGTTCTCGTGGATCCACATGCAGACCACTTGACTCGTGAAATTGCAATAGCTAATAAATTATCTGATGATTGCTCTATTATGTTTGCTATGTGGAACAAACAAAGTTCATTTATTCGTACCTCAATGTTACGAACACTACAACAAGATAAGCCTGTTGCGGTCTATACATTTGGTGAACCACACCCTACTCGTCAATTTGACACTCCAGCTCAATTTTATGAGACATATCCAAACCATGATAAAAACTAATCTATGGTATAATAATATTTGAAAGGAGTGACAAAATGACACAGCAACCAATTCATATCGAAATCCATGACGACAACACTAGAGGTGTTCTTGTTATGCACGATAGCAAACCATACTATACAGAGCAAATGGTTCCTGAAATCAAAGACGTAAGTGATTACGAATTAGTAACATCAATGGTTATGCAAATCACGAACACAGGAATCCCTTGTTGGTTCGGAACTCGTATTACACTAAATGAAAATGTAACCATTTTAAGTTTATACGAATCTGAAAAAGAAAGAGACCAACCACCTCTATATCAATTTATCTTTACAAATATTGATTCTAAAGCAATCGATCGTGGTTTATATGCACTCGACTTAATGCAACGAGGACAACCTCTGGTTCCACCTGGAGGTGACAAGGATGAATGAATCTGAAATTAAAAAACGTGTCAACCATTTAGCGTCCAAAGTACATGTTGTTGGTCAAGATGTTGACGCTGATAAATTACACATCCTTAATGTAACATCTAAACAAGCGGTTCGAGTTCCACTAAACATTACAGAAATCTCTCCGCTTTCACGTAAAGATGTGACATCAAATATGATTGAAGACTTCTTAACAGAACAATTCATTTCGCAAAAGCTGACCCCGTGTACTTTCTATGAAGTACTCTCTTTAAGTCAAGACGTACACATGCTTTCAATCTATGAAACACAAGGCGACGCCATGCACGAAATGCCACCTTGCTATCAGTTCTTATTTACGAACTTCAAGCAAAAAGAAATCATCGACGAAATAGGTTCCATTGTGACCGACCACTTAGTTCATGTTGTTCAAGAGCAAGGTGATGAGTCGTGAAAGCTACCCTACATCCTTATCAGGAATATAGTAAAAACTTTATCCTCACCAGACCTCGTTCCGCTCTCTTTATGGAGTGTGGAACTGGGAAAACTCTGGTGACGCTCTCTGCTCTTGAAGAACTGAAACCGAACCATCACATTCTGGTGATTGCCCCAAAATTAGTAGCTCAGACCTCATGGACGGAAGAAATCATCAAATGGAGTATCAATCTAAATCCTGTCGTACTCGCAGGGCTCGACAAAAAGAAACGTCTCAAAATGTACGAACAAATTCCGCATCTACCACCTTCGATTTTCTTTATTAATCGAGAACTCGTGGTAGATTTAATCGAGAATACACCAGACTGGTACTTCCCTACTGTTGTTATTGATGAAATGCACAGTTTTAAATCTGCTACAAGTAACCGATTTAAGGCACTAAAAAAGATTTCACCAAAAATCGAACGACTTATTGGTCTCACAGGAACACCGCAACCAAACGGTCTTTTAGACCTCTGGGCTCAAGTCTATCTCTTGGACCACGGTTACCGTCTGGGACAAACCATGAGCCAATACAAAGAATGGTTCTTCATTCCAGATACGAAACGTCTCGTGAATAATAGAGTCGTTTTCTTCGACCCAAAACCTGGAGCCGAAGAAGAAATTCACAGACGACTCCAAGGACTTGTTGTATCCGTCAAAAATACGGCACTAAAATTACCACCAATTTCTTACGTAGACCATAAACTCACGTTAGATAAAACCGAAAAAGACTTGTACAACAAGTTTATCAAAGAGAATGTTCTGGCGTTTGACGAAACAGAACGTAACGTCCCTGTAGACGACGAAAATGCTACCTCATTCATTCCAGCGACCAACGCTGGGGTAAAAGCCTTAAAACTATGGCAAATGGCTTCAGGAGCCCTTTATAAACCTCTAGAAGAACGTAAATCGTCATATGACTTTTACCACATTCATTCCAAAAAAGCTGAATTTTTGGAGCATATTCTAGAAACCTCAGACGGAAATGTTCTTGTGTTCTATAACTTCAAATCAGACTTAATTATTCTAGAAAAAGAACTGAACAAATTAGGTTACGTTCCATATGGACGACCAAACAAAAAGAATCACCCCACTTATGCTGTATTTGACAAGTCTGTCGAACTCAAAAATGCGTGGTGTGATCGCAAAATTAATGTCCTCCTTATGCAACCAGATTCCGCTGGAATCGGTATTAACATTCAATCAGGTGGACATACGATTGTTTGGTACACAATTCCTGTTCGACTAGATACGTACACACAAGCGAACGCTCGCTTGTTCCGTCAAGGTCAAACAGAATCAGTAATCGTCCATCATTTACTCACAAAAGGAACGATTGATGAGAAATTTAGAAACGCTCTAGATATCAAAGAACGTAGCCAGCAAGCGTTGCTTGAGGCTACGAAACAAGTATTATCGACACCTTATTTGTAACATAAAAAAAGACCCTTAGTAGTTCTACTAAGGGTTTCTTTCTTTTTATGGTAGCACAAGTACTGCACCCGCACTAATTTCATTCATATCTCGAATCTCATTTAGATTCGCTAATTCATCGATACCAACTTTCACTTCGTTAGAAATCGAAGTAAGTGTATCACCATCTTGTATCTCGTATACGTACTTACCGTCTGGACGTTGATACAATTTATTAGATACAGTGTAAGGTGCTACAGTTGTTGTAGTTGTCGTCTCTTTTGTTTCAGGCTTTGCAACAGGTTGTTGCTCAGGTTGAGCCGAGCCTTTGGCGGGTTCACTAACCGTCTCTGTTGTTACTGTCGTAGTAGACTCAACAGCCGACGCTTGTGCCACTGGTAATTTTGGGCGGAAATTAGATACCGCTGAAAATCCTATCCAGCAAATGAGAACACTACCAACTATAAATCCAATTACCGAAAGTGTTCTTTCGAGTAATTTCTTTTTCATTCCAACCAGTCCTTTCTTGATTTTTACGAGTCTATGGTCTATACTAAGTATAGCCATATATGGACTAAGAATCAAGTATTTTGTATAAAATTTTACAAAAAAGTCCTGGTTCCCTGTTTTCCATTAGGTAATTATCTTGTCATGTGTTTGTGGTAAAACAAGTAACAAGAAATACACAAAAATTAAGAAGCCAAATAAAGAAGTTCTCTACTCAAATAGAAAACAAATTTTTATGAAGCCAGAAAGAAGGAATTTAAAAAATGACAAATAGAGTTATGATTCAAGGTGTTGTGAAATATTCTCACATCACTCGTCACACAACAGAAGAAGAATTATTACGTTCACAACAAGCTCGTAAATCAAAATTCAAAGACAATCCGCATAGTTACGTATCATTAGAACACGTTTCTATTATCCCAAGTGATCCATCAGGTCAATTAACACCAGCTGAGTTATTAGTACAACAACAAGAGTTTTATACAAAAGCATCTACACCAGGCGTGTTCTACTATCAACCTAAAAATGCTTCTAAAACTACTTTAGCAAATGTGTTTGTACGTGATGAAAATGGTCAATATCAACCTGTAGAAAATACTCGTGAATTAAAACAAGGTGTTACAGTAGCTGTACAATTACGTCAGTACGAAGCTTATGCTAAACAACACTTTAACATGGATAATATTTTCGTAGCTTCTCAAGATGATTTCTATGTTGGAGCAAACGCTGTGACAAATGACTTCTTGACACAAGCAGGATTCAACGTAGCTGGTCCAGCTATCGTTACTAAAGTGCCTGGAGCAGAAGCTACACCTGCACCACAACAACCGCAAGTACAACCTGTACAACAGCAACCAGCTGGTTTCGTACCTCAAACACAAGCCCCAGCTACAAACTATAATGTGCCTTTACAAGGTGTTCAAGCTCCAGTGACAGGACCTTACAATCCACCAGTACAACAAAACGTTGCACCAGCCCAAGCACCACAAATGCCTGCGGTTGATCCACTATTAAGTGGCGAAGGGATTCCAACACAAAACTCAGGAATCACTTACCAATAATAAAACTAATACCACAAACACATGATATCATTACAGACCGCTCTCCTATCGGAGGGCGGTTCTTACATACATATATGGCACCACAAAGGAGGAATCTCATGAATCGAACAAAACTCATGAAAAGCATCACAACACCGTTAATTATTACGAACATAATCTTGTTGTTTATGCAAATTTTTACAAACATATTATCGAAAGACATTGAAACCGCAGTGATGATGAATCTCGTCTTCACTTGTCTTAATGCTTTCTTTTTCTTACTACTAATCTTAGCCATCATTGGCGACAAATTATCCTTAATGGCACACAAAGGACGTATCATCACACTGTTCATTTGTGCAATTGCTTATAGTGGTTTCGCATATTTATACGGTAGTCGTCCAACCATTATGAAACATGTACCAACATACGGACTTTTAGACGAATTATCCGCTAAAAGTGTCTACGACTTACCTACATTAGAATTTGTAGACGATGATTACTGGTACTTAAACGACGGTTCGAAAATCGAACGTACCCAAGATGTGATTGTACTTATTTACAACCCAACTTGTCACTTATGCCAGAAATCATCAAACTCTTATGAACAATATAAAGAGTTAGCTAAAAGTAACAACAAACAAATTTTCGTAGCTAATGTTGCTACTAAAGTAGGTTCAAACCTAGCTCAAGCTTACAACGTTCGAGGGTATCCGCAAATGTTGTTCTTCAAAGCGGGTCAACACGAACGTACTTATGACCTATTTAATGAAGCAACACATAAGCTACACACATTAGAAGAAATCACAGCAGAAATTGCTAAATAAAGGAGGTGTCCTGTACAGTGGACCAACAACAAGTGGCATCACTCTACTATCACCCACTCATTCAAACGATTAAAGATAACCCAAGATGGACGATCTCCGAGGAGAAACGTCCTCTTGATTTAGTGAAAATCTTAAACCCGCAAACACAACAAACAAGTCACTTACCTGGTGCCACTTATCGTGACGCCCGTTGTTTAGTGACATTGGATACGTTAGTATCTCATTTTGCGACACCACCCAATATCACTTATTTCTTAGATACAGCTTTAGACGATTTCTTAGTAATTGATATCGAAAAGCATTGTCCAGAAAATTTAAAACAACAATTACTTCAAATCCCACATCTTTATGCAGAATATTCTTCAAGTGGTACGGGGATCCATTTAATCGTACGTAAACCGTCGAACTATTATGATTACCCAAATGCTTTGGAAAAACCGTCTCTCCAGTTTAGAGACCCTACCCCTCCACCGCCACCAGAACAACCAAAAGTATGGTTCGAAATTCTGCAACATCATTTTGTAAAATTCACAGGAAACCAAGTACTGTTCCCACAAGGACAACAACCACTTGAACCGTTCTATCAAGAACTCGCACAAAATGCGAAGAAAGTCGTTCGCGGTGATATTGAAACAGATATGGACTTATCGATTGAAGATATTCCTGACGGACAATGGATTGTAGACCAATTAACAGGTTTCACTCCAGCTAAAGACCGTTCTGAATACCATCTTCAGTCACACTACGACTATGCCACTATCGGTGTGATCCGTCGTCAATGGAAGAAATTACAATCTTCAATGAAGATTAAATTAAACGGTCACGAATACACTGAAGCTGAAGAAGTTCTTCTTCTCTATCATGCAGTATCAGAAACACTACCGTGGCGTGATAAATATGGTGAATCAAGACTAGGTATGCCGTACTTAATGTACGCTATCACGAACCAATTAGCTGAAGATAAAGGAAAACAAGAAGAAAAAAGACGACGTAAAGAAGGTGAGAAAAAATGAAGTCATTAAAAAATACACTACGAGAAATGTTTGATGAATCAGCTAACAAGATTGCGATTGTCTTTTTCTTACTTGTTAATACGTACTATTTATTCTTTATGCTTGTTTTCAAAGTACAAACCTACGAAGCAGGTTTTTACGTAGTGATTAGTTTAACTATCCAGTTAATCTATCTCACTTTGGGTGCAATTTTTGCACAGGTTAATCAAAATAAAGCCATTTACGTGGCATCCATGCTCTACCCACTAGCGTTAGCATGGTTTTACATCCCGATTATTTGGAAAGGACTTTAAAAGATATGAATGAAAATTTAGAAAGACAATTATTTCATGCCTACATGACAAACATTTTCAAACATAAGGAGGCAAAACCTTTGTTCCTTATTGTAGGACGTACAGCATCTGGAAAGTCCACTGTAGAAGCTCAATTAAATCAAATTTATAATGCAGAGCCAATCAAATCCTACACGACTCGACCTGCTCGTCCAAACGACGAAACACATACCTTCGTCGATCAAAAACGTTTCGATGAATTACGTAACTCTTTAGTAGCCTATACAAAAATCAACGGTTACGAATACGGTGTCACTGCACACCAAATTATCCGAGGAAGTTTCTATGTGATTGACCCAGTTGGTGTTGAATATCTCGTCAACAGTGGGTTCTTTGATAGACAAAAACATATCTATCCAACGATCATCCACTTAGACGTACCAGAAGACGTTCGATTAGAACGTTTCCTAAAACGTGGTGGTACAAAAGAAGCGTTCTACGAACGCCAAAATGCTGAAGATATTGCTTTTGCACCACTCGACTCACTCAAAGAATTGAATCCAAACTTAGTTACAATTGACGGAACCCAAGAGTTATCTAGGGTAGTACGCCAAATCTCTACGTTATACCAAGTACAACAAAAATTACTATACTGTCTAAAACCATACTGGTTATTCGAAACAACAATCGCTGACGGTGTAATTGCTTTAGCAAAAGAATTAGAAGACCGTAAGCAAACGTATAAATACAGTGTCACTGAACTAAACGAAAAAGCTGAGTTAGCCATCAAACGAGTTCAAAACTTAAACTTTGAACCTATGCTTTCTGTTAGTGAAATGGATAATTGTTCGATTGAAGAACAAAATACACATTTACACCAAGAAATCGCACTAATGGACGCACTTCGTATCATCACATTACGTTTCACTGATTTATACTATCATAAAGTAAAAACTGGTCAGTTATCATTAGACGACGCTACACGCTCATTAGACCGTCTCTACGCTTCTTTAACACTTAACCTTACACTTCGTACCGATGAGTTCTTAGAACGCTTAGAGGGGCTTAAAATCAAATATAAAGACACATTAAACGATGAACCTATATCGCCAAGCATTACTCGTGACGATATTCCCCTTCATTTGTTTACGTTACCTGAAGTTACTTCAGATAACCGTAGCCCTAGTAATGAACTAGAAATCGCCTTATATCTACCAGAACATATTCGAAATGCAATTAACCCAAGAGATATGCAAATGCTTATTCAAGCGTTAGACGCAAATGTCTCTACATTCCTAGAAGACCCTGTAAAATACCGTCAAATTTTAGAACAATCAATCCCTAGAAAGAAAGGATAAATTATTATGTCAAAACCTATCGTATATTCAAAGAAAAACTGCGTTGAATGTTTACGTACCAAAGTTCATTTCCAAGCCTATGGATATGACTTTGAAGAACGTCTCGTAAACCCTGAGGCACAAGAAACATCTACCGATCCACAAGAAGTGGCAGACGCAAAATTAATCAAACAATTCAAAGAAAAAGGATTTGCATCCTTCCCTATCGTCCAATATGGTGACACATTAGACGAAGCGTGGTCAGGTCACAGAGAAAACTTACTAAAAGAACATTACCCAGCAAAACCTTAACGAAACACAAAACCCGTAACCATCTGGTTACGGGTCTTTTTTTATCCTAATCTTTTAAGAACGGATATTTTAGGTACAGCATTAATAGAGCTGTTACGACTAGAAGTGTTACGAACACGTACTCGCTAGGTTGCCCTGTACGGTAAATCCATAGGTGAAATCCTTTTTTCACACGAGCACCGCCGTTATATTCACGGTACTGACTAATTGGATACCACCAACAAATCCCACTTCTGGACAAGTCATCCAACCAGAGGTGAACGAAGTACCCTACTGCAATCGGGATCACAATCGGTAAACCGATAGTTGCAATCACCAATATTCCGAGTGCCCAAATAGTATGTGTCGCACCTCTATGTTCTACTGGGATGTATATCCACCGTCCCAACAGTGAGTTCGGGCTATCTACGTCGGGTAATAATGTTCCGAAAATATACGGTACGAATAAAATCGACCATAATAATACTTGGTTCGTTATCCCTAGTGACTCTAGTGGTTGGACAGCTCTTTGATACACTTGATTACAAAACTCTTGTATCGTTGGAGACACCCATTGGTTCTGAACACCATAGTCGTAAGTTAGCTTTCCAATCACGGCAACTGACGTTGCTGAAATTGCGTGATTTTTTCCGAGCATCTTTTTTCTTTCCTTTCTAAGTTACGCCATTTATGAGCCAATTATAACATCTTTTCTTTGTTACTGCAACGTGTGACGCACACGAGACACTTGAGCTCGTTTCTGGGAGTGGAAACGAGCCGAGTTAGTTTTTGAATACCCCCGCTTACAAACCGTGGGGTACGTCAAAATACTAAATAAATACTCGAAAGTGAGGTAAATTTTTTATGAAATTAAACGATACGTTAGGAATCATTGTTGGTATTGCCCTAAAACACAAAGTTGTACCAGCTTTATTCGGTGACCCAGGGATTGGGAAATCAAGCTGGTTAGAGGCATTAGCTGAAAAAGAAGGTACAAAATGCTTTACCGTAGCATGTAACCAGTTAGGTGACAAAACAGACTTAACTGGTGCTAGAACTGTTCCAGCCAACAAGACACAAACAGACTGGAAACAAGTATTCTTCCCACATGCGGATATTTACGACGCTATCACTTACGCTGAAGATCATCCGCAAGAAAACCCTAAGTTACTGTTAGACGAGTATAACCGTACAACATCTGACGTAACTAGTGCGGTACTATCTATCATTACAACTAAGACTATCGGGAACAAACGTATTCCTAAGAACTTAGATATCCTAATTGCTGGTAATGATAAAGGGAATATTGCAAGTCTTGACGAGGCTTCTATTTCTCGTACATTGGTACTTGACGTAGAACCTGATACGCCTACATTCTTAGCGTTACACACAGACTTACACCCTGTCTTACGTGAAGTATTAGTTGCAAACCAAGATTATATCTTCGGACGTCACTCTGAGTTACTTGCATCTATGAATCAAGGTGAAGACGAAGACGATATGAGTTCAGAATACGAAGTATATGGTATGGACTCTACTATCGATCAAATCACTACACCACGTACAATTAAATATCTTTCAGATATTTTAAATCACATGCCTGAAGATTTAATCAACTCATTGATGAGCACAACAATCACATTGAAACGTTACCCAGACGTAACATGTTCTCAATTAGACGAAATCATTTTCGGTGCCGTTGGTTATACGAAATTTAGTGAAGAAGTCACTAAACGTTTCCCAACTTACATGGCATCACTATCTGGTTCAACTCAACAATCAAACCAAGGGGTTCTTATCCCACGTCCACCGATTGTAGATACACTACGTTCACTATCTTCTTACTCAGAAATTGAAAACGAAGTAAGTGCGTTAGACCATCGTGCAAAATCAATCTTACTTCAGTTCGCATTAGCTGACGCTGAAGATAATAAAGATATTATCAAAGCTTGTATGTCAACTATCGAAGAAACTGATGAAAATGGATACTCTATCGTGATCCATCCAGAAATTGCTAAAAACTTATTAAGTGTTGCTGTAAACGGAATGTTCGATAAAGACAACTTCGACTTTGCACGTTCATTCAAGAACCCAGCAGGTAACTACTTCCGTAACTTACCAACTGCTTAAAATTAGAACTAAGGAGGGGTTCCAAATATGTGGAACATTACAAATCATAAACCAAGTCGATTGGAACCAACGGTTGTTCCAGCTTTTGTGAACCAAAATCCACAAAGTGACGAAATTTTCGAAATGTTTCGTGACGACTTATTTACACAACTTAACCAACCGTTACGACCAGGATTGGACCCAAACTATGTGTTTGACGGACATCAAGAAGATAAAGACTCTATCTCTGAAACCTTTGTCACGGAACTTTTCCTTGACGAAGGTGAGTCCGACCGTAGTGTGAAATTACGAGACTTCCTAGCTCAAACGTTACTTCACTACCAACCAAATTTCGAAACTATTGACTCTTCACTTATGGTTCAAAATGCAACAGCAGAAAACTTACCTCTGCCGATTGTTCAAGGTGCTAGAAGTATCGTCTATACTGTCGCAACAGACGTTATCCCAACCGCTAAACAATATCTTGCTGGTCAAGTATCGTTTGACTACTGGGCAACATCTTTCGGTTTCACATTCCGTGTCCCAGCTTTACTCATCAGCATGGATACACCTGATATTTACAAAGAGTTTCAACAATACGTTCAAACAACAGTCGCCCCTATCCAATCGCAATTACCAATCGAGACGAATGTGGCTCTACAAGAATTTTACAAAACAAACCTTGACGGTTTAGCTGAAGGTTTTAAAATCAGAGCCAACATTCAGGATAATAATCATGATTACTCGTTCGCAAGAATCTTGCATACGTGTATCATGCAGTTTGTCAACCAAAGCGGTCAAACTGGTATTATCCCAACGTCTCTAAAAGAAATCATTCACCCTACGACTATCATGTTCCTAAATGTTGAAAAACATGCTCATAGCAATAACCGAGACATTAATCGAACTTGGGACAGTGCTATGAAAATGTCTAGAACAAAATTAGTAGGTTTAAATAAAATCAAAAAGTTATCTGAAGAACAACAACTAGACGCTATGCGTCAACGTTCAAATGCTCGTCGCAGTGCATTGATGAATAATGCAAACAAAGACGAAATGTCTCGCAAAAAACGTGCGAAACCTTTTGGTAAGAATCTGAAAACAAGTAAGCAATTAACAAAAGAAATCGCACGTATTTTAAGTAAAATGAAAAAGGTTCGTATGTCAAACAACGTCATCAAGACTCGTAAAACAACGTTCAACAAACCGAACCGTAGAGACCCAGACAACTACGACAAACCAGGTATCATTTATAGTCACCAATATGTTCCAGATATCCATATCTATCTAGATACATCTGGTTCCATCAGCGAGCACAACTATAAAGAGGCGTGTATGGCAATCATCCATCTTGCCCAAACACTTAAAACGAAACTTTATCTAAACAGTTTCTCACATGTACTCTCTCAACCAGCTTTAGTTGATATTGCAAATTGTTCCAAAGACGTTGCCTGGAAACGTCTACAAAATATCCCTAAAGTGTCTGGCGGTACAAACTTTGACCTAGTATGGAACTACATCCATCAGTCACCACAGCGTAAACAAGAATTATCGATTATGATTACGGACTTCGAGTATACACCATCAAACAGTTATACAACACCACTTCCAAAGAACTTATTCTACGTTCCTTGTGGAGGTTTCCAAATCGATAGCTTACGCCGTAGTGCGACTTACTTTGTCAATAGTACACGTCGTTTAGACGCTAATTTACGAAACAAAATTATCTTCTAAGGGTAGAATTTTTCTACCCTTGTATACATATTTCACTAAAAGGAGGAAATTATGGTAGTACACAACTTTACTGGAAATTCTGGAGGTAACAATACAAATGGTAACCCACCTTCAGGAAACATTCCAAACGGAAACCATAACTTTGGTAGCCGTTATCAACCGAATCCCAATCCTGGACCAACTGTTCCAGACTCTCTATTAAACTTTAACGACCGTTACAAAAACAAATCGAACTGTAAATTCCGTGAAGACGTGATTGACCAAACACTTTCCGTCCTTATCGGTCAAGAAAAACCGAACCCATTACTTATCGGTGAGGCTGGTGTCGGTAAAACCAAAATAGCAGAAGAACTAGCACACCGATTAGCCAATAATCACGTCACTATTCCTGACCTAATTAAAGGTTCCGTTATCTTTGGTTTCCAACCAAGTAACTTAATCGCTGGAACAGGAGTCCGTGGTCAACTAGAAGAAAAAGTAAAAGAGCTCTTAGAATTTGCATCTGATAAGAAAAACAAAGCTATTCTATTCATTGATGAAATTCATATGCTCTTTTCTGGTGACCCTTCGTATGAGCAAATTTCACAAATCTTGAAACCTGCTCTGTCACGAGGTGACATCAAAGTGATTGGTGCGACTACGATGTCTGAGGCTCAAAAACTCTACAAAGACCCAGCCTTCGAACGTCGTATGCAATCAGTGATTGTCAACGAATTAACTGAAGATCAATCCCTGGAAATCTTAGAATCGATTGCTCCGACTACATCTAATCGTTACAATACCATTCCACTAACAACGGACTTGTTACGTTTTATGGTAGACATGTCTCAAAAATATAGTAACGGTAAAAGCCACCAACCTGACGCATCCGTCACTCTACTTGACCGTGTATGTGCCCAACTACACGTTAAACGTAAACGAGACATTGAAAATGCAAAAGACCCAAACACAGGAAACCCACAATTGCTTCAAATCTTACAAACAACACCTATTGTTGTGAATGAAACAAATATTGAAGGTATCGCTGTTTCCTTACTACGTGGTCATGCGTCAAATCCGACCGTAGATTACGACGAGGCTACGACCGAAATCAAAGAAACTGTCTTAGGACAAGACGAGCAAATCGATTTCGTTATGTCTAAAATTAAAGGACGTAGTTTAGGTCTCTTTGAAACAACAAAACCTTTAGCGTTCTTGTGGGCTGGAAACTCTGGTACAGGTAAAACTGAACTAGCAAAACAACTAGCCAAACGTATTGTGGATACAGAACTTATCATCATTAACATGAATGAACTTTCTGAATCACATCACACAGCACGTTTGATTGGTGCCCCAGCAGGTTACGTTGGATACGACAGTATGCAAGAGTTACCTTTAGACCCACTCAAAACGAATCCTTACCGAGTAATCTTACTTGACGAGTTCGAAAAAGCTCACCGTGAAGTAAGACGTCTATTCATGAGTGCCCTTGATGAAGGCTACATGAAAACTGCTCGTGGTGAACGTATTCGTTTCGATAAAGCGATCATCATCGCTACTACAAACGAAGGTTTCTCTAACAAGAAAGAACCTGTCGTTGGATTTGGACAACAAATCGTAAAAGAAAGCAACTTAAATGCTACATTAGACCGTTTCGGAGATACATTCGAACCAGAAATCTTGAATCGTTTCCAAAACAACATTGTCGGCTTCAATGATATTACAAAAGAAGTCTATGCAACTATCTTACAAAACGTTTATAAGAAACGTCTTGAATATATTGCGACTAAGAAACCTAAATACAGAAAACGTTTCGCTGACGAATTGGACGAAACAACTCTTCAAATACTAGTTGACCAGTCATACGTCAAAAAGTTCAATGCTCGTCCGTCACAAGCTACAATCGATAATTATATCGAATCTCAAATTATCTAGGAGGTAACTTCATGCCAATTACAATTGATACAACCGCATCGGCGTTGCAAAATGCGAGCCTAACTTCAGATCCAAAATGGTTCCACTCTACTCTACTTACGGGTAAGGGTGGATCCAGAGGGCTCTTAAATCAAGCAACAGCTTTCGCTACAAGTGCGATGATCCCAGAAGATACAGACTCTTTTAAAGCTACTGGTTTCATCAACACAAAAATGAACCGTAAATCTACAAACGGTTTAATTGAGACGAACACTATCGTTACGTCTCCACTTCCAATTGACACGATTACAACGCACCACGAAGAAATTCGCCAACAAACAGCTTCTCTTACAGAATACGACGCTATTATGGAGAAATTCTTCGAAAACCATCAAACGTTACTAACAGACATCTTACCTGACGACCCTAAAGCAAAAGCTCAATTCAACTCACTGAAATTATATATTGCACCTATGCAATTACAAATTCGTAGTGACAAAGCTAAGGGTTCTTCAAGTCGTCAGTTACGTACACACTATCGTGTATCATTACTTAGCGAAACCGCTAATGGACACAAACGTATTGCATCAACAGTATTCTGGGACGACGGTAATGTTAATGCACCATTCTTAATCAAAAATTGGTTAAGTACTAAAATGCCATACAATATGTCATTTATCGCAAACCCTGACCCATCAGTCCAACGAAACCAACTCTTAGACGACGCTTTACAAGACTTCACATTATATCAAGCGTTATCTACTCAAGTAGAAATCTGGACAGAACATTTGTCTGAATTAGCATCGATTGCTATGGACTATTATGGTCAGTTCTTAAATCCAGCTGACGAAAATACTTGTGTGACATACGTAAACAATGTTTCATTGTTATGTAAATATATGTCTCAATACAATATTAACTTAAATGTATACAAAGTAATTTTCGACAAGTTAAATGCAACAGCCTTACCAACAACTTACCGTACAGCTGTTTTATACTCAAACTTACAGTTACTATTATTCGGTACATTAACGAACCTTTATAATAGCAAAAACTCTCTTGCAAGTATGGTAACCCCTACCCCAGCACCAACAGTTCCTGCTCATTTCACAGCATCACAACGTGGAGCCATTACTGATGAATCACCGCTTATCTTAACACAAGCTGGAGCTGGTACAGGTAAATCTACAACATTACTTGCTAGAATTGATTATATGAAAGCCTGTGGTATCGACCCAGAAACAATTACAGTATTATCATTCACCAATGCTGGTGCTGATAATATCGCTGAAAAGAACCCACGTATCCAATCTATGACGATTGCTCGCATGATCCACGAGATCTACGCTCACAATTACCCTACACATCAACTAAGTACTGTCGATACATTAGCAAATAGTTTATTTGCCATTGAAAAATATGTATCACATGCAGACCGCTCGGTATTAAAAGAACTTGTGTCTGGGTTACGTGATATCCGTAACAACAAACACAAAGGATACATGATTGTCTTAGATTTAGTAACGAACAACTGGGACTCAGTTCAACGTCTCTTAGACGAAACACAACAAACGACTCTTGAATTAGAAATCATTACAGCTTACGCTCAAATCGATACATTAAATGTACCAGACCAATTCAAGACAAAACACTTGATTATCGACGAAGTTCAAGATAACTCATTGTTCGAATTTATCTACACATTAAAATATGCAAATAAATTCCAAACAAGTTTATTTATGGTTGGTGACGGTTCACAAACTCTATACGAGTTCCGTGCATCTAACCCTAAAGCATTGAACATCTTAGAAATGACAGAATACTTCTCAACACATCAATTAACGACAAACTATCGTTCAAATCAAGAAGTATTAGACTACGCTAACCAAGTGTTATCAAACATTGAGGCGAACCAATTTGCCAAAATTCAGTTAACGTCTAACGACTTAACACCAGTAACGAAAAAATCTTTCCAAGAAAAGATTAAATTGGTTCCCCACTATATCGACCGTCTTTCAGACGTAGACGAATTACTAGAGGCATGGTTAATGCAACCAGTCGTTCAAGAATACGTAGCTGAAAAATTACTAAACAACGAACGTGTAGCGTTCTTATCACATAAAGGTAATCACGTAAAAATTATGGAAGAAACATTAAAACGTGTCTATCCACAATATACAGTCGTGAACTTACGTAACGATAGACCGTATACATTGTCTCTATTCTCTGAGTTCCTAAAGGAAGAAGCAGACACTGTAAACACGTTACCAATCGACCAATTCCACGGTGCGTTTTACCATGCGTTTAGTAAATACATTAGTCAATCACAATCAAAACAAGGTCAAGCAAGTACATTGACTCAAAAATATGCAGACATTATGTTGACTAAATGGACAACTGAATGTCAACAAGATTGTGCTAACGTTGCTCTTGCCTATAAGAACAAACAATTGACGACAGACCAAGCTCGTAAGGAACTTACTTCTCTTGTTCTACAATGTGAAATTCGTCATAATGCTATGTTACAATCAATCGCAACGCAACGTTCTGAAGAACGTAAGAACTCTGACGACGCTCAAAATGCACCATTAGTGGTTTCAACTATTCATAGTGCCAAAGGTCTTGAGTTCGATAATGTAGTTCTACTAGTTATGGACGACAAATTACCAGTTCAGGAACAAATGCGTATGTACTACGTTGGTATGACACGAGCTCAGAAATCTGAACTCGTTATGGCTGTATCTAAAACCAAACGCACTACACTTGAAACGATTTACGACGCTCTATTAGAACAATATTAGACACACAAAAACCCGTAACCATCTGGTTACGGGTTCTTTTTTTCATCACGAATCAGTTGCGACAAGCGATGAGCTGGAGTGAACTTCAAATGTCGATAAGAATCTACATGTTTATGTTCACCTAGTGGAACAGGATGTCCTTTACGAGTTCGAACGTTGAACGTACCGAACCCAACTAATAATACGTCTTTCCCTTCTACTAATTGGTTTTCAACCTCAGTTAGAAATTCAGACGTCACGACATCTACTAGCTGTTCCACTTCTTTCGCTGATTTAGTCTCAACTAATTCGTGCAATTCAGAGTCCTTCAATCGTTTCGCTATACATTTGTTCAATGCTTTACGGCTCACACGGTTTTCAAACTTTGACATACGGTACGCACCTCTTTCTTCAAATCGGTACGTGTTGGGCGATAATTCTACTAACAGTATAACATGTTTCGCCCCTATAAGCAACTAAAACGGTAAATCTGGATCGATGTCTGATAATAAATCTGACTCATCTGCCCACGGTTCTTTCTTATCGTACTCTTTCAGTACACGTTCATCAGACGGTATACTAGTACCATTTTCTTTGCGACGTTTCGCAGACTCAACAGCCGTTTGCTTACGCCAGCCTAGAAGTTCATAATCTTTGTTTAACTCAACGTCGTGTCCAAGATTTGGTAAACCCATTTTACACATCCCCTTTCTACGAACCCTTAGCGGGACACCAAGTGGGTGTCCCAAGAGTTCGTTCATTTTAAAAATCTAAATCTACATCATCGTCTTCAACTTCTGGTTCAACAGGTGGTGTCCACTGTTTCACCGCACTAGACGCTTTCACAAAAACTTTCTTATCGTCTCGCATATCACGTCCGATAAATGAAGACTTACGATACATTGATGAATCGACTTCACGTCTATACACTTTCGCTTCAGCAACAGCTTGTTCTAAATCACGGTGTTCGATATTCTCTCTCACCTTAG